TTAGTTGTCCATATAGAGATTTCACTGTTCAAAGTATTTAACGCGTTTTGATAGTTTGCCTTCTCCGTTGTAATGCCGAGCGAAGTCGCTACGTTGATTACATCTGTGGATTCTTTATCAACCTGTGCTTGCGACAACTTTAATGCATTGGCTTCGGCCAGCGTAATCATCCCGTCATCGGCATACTGATCCAACGCATCTTCAAGGGAATCTAGAGAGCCATTCAACTCGATGACTTGAGTATCCACGTACTGTTGAGTATTTCCTTCTACACTATTCCAATAAGTTGCAGATGATATTACAGTATCGGGAATCTTTGCTCCCCCATCGCCAACGATGATTTGATTCGCTCGTAGTTGTACGAACTCACCGAGTACACCCATGATGTTTTCTGCAACGATTCGATCATGGCGAATTGCCGTTTTCCACGTATTTCCTCCGTCTCCCGACATCGCGAGAATACCGTGTTGGGCAATGAGCATTTTATTGGAGTCGGCTGGATCATAGATACGCAGTCCTTTACGACTTATTTCAACAGTCTCGTTTTGACTCGCTTTTATTTCTCGCGCTGCTGCGTCCCATGTGTTGTTGATCGTCTGGAATATCTCTGAGTTAGTTGTTACGGTATCCTGCAAGGCGTATTTACTGCTGTCGTAGGATGCAGAAGAGGAAATTGTTCGATATAGATTCTTAATAAATCTTTGCTCGTCAGTTAGTATATCTTTCACATTACTGATAGTGAGATTTATTTCTCCTGATTCATAATCAAAGTTTAACTCGATTATTTTCGCAGTAATGTTAACATTTAGTTTATCATGTTCTATTTTTATAATGTCGCCTAAATTTAATTTATCCCAGTTGCCTTGCTCACTCATTATTTCGAATAAGTTCACAATTGAAATATTTACCGATATATGTGGTTCTCGACGTTTTTCAAACTCTTTTTTCGCAGCATCATACAATTCTTTAGCATCTGTATAATTCTCATTCGACCATTCTTGAACGACGACATGAGGATTCCATTCTTTCAATTGATCTTCTGTAAAATTATTTTCAAGAGTTAAAGAATTTCTAAGTGTAGTAATTTGACTATCCACACTCGCAATATTCGTAGTGATACCATTAATTACACTTTGTTGACCATTTATTTGACTTTGTTTGGCTGTTTTTTGTGCTATAATCCCAGAAGTACTTCCACCAGTTGCATTAGCAACACTTAGCTGATCTTCAATTATGGCAAGTTCGTTTTGCAGATTGTACAAAGAATTTTGATTCGTAACTAAATTACTCTGCAACGTCTCTTTTTGGGATAGTAACGAGCTGAATGCCGCCTTACTTCCTTCCACTAATTCTTGATAGTCTAAGATTGCATTGGCCAGATCATCACTTATATCCTGTGCATGGGACAGTACATTGCCATGTATGTCTCGTTGAAACCCGTATAAAATACTCGAATAATCTTCTAGAAAGTTACTGCCTGTAGGATTAACTGATTGAATACTTAGACCAGACCGACCGAATACTTTCAAACGAGTACAATAATCTGCACTGTCCGACTCATAAGTGATATTCTTGAGCAGCTTCCCATACTTAACTTTAAATCCTCTATTTTGACCAATATTATCAATGTCGTAAAAAGAAATCCTACGATTGACCGTATCATAAACGATTACAGCGTTAAACGTTTCTGCAACCTGTTGAATAGCATCAAGGACGGAAGAGGAAATATCAAAAGATCGGTACTTTATATTAAAACTCGAATCAATATAATCAATCGACCAAATTGATTCAGAGAGTAAATCGGCTAATACTTCTGTCGCATTCTTAGATGTAACACTGTAATCTTTTATTTTTTTATCGCGCAATTCATATCCGAGACTATAGCATTCTACTTTTTTATAATCGGCATTATCATCCATTACATCCGCAACCTTATGTATGATGTAATACTCGATGTAATCTCCCTTATTAAACTTTACTATTCTTCTTTCTTTTATTTTTAAGATATTCTCATTTTGTATTAAGCCTTGTGTGCGCGCCAGTTCATATGGTATATGAAAAGATAACTCATTTATGTTTCCAATTGTAATTTTTTGGCTTACATTATATGACTCACTGAGATTTCCAATGACAGTTCGATATAAATCGTTTTTGCACAATTGCAATCGTGGCTTTATTTTCTTTTTAGACCAATCGATTTGCGGAAACAATAGCCACACCACCTATCCTTGCTTAGTTTTAAATTGATATGTAAATCTTAATTCTACGTTTCCAAACACTTTCAAATAGTTGTTCCCTCTTGTTAATTTGAGAAATAAACCATTATGGCTATCATATCTGTATGTCATCGGAATATCGCTTGTGATATCTTCACTTTCACAGTTGATTGTCAATTTTTCATTAATACTCAAACCTGCGAAACTCATTGAATCCCCACTATCTGACATGTTCATTATCGAGAAAGACGATCCATTTACAATATAAACTTCTACAATTGGTAAGCAGTCAACGTCTCCAATATTTTGAATCAGCAGCTCCGTACCAGAAGCAGGGTTTATTGAAAAATCAAATATGGAAGTATATATAGGAGTATAGGTATACGCATCAATATTTTCCATTGTGAGACTTATGTAGCCCTGTTTGAGAGTATTATGGATTAATTTTGTATCACCTGTATAAATACAATAGAACTTCCTGTTTATGTTGTCGCTAAAATATAATTCTTTATAATAATTTTGAGATAGCCATCGAGCAACTTCTCGAATCTTTTCTTCATTCCAAGGTTCCAGAAAAGCAAAATTCAAGGGTATTTGAAGAACACTCTCTCTAACCTCTTGAAAATAGGGCACTGTTCTTCCTCTAACCATGGTCTTAATTATTTCACGTTCAGATAGAAAAATTTCTTCCTGCATTCCCGAAGATATATTTGCATTCACCAATCCCATGTCTGTACTTTTAATATTGTCGTACATAAAATAAAGACTTTCCGCGATAGTTATAAAATTCACCCCACAATACTAAGAAGGAGTTGAGAGTCCAACTCCTCGCTACTTTAATTCCCCATCTTTTGAAAATTCTTAATAATTGTATTAAATACGGTTTCTCCACCATTTCTGTCGCCAGTTACTTGATCGATCCGTAGATTTAAGTTGTAGGTTGGACCATTTGCAACTGGTTCCGTTCGATTAAACCTAATATTATCGAAATTTGGTCTGCGAATACTCTCAAAAATACTCCGAGTTACATCGACCACTTTGAGCAGTTTCGAAGTATCAAATTTGTCTAATATTAATTCTTTCTCATCCAAGAATGCTAGTTTTGGCTGATTACCGAATGCAGGAGTCATCCCCCCTGTATCGAACCGTGCTACATTACCTTTAATAATGTCCTGATAGTCGTAATCTGCAAATCCGTACTTCTTTCTGAACGCTTCGTTTTCAATATTGAGTTGAGCCATACGTTCTAGATTTGGTTTAGCCGACTTGCTTAATGACTCCCATTCAACTTTATTTTGAATGTACTTAGAATGGTCACTCCGCTTTTGCGCTAATGCGCTGTCTACTACAACATTGCTTATATTGCCAGTTGAAACAGCCTGAAGTAACCGGAGGGCATTTTCTAACTCTGCGACAAGATTATTACGGATACTTTTGCCCATCTCAGAAGTGTTGGATGAAATCTCATTCTTCAAACTGTTAAGCGAACTTTCGATAGTAGAAATATTTCCGGCAATAATTTCTGATTCAAGTTGCGCGAAATAAGCATCATTGTTTAAAACATTGTCCCAATATTGCTTTCGTGCATCTTCGACGTTTTTCAGACCACTCTTGATACCCTCATATTTCGCATCTTCGGCTTTCTTACTCGCATCAATCTCTTTTTCTTTTTGATTCAATTGTTCCTGTAGCGCATCTTTGCGTAACTTTCTCGAACGATCCTCCTTGAATTTCTCAATTTCTTCTAGTTTGTTTTGGAGTTCCTGTTCGAGTTGCTCACGCTTTGCTTTGGTTTCAATGGAATCGTCCAGTGCGAGAACGCTTATTTGACTCTGAATTTTTTGAGCATCAGATTGTTTTTTCGTTAAATCAGAATCAAAATCTTCTTTCTCGTTCAGTTTATCGAGTAAAGATAACTGCTCATCAATTGAGTTCTTATATTTTTGCAGTTCGTCATCCAACTGCTCCATTTTTTCGTTATGATTTTTCTCTTGTTGTTCTGCAATCTTCTCAATATCTTTTAACTGTTCATCGCGTTGATATTCAAGAGATTTTCTATGTGCATCGACGACTTTTTTGGCAATTTCTTCGAGTTTCTTATTCTTTTGTTCGGATAACTCGAGTAACTTCATCCGTGCATCATATACATTCTTATCTGCTGTCAACTGTTCTGACTCGGATAATGCGATGATTCCACGTTCCTTCGTCCATCGCGAGTCGGCCATACGTAGACGAGCATCGAGAACCATTTGAGCGATTTCGATTTCCGTTTTACCGGCAAGAGTCAAACGAGTTGTCTCTTCGGAAATCCAATTTTCCGACAGTTTGAACTCATTCTCTCGATGCTCATTTGTTAATTGATCGATTTGTGTTAGCAGATTACCAACTGTATCTGTGACCTTTTGTACTTCTTCATCATTACTTTTCCATGCTTGTTTAATAGATTGAATTTGCCCGAAGATGCTCTCATAAAGGTTCATTTGGTTTTTGAGAGTCTTAATTTGATTCTCTTGTGCTGTAGTTAGGTTTTCTCCAGTGCCTTCAATCTGTTGAATTTGCTTTACAATATCCGTAATCGCCTTTGTGTAGGTCTTCGATGCCGTCGCGTCGTCATTAAACCAAGCATCAAAACCGACTAACGTACCTTCGCCATTATCCATTGCGAATAGTTCTGCAAGTTCAGTATACGTTCCACGTATCTCATCAGCATAACCGGATAGATTTTTGTTTGCAGAATAAATATCCTCTATTTTAGACTGCTGTTCAGCAAGGAGTTTATTCGTTAATTCTAATGATTTATTATAATCATCCGTTTTCTTCTCTGTGTTAATCTGCCGTTCGAGTGACTTGATATTCTGGTCACGCTTTGAAATGATACTATTGATATTGTCAATTTCTTCTCTGGTAAAGTCTGGGGGCGTAGTAAGAGTTGCTTGTGTGTCCTGCTTAGGTTCTTTATAACCCTTTGGATCGATACGATCTCCCTTTTGAAGACGGTAGATATCCTCATCAATGCCGTATAAATCTTCGGAATATAAGTCAGAAAAAGAATTTCGAATATTTTTCAGCTTCTCTAACTGTTGAGCAGCATTTTCATATCCAGTCGATTCCATGTTGACGAGATGACGGAATTGCTCCATCTCTGACTGGAATGCATCTTTTCGGACTTTATATTCTTCCTCGATCTCTTCAGGTGATTTGACTTTTCCGAGTGTGCCTGACTTTTTTTCTGGGGGTGTTTCACCTTTATTTGTATTGTTTAAACTGTCAAGTAGTTCTTGTGACTGCTTTATTTCTTGTTCAATTTTAGCTATTTCTTGACCATCTTTTAATATTTCACTCGCTATGTCTTCACGCTTATATTTGAAATCATTTGAGAGGATACCTTTAGCACCTTGCAACACACGTCCAAAGTCAAACAAGCCGGATATTGGCTCTAAAAGTTCATTATTGGAAGCAATGCGTTTTTCGAGTTCCTGCTTTCTCTTATTACCTTGATCTATTTTAGTTTGTTCCGTAATACGAAGTACTTCGCCGTATTTCTTTTTATAATCATCCAACTTTGTGATATTGATATCAACAGCTTTACCATGCTCATTCCACTGAGTCACCAAGGACGGCATTTTATTCGCAAGAGTTTCAATGACCTTAGTAAGTTCTGTCTTAGCATTCTTTATCTCGATATCAGACTTAGTATTTTCTTCGATTATTTTCTTTAGTTCGTGATATTTATCGGTAAGTTTAAATACTTCGTCTTGATTATCATTCAGAGCATTATCCAGATCAGATAAATTTCTTGTTGCATCTGCGCTATTTTTAATAATTTTCTCAAATATGAATCCAAGTGCAACAAATGCCGCACCAACCAGCGTCGCGGATGCCAAAGTTCTTAAAGAAACAGTAAGTGCCCTTGTAGCAATAGTTGCTCTTGTCGTACCAGCTTCAACAACCAACAATGAAGCTACAAAGTTTCTAAAGTTTGAATTTAATGCGAAGGTTGCCACTCCGACCGTTCCCATAACCGGACCCAGAATACCAAAGTTGCTTGTTAACTCTGATCCGATTTTGGCTAGATCTGTAGCACCCTTTATTAACAGAATCAAAGAGTCAGTAAGGACAGCATCTCCAACTGTGAGTGCCAATTCACTAAAAGCATTTTTCATTTTATTGATTCTTGCTTCTAAACCTTGTTGATACTTATCATTTTCTCGAGCAGCACTACCGAATGAATTCAATGCTGTCGTTGTAGCATCTACCGACAATTTACCACCCGACATCAAAGCGAAAAATCGGTTTAACTGGTATCTACCAGCTAATGCAACACCCAACGATTGCTGTGTCTCAGCATTCAAGTTGCTCCAAGAGGATTGCAATTCTGTAATGATTTGAGTTGCCGTCTTCATTTCGCCGTTCGAATCACGAACATTAATTCCAATCGAAGCAAGCGAATCAATTGCCGGTTGCATGGTCGTAAGTCTGGAGTAGATGGTTTTCAAGGCATTTCCCACAACTGCTCCTGACTCTCGTGTCTGAACTCCGATTGCAGTTACATGTCCAATTTGCTCTTCCATAGTAACTCCAAAAGCGTCACCAGCGCTTCCAGCCTTTTGAAGTGCAAGCGCCAAATCTCTACTTGTAATTGCAAACTGATTGTCTACCTCGTTGATGGCGTTTATGATTCTGATGGAATCTTCGGCTTTGATATTAAAGACTTCCATTGCAGAAACCATTGTAGACATGGATTCTTCAACGCTAAGTTCAGAAATATTTGCAGCCATAATCGCTGTTCGAGTCAATGCTTCAATTTGTTGTTCGGAAAAGTTTCCTTGTCGTGCGAAGCCAATCATGGACTGATTTACATTTTGGATAGACTGGCCGAGTTCATTAGCAAGATTTATGCTGACACGCAACATATCATTTACATCAACTACGGGATCAACAACACGCCTTAACTCGGTTAATTGTTTATCAATCTGTATGATCGTGTCGACGGCAGAATTGAGTGCTCTAAGTGGTGCGTAGAAAGCTGTGGCTGCAACCATCCATATCGGAAAACGAGTTAGGGCTGTTTTTAGTGCCTCTCCCATGGTAAGGGTGTGAGCGCTTGCTATCTTAGCCTCTGCACCGATCTGTTTAATCTGATTCGGAATCTCCCGTAATCTCTTATCGAAATCCGGGTTTCCAATATCCATATTTCCTAATTCAGTTTTTAACGATGACAGTGCGCCTGTATTTACTTTATTACCATACCGCCGTTCCAAATCAGTGATACTGGCTATATATTTAGCTCGATATGTCTCTAAATCGCGAAGCTTCTTCTCTGTTGCAGCGCGATCCATATCCATGTTTTTCTGAATCGCTCTTTGCTGTTCCTCATTCCACTTTCTTGACTCGTTTCGAACTCTTTCTTCAGATTTAATTCGACCAGCATACATTTGTTCAAGTAATTTCTGCTCATCTTCTCGATCTCTTTTGAAATTTGTCGTAGTCGATGATCCAATTAGAGTTTGTCCATCGGATTCTAATTTTCGTGTAGTTACTGTATTTCCTTCTGAAGATACAACTCTATATCCTTTTGTTGCATTTGCTTTATTTTTTAATACAGTTATCGAGTCAAGTTCACTATTATTTAGTTTATCTACAGCTTTAGCAAGTTTGTCAGCAGCGAGGGTCTCATCTTGCATTGCCTTCTTATTGGCATCGTGTATAGTCTTAGTTTTTTGAATTATTTCTCCGCTTTTAAGAACTTTTTGAGACACTTGAGTAACGGTTCCATCAAGCTTCTTATATATATCCTGAGTTTCCGAGATAACTTTATTTTGTTCGTCTGCGACACTCTTCAACTTCTCGGTTGCCTTAATAAACGATTGAATGTGTGTATTAAAATTCTCTGGCACTTCTATTTTAAGTTTTAATTTATTTATTTTTTTTTCTAAACCAGCAATTGCGGAATTAATTTCACCTATGCTACGACCAACATTTAAGCTTGATGTAATAAGGATTTTTAAATTGTTATTCATTGAACCACTCCTTTTGAAAATAAAAAAAGAAGTGGTATATTTACCACTCCTAGCATTTTAGTATGTTTTTTATATTTGCCGTCATTTTGTCCGCTCTAAATTTCCGTTCTTATCCATTCTGAATGCCGTTTTTATTTCTGATGAAACTTTTATATCGATAGCGGAAGCGATGATTCCTTTAGTTTGAATCAGTTCATCTGATATTTTTTCTTTTTCACTTTTTAATTTTTTGAGTGCTGATTGTAGTGCAGCATTTTTTAATTGCAGAGTTTCAATTTTATCTTCCAATAGTGCAATTTTTTCATTTTGCAAACCTTCGATGCTCTTTTTCATCTCTTCAAACTCTACTAATACTGAATTCAACATCATTTCCTGCCAACTTGGTTTTTTGTATCCTTTAAAATCAGTAAGTTCTTCGCTGTTTTCACTGTTGTCGTGTATATTTCTTTTATTTCCTTCGATTTTTCTCTTAAGTTCTTCATTTTGAATTTTAGGTTTAATTGATGATGTATATCTGGAGCGACATGCATTTTGAGATTTTCCTAATTTTGCTGATGCAATTGCACAAGCAGAATTTAATGTTCCACCACGATTTACTTCGTTAATAATGATGTCGTACAATATCAGATCTTTATTGTCCCAACTGCTACCAGTTACAGCTTTTGAGCGATGTTGTTGAGTTGAGTACTGTTCAACATTCAGGAGATATGTACGAACTTGTTTAGCAATTTCGCTCTTTTGAAGAAGCATTCCGATCCGTAGTACACACCGGCGATTGAGTAAAGTTAATGACGGTATCTTTTTTAACTCAGTGACATTTTGTAACAAAGTCGACTTTATGTGTTTAAGCTCATTTCCTTTAACTACCTTTAATCCATCTTGTACTAATTCGTCATTATTACGTACAATAATCTGCCTTATAGTGACGTCTTCGACAAGGTAGTATTCCGAAATCATCTTTGTGGTCAAATGTTCGTCATCAGGAAGCATTGTCAAAATTTTGACTCTATCTAAAGTCTCAACTCGATTAATATAAGCATTTCTCAACTGCACATCTTCAACGAAGTTTTCTTGTCTTAGCATACTCTCAACTCCTCTTCAATCTGATATTCGATGAATGACAATAAGTCATTCAATAAATCATCGGGATTATATGAGAAGAACTTGTCTAGGAATTCGTTGAGATTGCTCGAGTTCAAGTAATACTGTGCAACTATGTATTCGTCAGATTCCTTCGTGTGAAAGTACTCTACGTAGTCTAGAAAGCCCTGTGTAGATAAGTGGTGATTTTCAATGATATGCTGCCACTTTAAGTATTCTTGATCTTTGGTCATTTGATATCCTCCTGTGAAATTGGAATATATTTCATTCACAATTCACAGTATACAATCAAGTGCTAGCACCGTCAAGCAATATCAATCAAAATCCAGATGGATTTTTGCTTTTACTTGCTAGCACCTTATAGTATTATATAGTGAGATATCCTTTAAGGAGGAGTTTTCATCTTATGATTCCAGAGTCAAGTAAGCGAGTACGTTTTGCCAATTCACTAAATAAAGACTTGTACGAAAGACTTCAAGAACACTCGAAATCCACAAACATTCCTATATCTAAAATCCTTGATCAAGCAGTTGAAGAGTACTTCGTCAAAAGTAAAATTACAATCAATGATGATCTATACAGTTACCTTTGCGTTTATTTTGGCACAAAGGGATTGGATATCGACGAAGAGATAGAGAACATTCTTGTTAAATTTGTTGATGGACAGCAGAGACTAGTTGAAGATATTATCCATTCTGTGACCCGACAACAACGGGGGAAAAGGGTTAACATTGAGAAACGGGACGCTGTTGCCGAAGAATATTCTAGTTATAATCCAAACGAGAAGTCAGATTAACATTTGTTTGCAAAACTATCCGCACCTATAGCTAGATGCAGACCGTTTCGAAAACAAAATCTTAATTACTTTCAGGCTTTCCTTCTTGAATTGGGTTAAGCAGGATGTACTTAATTTGAACTAGTGGTTCTGCTTCATTCCCTTTTAATTCAACTCTGTCTAGGAAGATGAGGATATTGTCTCTAACTTGATCCGAAATTTCATATCTGGCCATTAAATGACCCTCCCTATAAAATGTTGTTTTTATTTACTAAAATAAATCATCAACATCATCTTCGCCCTCTTTAACAACGTATATCTTAGTTGTTTCTGACGATTGATGTCCAAGTAAGTTTTTAACCTTTTCAATGTCTTTACCTTCAACTGCGACAAGATTTGTTGCACGACTAGATCGAAGTTGGTGGGGATGTACACGTCTTCCAACAATCTCGGAAAAAATCTCAGAGCACCAGTCATTAAAGGTGGTTGGGTTAAGGCCTCTTGTTTCACCCTGCTTAGTTTTATAAACAAACAAATATGGACAATCATCTTGTCCACGAACCTGAACCCATTTACGTATAGCTTCCATAGACATGTCGGAAAAGATCATTTTACGAACTTTTCCTTCTTTTCCTCGCCCTTTTGCACGAATATTATGTGTAAGGTAGTAGCTTTTCAAATCACCGGTTTTCATATCTTTAACATAACTATATTCGGCAACTTCTTTGAGTACTTGTAGGACTTCACCTCGACGACATCCTGAATCATAGCTAAAAAGAATATAGGCAACCATTTGGAACTCTTTCCGTTCTTCAAGAATTTGAATAAGTCGATCAATTTCTTCTTGAGTCAAAGGCTTCTTTTCATGTCGTAAAGCTTTAGGAGGATTTGGTATTTTCTTATTGTAAATATTGCGAAATAGTGGATACTCGTCTGAATAGTAGACTTCCATATAACCACACAAAGAGGATACTGCTGACCTTTTTAATTTAACAGCACTCGAGGAAAGACCTCTTTTCATGAGGTAGTTTTGGTATTGTAGAGCATGTTTTGGCTTTAGTTCATATATAGGTACGTTGTTACATTTTTCCAGAATAAATCTAAAGAAAATCTTTAGTGCAGATTCGTACTGTTTTAGAGTCTGAGGTGAGAGATGTTGTTGTAGAAGGAATTCTTCTACTTTTTCTCTACTATATTCATTTACTTTGTTCCACTCTTCTTGTGTGACTTCGGAGATTTTCTCAACTTCACCCATGTAATCACCTTTCTACTGTGAGTCAATACCACGTTTTTTTAATCCTTGTTTCATTGCTTGGTTCAATCTATCCGTACTTTGCAACTCTTCTCTAGTCTTCTCGGTAAACGGTCTAGGCGCCCCATTATAGGGGAAGTCGAACTGATAACCTTGTCCGCTCTCGACTATTTGTGCTACCTCACGGTCACCGTCAAATCGAATATTTTCAACTGCAATTGTATTATCGCTTTCTACCGTTACTTCAATATTCTTTGGATCAACAAGTCCACCTTGATATCCTTGTCGTTCATACACTCGAGGCTCATACACACTGTAGACTTCATCCTCAATTTTTTCTTGCATAGTTCGAATGACTTCTTCTGCCACCTCGTTTTTCAGTACAGAATTCGCTTGTTTTTCTAAATGTTTAAATAAATCATTCAGATTATTGAACGACTTCCCCATTTTCCTCAACACCCTCACTCAAGACGCTTTGTAAAGATAACTCTCCAAGAATATTACCAATACCATTAGCTGCCTTATCAATCTCTTTTGTAAGTAATTCAACTTGATCTTTAGGAAACCCGTTCTCTCCAAATAACTCCTCCATAATGCCAAGATCAAGTAAGGAATTCGAAACTTGAATCAATTTCTCAACATCGTCAATATCGGGTAGTGGAATATCAGAGAAATAACGAATTATTAGAGCGTATAGGAGAGATGTTGTATGTACGATTGTTTCATCATTGATATTTTCGCGCTTTTTTAAATCTTGCAAAATTGTAAAGTAGTCCAGAATGACTTTTTGTATTTTAGTTCTCCTAAATTTAATATCAATCTGAACTTCATAATCTCCACAAACACGGATAACTTTTCGTTCATTTAACTCACTGTTAAGTTTGCTTATGTTGGACAGAGTAAGTTTCTTGGATTTTGACACTTGTATTCCTCCCTAAAATATTTTGATGAATTACACATGTTCAAAAACCCTTATATATCAAGGGTTTCTCAAGATGAATAATCCAATAAAATGCTCATTTCATTTGTTTTAAAAAAAATAAGAAAGGCGATTTAGAACAGTCTTCGCCTTTCCATTGTTATATTTAAAATATTGTATTAATTTATTTAATTATGTAAGCAGATCGCCATCATAAAGAGTAATTGTATAGAGATCGTTTTTACCTTGCTGTTTCAGAATTTCAATTGGCATAGAGTGTTCACTTGGATCACCGTCAGCTGCCATCGAAATAGACCAATTGTCCTCCATCTTTGCTGCCCAAATATTAATCTGAGCTGCATAATCCTTTTGATCATAAGGCGATTTAACAATGGCATCCAATACGAGTCCGAATGATCCAGCGAATTTGTCACTAGAAATTGTAATCGTCTGAGCTGTCGCGTCAGTATTGGTATTGTAATAGACGATTACATCACTTCCATTTGGTAAGTCACCCGCAAAGAAAGAAACCTCCTTAGCGGAAGTATGACCATATTGTCCTGTTGTGAGTGTGCCGGAGGCAAACACAATTTCATCTCCATGAGATCCGTCGTCATTCTTTTCGAATACTGCAATTAGGGCGCCTGTTGTGCTCACTGGCGTAAAACTAAGTGAAACTTTGTTTGTGTTTACGGTAAGAATCTCTCGTTGCTGAATTGCCTTTACTCCTTTAATAATCCCGTTACCCGTTGCCATAGCAAGTGCCGCATTATCGAAGACCGCATTAGAAGCTTCAATTCTTGCTTCACGATTTGACGAAAAGCCAACAATTTTGGGGTTACCAGTACCTCCACGTGCATATACAGTTTCAGCAGAATTGTCTAACTGGCTAGTTTTCAAGTCCAATAAGTAAAATAAAGGCTTACGACTCGCTACATCCACGAAAGTCATTTTGGGTACATCACGAATAACCCATGTATTAGGTGTTGCCATTTAAATTCACATCTCCTTATTTTGCATCTAGTATTTTTGCAAAACTCAAATCTTTTATATTTATTTTTTTTGCATCCACATTGCCGGTATAGATTCCGTACAATGTATAATGAATAGAATCGAGATTTTCAATGCGTTTGTAACCATCATAAAATTGATACATTGTTAAATTAAGAATATCGGAAATATGGGGGACACCAGATTTCCAAGCTAATCCTGAGATCATACTGTGTAGGTTTATGGTAGGTCTAGGCTTCTTCTTTCTTTTCTTACGCTCTAACATTTCAGCAATTATTCTTGCCGTAACTTCATTAGCTGGATTATATGTATCTTCATCATTACTTACTCTGGCATGATTACCAATTCTAATAATTTCTTGTATTTGAGCGAAGTTATCTCCATGAATCCTTCCACCATTGTCAAAATAAAAAAACGCCTTTGAGGATGTTATGACATCACACATAGTCGCTTTTTTTCTAAACGCCATCTCAATTGCATCTAAAAAATCCTGTTTAAACTCTTCATTATGGAAACAATTTGCGAACAAGATATCGAAGGGATCGTATGTCACACCTGATTCGCCTTCTATATTTTTTTTATCTAACAACAAAATAGATAGTAGTTGGCTGTATTTACTTTCACCCATTCTCACAACTTCGCGTACAGTTGGTATATGTACCTTTCCACATTCCTCAATTTCAATGGGTTCGGCAGATAGCAATTTTAGTTCGACATCTTCAATATTCACTTTGGATCACCTACGAAAAATCTGTTATTCGGTAGTGTAATGAATATCCACTGAACACGTTATTAACCCATAGAAACCTGCTTTTGACAAATTGAGTTTTTCCAATACCAACAACCTTCTGATTATTGAACATTTCATCTATCTCGTTCATAATCGCATACGGTCTAAGTTTCCCTAAAAGCCTATGCTGATTGATATGGCTGACAATATTAAATGTGATAATCGAATCCTTAAAATAGATGCTTCCACCTTTTTCGATATTCTCAAAGTAAACGGTTAGATAGGTTCCTGCAGTCAATTCGTTTTCACTTGGTAATTTCGGAAAGGGAAAGACTTTTGTGTACATCAAATCTCTACGTTGTTGTAGAGTTAGATCAGGATTGTCGAGGGGGTCAGAAGGAACGTTTTGATTGGATTCATAGTAGATATATTTACATAGATTTTGAGACTGTATCAATTCTAATAATATTTGGTTAATATATTCATTTAATTCTTGAAATTTTGAAATATTAAATCATTCCTCCCGTAAAATCTCAAATCAGCGACTCAACTTTTATTCTAAATGTTTGAGAAAGGATAGGAGAACTTCCGATTAAGACTGCTTTTAATTTTACATATCCTGATTTATGACCTTTAATTGTACATTGTGTAGTTGAACTAAAAGTCATAGTAGCAAGAGTGGTTACTGATATTCCAGTATCATCAGTTAAGTACCACTGAACGAATTGCGTGGGATCGACTACTAAATTGTTCTTAATTATTGCTGTAAACGTCTTACTTGTACCAACCAATAATTCTAACGAAGAATCCAACTCAATTGAGTAATTATTAGACGTGCTGAACTCAATGGTAACCACTGCCGTATCTGTCACACTAGTATGGTCCTGTAGCATGGCCGTCACAACAACCTGTCCATTTGCATTGGCAGATAAAATTCCGTCTTCATTGACTGTGGCAATGGTATCATCACTTACCGACCACACAACATCCTTTTGTACAGTTACTCCGTTGTTGGTAACTGTTGCTTGTAGCTGCAGCGTGTTTCCAACTTGGACAGAAAAAGATTCTCCATTTAGAATTTGCAAGGCGTAATTGGAGACATTGCCGAAATAATCGGCAATACCTATCTCTAAATTATCAGTAGACTCATTAATCAGATCTTCCTTCAAACTCAGATTTACTAAACCTTCATCACTAGTCCAGTCAAAATCAATTACTTTAAAGACCTGACTATCAAAGATGAACCTTTTATCCCGTTTCAAATTTCTTGTGTGACTATTCGATTGTACAATTACTTGTCTTCGTCCATCAGGCATGGACATAACTCGATCTTCATCAAGGCCGAAGTTTGAACGAGTATTGTATTCAAATATACAAAATTGTTCCTGCAATTGACCATCTCTGTCAACCCATCTTAGAACAGAGTTGGTTGGCTGCATGATGCTGAGATCGTATCCATCTCTAGTTTCGATTGTTTTAAGAAACAAACACTTCTCAACTGCACCTGAATTCTTATTAATAAAGTCAACGATATTGCCCGGTCTTAGGTTATCACTATGCCTAGTCATAACCTCTCGACTGTATCTAAGTTGTATACCACCAAAACTATTCTTCTTAGGAAGTTTTCCATAGTCAACAATGCACTTATATGAAGTTCCATCTTTGTTTATTGTGTCGGCGCGATCAGATCCAATCAGAATATCAAAATGCGAAATCGACTCATTATATTGCTCCGAATATCTATCTGACAAAGAACTTAACATAACATCTTCATTTTTCCCAGATAAAACAAACTTTTTATATTTGAGTATTTCTGAAATATTCATTGAGCACCACCATAGATGCTCTTTATCTGCCACGTCAACCGATCCCGACTATAGTAATTAGTTATAGCATTAATGGTTTCAAATTGAATTTTTTCCAACATTCCAAGAAAAGTTTTTCTATCATTTGCTGGCGAGAAGACGTTAAGTTCCGATGAACGAAAAGTTATTCCGAATGCCTTTAATTTATTACGCTCTTCTTCAATATAAGATAAATACATTATTTGAGAGAGTAGTGATACTTCTTGAACAACTAAAGGTGTATTAAAGGTTTCAAGTTCATCATCTTTATCATAAAAATTGATATCTGGATTACCGTAGTCATACAATTTATCAATTGCTCTATTTAGCAATCCACTAAGGTGATCATTAATCATTTCTTCAATCTCTTCATCTTCCATATTGGAATATTTGAAGAAATCTCGATCATTCTTTATTAATTTAATAAATTTATCATATATTAATTGATATGACGTCAATCTCTATCACCTACTTTTTAGGCGGTCTTCCGGATGGCTTTTTGTCTTCTAGTTGAGAGTTGTTTTCTTGCAAGGGGGCAAGCGATTCTACTCTCTTCAACAAAGCTTCAATTGCTGATTGAGACTTTTCGATAATTTGGTCTTTGGACTTATTATCTTCTTCTAGTTTCCGAATTTTTGAAGTTAAATCATCAAGAGTCTTTTTAAGTGCAATATCTTCTTTATTTTTTTGATCGTTGTTCAGAATTCTGCTGATTTCACTGTTTGGATTCCGTTTACCTCCATTTTTTAATTCATTACTTCGTTCTAGGACAGCTGCAACAATATTATGGGGAGGGGTTTTATTGGTCCGTTCTAAAACAAATAGTTTATGTTTCATTCGGTTTAGCAATGTTGACGATTTTAGAGAACTAATCTTTTTCACATTCTCAATTGAATCGGTAAGCAGAAATTCGAACATTTGTTTATCGCTCATGATATTATCCAGATCTTCAATTCCTAGTTTTTTATAAACTTCATTTTCCTCTGCAGGGTGAAAACGTAATCTACCCACCTTAAATAGATCGGATTTCGAATTCTCCGTTTCAATATCATCCAGTGCAACTCGCTCAACCACAAATTCCTCTTCTTCATCCCTGCCACGAATAAAAACACCTTGTTGAGAATGATTACTAGGAAATCCAGCAGGAGACATTTCATAATTGTATACTCGAATCTTGCCATTCATAATATCCATACCTTAATACACTCCCTTTAATGTTTCTTACGTGTGGAACATAAAATAATGAAAGTTCCACACGTAAGATTTTCTGTAATTCAATTCTTAAGCAAAAGTGATACGTGCAATCTTATCAAGATGATAAATTACATAGTCGAACTCGTAACCAGTGAACTTAAGATCGACTTTTTCTGCATTGTTATCGTAGGTTTCGTAGTAACGAAGTTCACCACGCATATCAGCGTCACCAATGATTCCTGCAATGCCAAAGATACGCTTATCAGGCACGAGAGTAATCCCTTTAGTCGTTTTCTTAGCAGTAGGAATCGAGGAAAGTGCAACGCCGTCAAACATCGCCAGACGACCAACTCGATTCAACTCGTTCTTCAGTTCATCGCTCAAATATTTTTCATAACCACTCATTCGAGCGAAACCATCAATATACTTAGACAAACCAACCATAAACGGATTACCTTCAGACATATCACGAATGTATCGAGCCAAGGTTTCAGCGTTTGTCTGAGTCAATGCCGAACCGGAATCAATATCTTGATCACCAGTAAGAGTATCGATAGCGGCATCGACACCTGTAAACAATCGACTAAACATTTCTTGCTCAAACGCCTCTCTTGTAAGTTCAGTCATTTTAGCAATGGACTTCCAACCGTTCCTACGGAGATCAGAATAATTCAACTCAGTTTCAACCTGTAGAGATGTTTTAACAGGGGTGAATACGCCCGGATCTACATAACTCTTAGGAACATTACCACCACGAACAGCATCATATGTTTTAATGGTATTTTTAGGAAGCCCTGTGTAGATTTTTTCATCAAATTCACCAATAGACCCCATATTAAAAATATTTGAAAGAATGCTGTACTCGGGTTGGAATACGAGTGGTTCAACAGTTTTTTTAATGAGTTCAGAAATCAGGATATTATTATCAGAGGTTTTACCAGAAATACCCACTTCTTTTGCAAAGGTATTCAATACTTCAATCATTTCTTTATCACTAGCATCGATAGTGTTGCTTTTAACTCGTTCAGATAATTCGATAATATTTTTTTCTTGAATCATCGAAGCTACTTCAGTTGTAAATAGTTTACTCATATTATTATTAATCCTCCTATTATTTATTTATTAAGATGGTACAGTGAATGGATGCACGACTTCGAAAATCTTTAATGCATGCCCAGCGTCGTCGTAAGTGCCAATATACTTTAGAGTAGAGACTTTAGTGGCAACAGCTTTGATCAACTTGCCTACATTTGCAGTCGATCCTGCAATGGCATAATCACCGGCAGCAAAAGTACCTGATACTTGATCGGTTGCGATCTGTGCGCCAACAGAATACTTGACCAAGATTCCTAGAGAATCAGCCTTTACAATGTCCATAGAATCATCGTATTGACTAATTTCTACATCAGAAAGATGCCCCGTAGGTTGATTATCTTTATCCAAAAAGTAAATCTGAACACCTTCACCATCTGCTGGATCGGCCTTGGTAGTAGACAGGTTTTTGGTTACAACGGAACCGCGCTTCAAAGCAGCGGAGACTTTATAAATTTCAGTTACTCGGGGTGCTACAATTACATTTCTTAGCATTTATCAATCTCTCCTTATAATTATGATTTATTTAATTCAATATCAACATAAAACTACTTTTTAGCAATCAAGCCTTTGATAATATCGGCGGCGCTGAACATAATCGAATCGCTGTCACTATTATTCAAATCAGTCTTTGGTTTCTTCTCATTTTTTACTTCGCTAGTATCCAATTCATCTTTATTTTCACTCTTAGATGCTTTATACTTTTCAATCGCACGTTTACCTTTTATTACTTCAATTTTTTCTTGTGCAGATTCAAAGTTTTCAATTGTTAATTCCGCGAAGATTGAAACCAGTTTTTCATCAGATTCAAGTTCTTCCTCACTGATCAAACTATCTTCTAGCGTGAATGTTTTCAATTCTTCTTTCTTCTCAGTTAGAATTCGAACTTTTTCAGCTTGCTCCATTTCGTCAACTTTTTCTTTAAATGGAGTCAGTTTTTCAACTTCAGCTTCTAAGACTTCCTTCTCTTTTGTTGCCTCTATAAGCAACTTACCAGCTTCAGCAATCTCTTTATTAGCCTCAGCCAGTTTAGATTGTAATTCAGATATTTGAGAATTGATTTCAGTCACAGGAATAAACTTCATTTTTACATCTGTTTGCGAAACGATACTTATAGTGTCATCGCTATTTACAGTATACGTAAAAGTAATAAAATCCTCTTCAGAGCTTCGCTCCCAAGTATACGCTACTACTTTAAACTCGTATGGATATAACATTGAGACATAGAAATATTTGTCCTCGTTTAAAGAATTTAACGCTTTCCTAACTTTACGGTACAAATCATTATCAGTTAGGGCAGATACTTCATTTTGATCTTCCTTTTTCAAATCCTTTCCTCCTTCGTTGCTATTTATATTATATTTATTTATATCAACTTTATCGTTTTCAGAGGTATCCGAATCAGGTAAAGTTGATATATTTTCTGATTTAACATCATTCAAAAAGGCATTCGATAATTCATAATTCATTTCATCGTTCTCAGCAACTTCCAGAACACCAGCGCCGTGGACGGCTCCGATCACGGAAGAACCCAATAATGCGTTACCAATGAACTCAAATGCTTTTAGAATCTTGCCTCTGGCGGTCTTCTCTGCTTCGGAAGAACTAATTTCCCATGAACTTGATATGCGACCCTTATCCCAAAGTTTATCAAAAACTTTAAAATATTCAGGAAACCTGCTCTTCCATAGTTTTGTCTTTATCAGGATTGTTTTCTTTTTTCCTTCATAACCGTCAACTTCTCTTTCTTCTATCCATGACTCGATAACTGAACCAATAGGGTGAGTAGCAAAATAGTATTCTACTTTTTTAGTTTCAGTATTATATTTAGTCCGAAGTTCGTGTCCACCAAAATCATCGGGTTTCCCTTCTTTATCATATTTTAAATAAGCAAGGATCGGATATCCAACAATTGTACTATGATATTTTTCTCCTTCTTCTGCTTGGATTAATACATTGTTTGCGTTATATTCATCAAGAACTGAAATAAGGAAAGTTGCTTCTTTATGATTAGGAAAATCGCTAACTTCGATTGGTAAACTAGAGAGTACGAAATTTTCCAATATTTTTTTCTCACCACCTTTCATTGAATGCGAATTAACCAAACTCAATTTTTATTTTTTCTAAAACCTTATTTAGTTCAGTATCGGGAACGGTATCCAAATGTACTATTGCTACTGTATGCTCTCCATCAATATAAACAATCAGTTCTTTGTTACAGCATGGACAAGTAATCCTAGTTTCCATATCAATTACCTTCCATTATCCTCGTTGTATGTTTTGTCGTAATCAACCTTATCAGTATTTTCTCCATCACTCGGTCTACCAACTTCATCATCTGAGTTGTTAGTGTAACTAGTCTTTCTAGGCTTGAATGTCTCATCGTAACCAAGCTCTTTTTCGCGTTTTCTGCGCAACTCCTCTGTACGCACATCCAGTCCAAGAACTTGATAAACTGTCTCTAATGATGCATTAACCTCATTGTTAAGCATTTTTGCTAGAGCCATAGCAAGTTCCGTAGATAATTTTTCTGAATCTATAACTTTTATTTTCGGGCAATATTTTGGATCAATGTTGTTACGAATTAATAACCCTCGATACCACTTCATTAGAATTGCTTCTAACTGTTCGCTAATCTTATTAATCATTTTCATGAGTTCCTGAATCGATAATTGAGCTGATCCGAAACCACCCTTATTTGAAATTAGATAAGCAATGCCTACACTTGTCATGATATCTTCGCGATATTTATTTTTCACTTGTACGTTTGTCTGTTCAAGTTTTGGTTCAATGAAACTAACGCTCTCTGTCCATGGGAGTCCAGTGTAGACTGACACACCATTTGAACTTAAAGCCGCCATAAGATCGGTGTGAGCCTTGGCTTGAGCAGAACTCCATGTAATATTCGGCATATCTTTTGACTGTGTTACCAATTCCTTGGCCAACTTTTGAAAAATTATCTTTTTACCACGAACAAGAGTATTCTTGTCATCTGAAAGTTCAATATTCTCAAGTCGGATAACTGACTTCAAAGCTTTAAAAATAGGATTGAGTCCATATCTTCTTTTTAAATTATTTATTCGAATTAGACCGGAGTTGTCAACACTCAACTTAGCAAACTGTTCTTTGTTCATATATGCCTGTAACACTTCAGATGGATAAGTGTCTTTAATCTCTTGCTCCATATTTTCGTAAAATAATGCCTTATTTTTTCTATTCTTTGTATAAGTTTTCCGCAATCTAGATTCTAATTCCCTGATGTTGATCAAAAGATAAGGTTCGCCACCAACCTCGTAATCAGATACCTCTACAACGCCCAATGGATAATAATCAACTTGATAATTGGTTCCTTTTTTCTCTTTTCTAAGATAGATCGCATAGTTTCCCTCTATGTAGGCCATTGGAATACTCTCGACAATCAAGCGACGAAGGTTGATTTTCTCATTAAAGTCCACGATTAATTCATCAATTTTGTCAAATAATTCTTTCTCGTTCTCATTGTATTTAGGATGAGTTAAAGTATAGTCAGAGTTAACATTAGTCTCGATTGCTTCAAAAACTTTGCCGAGAATGTCGTTCTTATTCACAAAATATCGAACAATATTATTTATTTGTATAATATTATTAAGATTACTCTGAGCATTAAGTGCTAGTCGATCAATGTCTTCAATTTTAAAGTTTGCTACATTATTTGATCCCTCATTGAAGTAAGTAGATCGAAAATTTGATTTGTTTGTATAATCGTACATTGCTTGTTCAAGTATCTTTTTTTCCTCTGCATACGATGTTACCAAGAATGTTTCGTCAGTTACTTGAGATATAATCTCTTTAGACAAGTAAAAATCACCTCGCTTTCAATCTGTGTCATCTACAATTGAATGTTCAACGTTGAAACTTGCGTAGGAATAGTACTTAAATCAACTTCATCTTTTTGTTTATTTATTATACTGTCTCTTCTCAATTGCTGTAGGTGCCATGCAAGCATTGCCAAGCAATAAGCTCGGTCGTCATTCATTTTGTTTTCTTTGTCAGGCGATAAAGCATATCTGTAACCACCACTCGGATTGTCGAAACGATAAATATTTACAGTTTCTTCTTTCGCTAAGTCAATGTTCTTTAGTGCAAGTTCTTCATCAAATGAAAGTTTGTGTACTTTTTGACTTGCCTGTACAGATTTTTTTTTATTCTTTTTCTCGTCCTCATATTCGAATTCATGATTTTCGAATAAAGTTAGAAACCCCTTCATATCGTATTCTTCAGTAAAAGATATTAAATCTAGTCCAAGCATTTCAACAAGTGCATCGAACATTTCATTCTTGTATTTCTTAGGGTTCATTAGTCTTAATTTATCCACTGCATTTGGAAATCTGTCGACATAATCAGAAGATTCCTTTTTATCTATCAATCCTTTATGTTGGACTCCTCTGGAGTCAGTCCAATCTTCCATAAAATCATCTGCAATGATATGTCCGCCACCACCGGCTCCTGAATCAATTAATAGTGCAGAAATGTTTTCATAATCAGCAGCTTCTTTGCCATTGTAGTCTAATATCATTTGTTTAACGAATTTAATCTGCTCTGGGGTTCTCATAGGAGTTTTCTTTTTTTTTGCTACATCGACAAAGGATACTCCGTTACAAATTCTCATTTTTAAGCCAACATTTTCATCATGATACAATTCACCAGTCATCGAAATTGCATTATCGTATGAACGGGCAGGATCATAGGCTATTGCAAACTTGTTTCCGGTATTATTAAATAAAACAGGAACTCTAACTTCACTATTTCTAATCAGAATAGCGCGCTTTATCGCCTGATTTTCTCCGCCTTCTGTCGAGAATTTATTATAATATTCGCGCAAAGCCTTCTCTTTATTTTTCTTCATAGCGTCATCAATTACTTCTTGTCGTAAAAGTCCCGGATACTGTTTTCCGTTGAATGTTGCGTTAATGACTATTTCTGCATTTATATCTGCGACAAAATACTTCTTATCGCCTAGTAACATTTTTTTTGCATAGTCCTTATATAGCTTATAAAAGTATGTATCTGTGCTGGAGGCTGATGATGCCGCGACCACCTGATTTGGAAACTCTTTAGGCAATGATGAGATATCTATGTTTCCACCAAGTTTAAAGTTGCTGTCCTGAGCTAGAAACGGCATTGATGTCTCAAACATTTCTTCAGGTGCGAAACCGGCTTCGTCATAAAAGTTTAGATTTGAACGCTTACTTCTATTATTGTCGAAGGCTCCGTTCAATGAATTCACTAATGATCCATTGTATAACCTGTACTGAAATGATGCAGGGTTATGAGTAAATCCGTCTGTATTTGCTGCACTCTTCACGGTCTCGTTGAAGAATACATCGGTCAAACCAGTAAAAGAGGCGATCTCTCTTTTTGCTATTTTTTCTATTTTTAAAAATGCTTCTTGTGCCTGAGATCCGACTCCTGACATTATATAGGTCTGAAAATTTGGAATTAGATTGGTCTTAGCCATTATAAATGGTGCTGCAAGCGTTGTTTTACCGCTGTTCCGGGATTGGCACCATACATTAAAAGGGGTGACCCAACTCATCATAAACACATATTTTTGATTATCGAGAAATTCAATTCCATAAAATCGTTCACAGTACTTTACTGGGACTTTTCTATCGTCCCCACTGGATTATCTTTGCCAGCTTCAAGAATCCTTCTAGTTTCCTTTGTGACATTTCTTTTTCACTTTGCTTTATAATAACGTTCATGGAGTGGAATCACCCCCTTTACACAATAATTAATTATTCATATTGTTTTATTTTTATTTTTAATAATCGGTTCTCTTCTTCAAGATGAGATACTTTTTCTTCAAACTTTAAGATCATATCCCTTTGTTCTTTAATCATTTCTGTATAATCATTTTCGTTAAGCATCAATTGATCCATAATACTTTTATTGCTTATATCTGCAACCTGTCGCATTCCTTCACATGTTTCAATATCGTATATATTGATTTCTGCAGATTCAATACCCTTCTCATGCAATTGTTTGATAATACCAGATAACGTTCCTGCGCCTTTACTTTTGTTATTATTATGATTAACGGAAATTCCATTATCTTTAGCTAGAGCAAGCACAGATTTAAGCATCTTTTCTTTTGCATTAACTAAAGATGTTATGCCACCGACATTTTCTGTAACGGATTTTGTACTAGAAGTTATATGAGATAGGGCTGAATTAATTTTATCTATTTGACTGAAACTTTTTACAATTTCAATTACTGCTGGAAGTTTAAAACTATCTTCTAATGTACTCTCATCAAGATAATCAACCAATTTATTAAATAGATGACGTCTGTCTCCTTGAGACTCGTATTCAAATGGATCATAGCCAAGCATACGCAAGACATCTTCTTCATTTTGTTTATCATTGGTAGCAACTTTAGGATGTTGCTGGTCTGAATCTTGTCTTTGTTCAGACATTTCTGTAGACTGGATTTTAACTTCAGAGAACACAATATCTTTTTCATTATTTAACTCTTTATCACTGTCTATCCATGTTAACTCCTTGTATGAAATTTGACAGTTCTTAACATAAAGTCCTATCGGATCTGACTTCTTATTTTCAGATTCCAGCAAAGTGGATTGCCATAGTGCGGAAATAAAAGGACGATTTAACTCAAATAAAAATCTCTTAACGCTTTCCAAATCGTCAAGAGAAACATCTTCCCTTAAGCATGATTTACATACGCTGTGTCTCTGATCTGCCTGATACCTAGAATTCGATATGTAATAATCATTTGTAGGATGCTTAAATGCTTTACAAGCGGTACATTGTTTTTTTTCTATCTCTTTCTTTTCTTGTGTTTTTAAATTTTTGCCACCCTTGAGACGTCCCAATACTATTCCAACTCCCTTTGCTCCCAAAGATATTTAGATAATTCGTGGAATGCTGCCAGCGGTATAGGGAGTATCACGCACAGCATATTACACACCTTCAAGCAGGACGAAACCACGAAAAAATGAAAACAAAAAGACGTACCATAAAAAAATGATACGTCCGATCTTTCCACTTAAACATTATTGCCGAAAAACTTAAACGAAGTGAGACCCCGTTATTACAAACTCGGCAATGCGTTTTTTCCTTGCAAAAACAATGAAATTAGAATTTTATTCACTTCCATGTTCTTGCTGAAACATTTTAATATTGAATTCCAATTCTTTCGCACGGTCTTGCAAGTACTGAATGTCATTTTGAAGTGATACGATACTTGATATATGAGTATAAAATTTATAAAGAACAGATTTTAATTGTTCTATATTTTTACACCTTTTAATAGTCTTCGCGTACTCCTCTATGATTTCTTCAGAATCGAAGTCTAGTTTTGGCATCATAATCATAGTCAAATCATCTGGTTCCTCGATCATGAAAACTCCCATAGATTCGTCGTCATCATTTTCCGGTTCAGAAGCCCAGTAATCATCTTCGGTCATATAATCCCCTCCTATTTAGAAGGGTAGAGGTCTACTGTTGTGCAGACTTACCGATTTCACAATCATCATTTTCATTAGTTTTATTTTTATATTTGTCAGATTCAACAGTCCGAATATATTTTGCTTCAGATTCTATACATTTCACCACGTTATCTCGTAGAATCCATAATCCCATTAAGCAATCAGTCCACTTCGTCAAAACCCTATCAATTTTATCAATATTATATTGTGCAAATCCTACTATGTTTTCGAGGGCTTCTCGACGACCCTCATCAAAAATATCGTCATAGACTTCATCAACGATTCAGCAAATTCTTCTGCTCGACGGCGCAGCAAGGACAGATATTCTCGTGTTCGCGTTCGCAATCCATTGCATTTTGAAATGCTTCATTGAAATCGATAACGTTAGCCATTTTTATTATTCCTTTATATTTTTACTATTAATCATCAATCTCTACTTCATATTTCATCATTGCATTAAACAATTTTTCTGGAATTTGAGATCTATAGGTAATAGCGATTTCTTTTATTACTTTCTCTTTAGTTTCTTTGTATGCCAAAAACGCCTCGTATTGTGTATCAAACGTTCCCAGCACCTTGTGATAACCTAAACCATTACCACAGGACGCCTCGAATTTCTTCCTATCTTTGGTGAGACTAACACCTATAGGCAATGTTCCTCGATAGCTATCCCTTTTTGTGAAAAGTGTATTAATAAAGTGTGGAACAAAAACACAGCTTTCAGGAGAATATGTTTTATTGCCTTTCGTTAGTATATCTTTGTCCAATGCCATTATTGTATCTTCAATTTCATAGTAATTAGCATCATACCACTCACCGAACGTTTGATAATTATGCCACTCTTCTGCCACAGTACAATTTGAATAAGTAGGTATTTTTTTATGTAATTCTAAACTGTAGCACCTATTCAACATACTCTTCCAAGTAACATATTGTCGTGTATGGGCTCCATTATTACTTACTTTATAGTTTCCCTCTCCTAAGTATCCATAAGTGTACACCGATGGCACATATGGATTCGAAAGAGTTCCTCTTTTAAATTGAACGTATTCAACACCTTTAGCAAGATAACCATCTTCAAAGAGGATATCAACATCATCGAATTTCCTATAGTCAACTATTGTCATCTTCATTCCTTTAGAAGAGTACTTGGTTTCGCCAACTCTATTTTGTGCTACAATAGTTCCCAAGTTCATGTCTCCTTTTTATATTATTAAGGAGTGGTGGGAGCCTACCTCACCATGAGTTGCTCCTTGAGAACATTTTTTAGTTTTAATAAACTGTGTGTAAGATATCTAATAAACCCCGTTCTTTGTCGTAAACGAAAGATTGTGCCTTTTTTTGACTCCCAATAAACCCTTGACTATAGTGCCAGGCATCGGTTCCAGTTACACTGCTTATATGACGCACAATAATTCCATTCTGCTCTTGCACCATTTGTTCGCTGTGCAAATGTCCGAGATGGAACTCTCTATAGGAGGTTCTTCCCCAAGCCTCTTTCGCGTCAACCGGCATCGCGTGAGCAATACGCTTCTTTTCGTTGTGCCCATGTGCGAATCCTATCAGATTCTGTCCAAACTCAACATATTTCCTTGAGAGTGGACTGTTATCGATAGTTACGTTTGGGTTGCTTCTGTACCAAGCGTATAGATACTCAAGTGCATAGTAACTTATTTGTCTATCATGATTGCTCTCAATATATAAGGTATAAACTGGAGCAAATTGAGTAAGCATATCAATGCCTTCGACCAATAGTTGAACTCCGGTTTTAAACAGATCATGCCAACGCAAATCGGTTTCCATTTTTGTACCCGAGGTTGTTGATGTGGAAAGTCCTTCATGATGAAAGAAATCCTGAGAAAAAACAAAAAGTATTTTTTCAAATTTGTAATGTTTTGTTCTATTAATAACATCATTTATTACGCCCAAGAAACGCTCTTTGGCAATTCCTTGATTATATATGTCATTCGAAGTAAATGAGTCAGCAACTTTGCCTAAATGAAGGTCAGAAATATTTATTTCTAACATTCTTCCGTCATTTGAATATATTGTTGGAATATGCACCGGACTTTTGTAAAATTTACTCATTTCTTCAAATATTTCTTTTATATTATTGATTCCAAACTCATCTTTTCGAGGTTTGACAGTAATCTTACTAGAATACAATTGGAGGATTCCGTCCTTTTTTGAGTAGGCATTCCAAATGTTATTCCTTGCAGAAATTAATTCCCATGCTTTTGAATCGAATCCATGTGCTAACAATAAGTAACTTGGATCTTTAGTTTGTTCTAAAGACATTTTGACTAATTTATTGCTACTCTGTGTACCATCTTTATGTATCTCATGAGATTCATTAAAGTTCTGCTCTTTGCTAATATCTTGATTATCTTTTGGCTGGTCGGTACGAATGCGATTTTTGACCCAACAGCGATAAGATTCACCATCAGGAAAGAATCCATCGCTATATTTTTGAGCGAGGTCTTGCCAACTATCGGGGATTTCTCCGTTACGTTTCTTTAGACCAATATTAAACAACTTGGAATGATTCAATTTTAATCACTCCTCAGAAGGATCAGCAGGTATTTCGGTGGTTCCGCTGAATGATATCTCCAACCCATCTAACTTCTCAAGTTCTGCTCTTAAATCGAAGACTTGCTTCCCATTTTTGTCTTCAAATGTTACAGTCATATTTTCAAAGTCAAATTTCCCAGTGCGATTAAATGATCTTGAATCATGATTTTTCTTGGCCACTTTTCACAACTCCCATATATCATCATTTTATTTAATTAAAATTATTACATCCTATCAGCAATAGTCGCGATTTTGCTTCGATAAATAGTGTTAAATGTCATTTCTCCGTAGATATCGGTTCCTCGAAAAATGCTGCTCATGCGTCTTATTCCGTTATTAAATCCAGCAAAAGCATCTGAGTCTACTTGAGTCTTGTCGTCTCCATCAACTATAATTTTGGAGCCATTTGCAACTCTTTGAAGTGTGAGCTTTAATAGGTCGACGGAGGCGTTCTGCGCTTCCGTAATCCACAAAACAGAATCGTCTCCGCTGTCATACCCCCGAATATCAACCATTGGTATTATAACGATTTTGCCAGTTGCAATCATTGCTTCAACTGTCGGTCTGTCACCAAATTTACTGATGAGAATATTGCCAATGCTGGATTGTAAAAGTTTTTCGTTCTTGTCACCTTTATAGAAACCTATGGGTTGTGCATGTTTTACAGGTACAGGATTTACTAAGCAAACTAACTTTGAGTATTTTGTACTGTCGATTAGGCTCATTGCGTAATTTAAGGCAACTAGACTCTTTCCCGATCCTGCTTTGCCTCTTAAAAGGGTCACGTCATTTGAATGTAGGCTATCTGTAGCACACTTCTGATATATATCAAGAGGCTTGAATTTTCCAAAATGAGCTGAAGAAATTGTTTTATTAGTTACTTGAATGTATTTACTACCATTCCACTTATAAGCGTCCACAACTTCGCCACTTCGCCGAATAATCAGGTACTGATTAAGAAGAAGATCATATCTATTAATGGTTAAATCCTCATAAAACTGAGCTAATTCTGTGTCATTCATGTTTAATTCGACATACCCACTGTAATCGTCTTCGTTATTATCAAGATCAAAACATTCGATATCTTTTGCTTTTGCTTTCAGTTGAACATTGAAATCTTCACTAATAAGAACAGCGTTGTATTTCTGAGCACAAGCAATAATTACATCGTCGTTGTTCCCATTATGAAGGATTGAATGTTTATTATCGAATTCAAAATCGTATACAACATTGGATGTTTTTAATTTTCTAATTGCTTGTCTTGCTCGATAAGCTGTCTCAGTAAGCCCCATCTTCAATTTATCCAATTCGATCAATACGATGAACGGCAATATTTTATCACCTTCCATATCAAGAAGGTCAGATCGAAGTAATAGAGCGTTAGTGTCGAACACAAACTTCATAATGTTACCCCGTTTCTAGTGTTGGGTAGAATATATAAAGGAGCGATAACAATCGCTCCTTGTGTTTCGGCTCCTTACCGGAGACGTATTAAATATATTATTGCACCTCTTAGCGAATGTATCGTTTTATTTTATCGCTTCCTTCAGTTTATTACCGGCTTTGAAAGCAGGTACAGTTGTTTCTGGGATTTCAATTTCTTCGCCTGTCTGGGGATTACGTCCTTTACGAGCAGCACGCTTACGCGGTTCGAACGATCCGAAGCCGATTAGCTGCACCTTCTCTCCATTTTGAAGTGCTTCTGTAATCTCGACTTGAAATGATTCAATTACTGTTCCAATATCTTTTTTAGCCAATTCTGTTTTTCCTGCAATATTTTTAATCAATGTTTCTTTGTTCATATTTTTAAATCTCCCTTTTATTTTTAGTTTTTTTGGTAAGAAAAGAGCAATCCTCTTCTTCCATATAAGCAATATTTTCATTATTCTCGAAATCCCTTATGTATCAAGGGTTTTCAGCACTTTTCATTTTCCTAAATTATAATATCTTTTATTTTGTTCGTTCTTTATTATTTTAGCACATGCATTACAGTACTTATGTACGTTCTTATTTTTTCGAAACATCCTACTACACTTCAAACACTCACCAATATTGTGACCTTTCCATCTAAGGTAATAATAAACAATATCTCGAAAGTCAGTTATTGTGATTGCAGATTCATCTTTGTTATCGGAATAATTAACTCTAATATTTGTGCAATCAACTTTTCTTGATGTATCAACCAAGCCTAAGTTAAGCAATTCGTGAATCATTAGTTCTTGTTTATGTTTAGTTAATGCTACTTTACAATCACTAAAAACGTCTTTTACATCGCTATTTACCCAATATGTATTGTTTTTGTTTTTAACATTATATATCTTGCTATAGACTAACAAAACGAATGCTAGTCTTTCCAATTTGTTATTATTTAGAGAGGAAATGACTTGCAATTCTCCTCTAGTTACGTGTAACTCATTTATAATTAACATATCCACTTTGTTTCTTTTTTCTTGAATTATTAATTCATCAAATTTTGGCTGCCAATAAGTTGTATTGTAATCTTTATAACTTGTTTTCATAAACTCGCTTAAAGTCTGCTTTATCTGATCTGCATTCATCCCTTTATCTAATAGATATCTAATTATTATTCTCAATGTACCAGATGGATACTTATCTTTTTTTCCTTTTTTTAATGCATCTTCGGCATACTTCTTTTCATTTACTACTATTTTCAGATTTGATCTACCTCCAATTTTTTGTGGTCATTGACAGATATTGTCCATTAAATTCAATATCGCCTTTTTCATTAAGTATAGGAAAGTTATATTTATTACCATTTTTACTTAATAAGTTTTTGATCATTTGCTCTCCGCATATATCCCATGCGAATTGTTTTGATTTATTGCCATTTTTATAACACAAATCTACTACGATATTACACAATTCTTCTTCATTATTGCACAGTTCTAATGCTTTCTGTTTAAAGTGCTGTACAAATACTTCTCGATGATTATAAACATTTGAATCATGCATCCGTATATTCTTTAATTCTTTAGCGTGATCCTGCATTTTTACATTATGTTCACTATATAATTCTTTAATTTTATTATATCTGCCAATAGAATAGTTTGAGTTTGATTTTAAAATAGCATAATCGAAACTCGCTTCTTTAAACTTGTCACTAACTCGATCAAATTCGCTCTCAATTTTCCTACATATCTTATTCATTACAGATGAGGATAATGAAACTGGCATTCTTTTTTGGTAAGTATTAATAAATTCAATTTCTTGAATAGTCTTATCTTGTTTTGACAGAAGTTCAGAGAGTGATAATCCAAATAATCTAATGCAATTTCTCTCGCAATTGTTTATGTATTGCTTATACTCCTTCATTAGTTCAGGATAAATATAAATAAAGAAATATGGTTTCTTGTCTGCAAGTATCCTTAAATTTAACTCTTTCCTTTTCTTGACTTCCGTAGAGTCACCTTCTCTTATTATATTTGATTTATAGTCACACCATTCTTTTGGCATAGGTTTACTAACAATACCTTTGGTTTTATCGATAGCGTTCTGTTGATAGTTTTGACCACACTGGATTCTATACTCAAGTTCTTTATATTCTTCGCAACGTGGTTCAAAATTTGCTAATACATCAAACATTGAGGTTATCCTATTGGTTGTTGTTCCTATTGCATCGCCAAAACTGTCCTTATTAGCCTTTATCAAGTCGCCTTCCTCAACAATCTTCTTCGTAGCTGTTTTCTGAACACACACAATCGCATCGAGTTCTTTTATTGATTTCATAATAATCGGATTATCTGTCAACAAAACCGTATCACCGTCTTTATCGGCCCCGTTTAAAGCATGAGTAGTTGTTCCCCATGAATTAAATATGGTGACAGTATTCATGTATGTATACCACTTTCGGGTTTTTTCATTGTCAACCAACCGCAATATTCTTATGTTGTTGTGGCAAGTCATTGGAGCACGAAAACACGACACTTTATCAATTTTTCGGTCAGTCCAATATTTATTATAAAATTCGCCGGTCTTGAGCAATCCAGTTACTTTTAATCCAAACATACTTTGACAAAGACTATATGGATCACCAGAGATAGTACTGTAATTACCATGCACCTTTAATACTCCAACTTTAGCATCCTTAATTCGTTTTTTAATCATATTATGTATTTTATTTCTTACAAAAGGATCATCAATCATTCTCGCATCAACCATTAATGCCTTCGTGAAGTCATTGCTTCCGTATATAAAATCTTCTTCTGCTATATGTGTTCCTTTCAAAAAAAGCAACGACTTCCTATAATCTCCACCTAATACCTCATGAATTTCTTTTACAGTCGGATTGGTCAGTTCATCAATATCTTGATCAGATAAATCTAATGATTGTATAAACTGATAATTCAGATTTCGTTGATTTTCTAGTTCTTTAGGCGTTATCTTTGTCACACTAAATGTATATCCGTTCTTTTCGCAGCACTCTAAGTAATGCTCAATACTTTTATAAGAATCCCATAGTTTAAGCATAGATGTTGTTAGAACTACTTCAACATTGCGTATATCTTTTTTATGCCCCCATGCATCTATGACGAAATACTGCTCCGCAACTTCAGATGCAAACTGATGAAGGTCGAATGTGAAAAGCATACCTTTTGCATAACTATTTCTTACACAAAATCCGCTAGGAATATAATCTTCTCCTAATTCGCTTCCCCAAACCTCACTTAAATAAGGAGATATTAGTCCATACCCATCGCTTTCTTCTAGCAAAATTTCGAAATCTTGCTCGTTAGTAATAATAGGGTATTCCGAATCAGTGTCATCAATTTTGATTACATTTGTTTTAAATGTAGTGACACAATCTTTAACGACAAGTACTCCTCTTGGATTCGAAACCGGGGTGCTTCCACTGCATACCAACGATTTATAAGCTTCAAGCTTTGCTGGAACAAATTGTTTATTATTAATTCTATCGTTCTCAATTTTATTATTTAGTTCATCGAAAACAACATCACTTACATAAACTACGGTACTATTTTTTGCTCCACCAGTTGTAGCCAAAAGTCGTTTGAATTTTGTCCCATTGATAAAGAACCCTTTAGTACTATTTAATCGATCAAAATCTTTATTTTTATCGATTACAATACAAACAAAATGCTTTATAAACAGAAGATCATATAATTTATCATATAATAGCTTAATTTTTTTACGGTTTTGAATATCTGTTGGAAGTTTCTTTGTTTTTTTGATCTCTAATTTTACATTGTTAACTTGTTCTTGAAAAAATGTATATTCAAATGATTTATTTTCAATTTGTCTTATAAATCGTAATGCAGCGCTATCACCAATAGAAATCAATTCTTTATTTTTTATTGCCTCATCAAGACCGAGATTTAAATTCCAATTAGAATTCCTAAGCCGAGAAGAGTGAATTTTAAATATGTATGACAAACTGGATTGTTGCTTACTCAATATAGTTTTATCCCTCCTTTTTTATCGATTTTTGCGTATGTGCATATCTGTGTCTATATTAATAAAATACTGAATATTGTTAACAGTTGGACAAATTGAATATTCCTCTAGATTTAATACCATCTCCTTAAGAGGGAAAATGTAATATTCTTTAAGTGAATAATCGTTATAAGGCAATTTGTTTTTAATTACATCGCTACCAATAGCCACTCGACTCTTTCGCACATCAAGATAAACCTTAATGTACTTCTCAATGTTTTTAAATCTTGACGCATGATCTGCTGTGTAGGTATAAAATTCAATATTGTATTTGTCTTGTCCAAGAATCCAAATATCTTTTATATCGGCTAATCTGTATAGTTCGCGTCTATTTAAAAATTCTGTTGCTATAGGAGTACATTGAAATTCAATTACAAACTTATTACCATCAAGTTCAAAATATATATCTGGTCTTTGCTTCGTCTCTGGAATCCATGCTTCAAGTTTGCAATTTTTAATGCCATCTAGTTCCCTAATCCATTCATACAATAATTGTTTTCCACACCTATGTTCTTCAGTTTCAGGTTCAGTATAATACCCTTCACATTCTTTAATTTTATGTCTAAAGTAAGGTGGTGAAATATCGCCATGACAGTATTCACAGCAATCTCCGCAAACAGGGCATTTTAAAGTGTTTTTATCAGACCAATTTTTTAAAGTGTATTTATCATATCTACCGTCAAAGCAATTTATTAAGGTTTTTCCAACTCTACAAGTCAGCAATTATATAATCACCCATCTCGCTGTTTAATTTATTTATTTTTATTCAATAATTTCAATTCAAAATCATCGTCACAATCATACATAAATTCTTTATATGTAGAAGCCTCAGATAGTGAATTCCATCCTTGGTCATTATAATTTTTTATGTATCTCATGGTTTTATTATCATAATGTTCAATGCCATCATAATAATCATCTTGCCAAGTTCGACGTGAAAAATTCATTTATTATTTTCTCCCCCTTTCGTATGTGTTAGAAAGTTTGTACTTCAAAAACTTCCCTTGCAATAAATCTATCATAAATAAATAATATTGTAAAGATTTATTCATAAAATAAAAGGAGTCACGAATAGTGTATACCTCCGTAACTCCGACATATAATATATCGCCACTACCTATTGTCGTCGGTGTTCCTCCATGAACCCGGCGATTTTGTTTTGTCCTCTAATTTATCAATGTCAATGCATATTTCTTTTTGCCAATCAACATTGTTGGCCATTGATGCCAGCAAGGACATATTCTCGAGATAGGACATTTCCCACCAATAGTTCAAATTTGCATTCAAACAATGAGTAAAATCCATTGCTTCTTGATCTGTCAGATCTCCGCACTTCTGTTTTTGCCATAACTCAGCTAATCGCCTGAAAATAGGCTCCATGGTTACCATAGCCTCCACCATCCTACAGCAGCCAGTATGCCTAGTATGAGGACAAACCATGCGGATAGGTTATTCGATTGATCATCCTTTGGCTCTTCCTGTGAGGTGTATACGGCTTTGACACGATTATCTGCGGTATACCGAATGTGGTAAACTGTTTGCTTCTCCATTGTACCATCGCTCCTTATCGGTTGATGATACATTATATGCAAGTTCGCTTAAATGATTACCAGTTTGCTTAAACTTTTTCAAGCGACCAAATACTCTCTACGGGTACACCCAAAGTTTGAGCAATATCCAAAGCAATTTCAATGCGAGTCGATCCACCATTGGCAATTTGGCTCATAGTCGTTTTACTAACCGGTTGGTTCATTCTTTGTATTAGATCCTGTTGTGTGACATTCTGTTCGGCCAAAATTACTTTTAATCGGCTCTTTAGCATATCGATCACCTCGTTTATTACATTCAACAGAGGGGCTTGTCGAATCCTTTGTTGATGAATAAGAAGTTTTGACGAATCTAATAAATAAAATAATACAATACATTGACAATCATCATTTTTTACATATAATTTGGATATACGCAATTAATGAGGAGGATTATGAAATGAGTAAGTCATCAGTGATCAATGTTAGTAAGCTTAACCAACAGGAATCAGTATTTAAATACATTCAATCTTTTCTGAGAAATAAAGGAGTAAAATCACAAAACACTGAAAAGGCTTATGAGAATGATATACGCCAGTTTTTTCTGTACATGAGAAATAAAGAAATTGAAAGGCTGCTCGAAGTAGATATTCAGTTTAAAAATGCAGACATGATGGATTACCAGACATACCTTTACAGTGAGTTTGTTCAAACTAATGGTGAAAAATATTCGAATATTACAATAAACCGTAAAATGAATACAATAGTGGCACTCTATGCATCTCTAAAGCGAAATGGCTTTAGTGTTGACCCGGATATTATGAAGATTGAGGACTTACCCGATGATAGTAAACAGATTGGTTTTCTGACCGTCGATGAAATCGACCATATGCTGATAGTAACAAATGATTTGGAATTAAAATATTTCATCATGCTTGCATTGAGAACGAGTTTAAGAAAGGATGCTCTGCTCTCTCTAAGGTGGGATCAAATTCAACCATGTCATAATAATCCCGAATGTTATATTATTACGACAATAGATAAAGGGAAGAGAGTGGAAAAGGAGATCCATAAGACAATGTATGAACTATTGTTAAAACTAAAAAAGGAAAACGATCCAAGTGTATTCCACACACCTATCAGGACACTTGATTATCGGTTTAAATCATTATGTAAAAAAATTGGCATAGATGAAAAAAGAAAGGTATCAATCCATTCTTTAAAAAAGGCTGGGGTTAGTTATGTAAAAGAATTAACAGGTGACATTCATGCAGCACAAATGCAAGCTGGACATAGTTCTCCAGTAACGACATCTAAATATTATCTGGAGCGCAAAACAAACCTTGCGGGCATGATGTTGGACATTAAGGTAGAGGATAATATCTTTGAACAATTGACACATCAAGAATTGATAAACCTATTCCGAAGTTTTGGCAATGGAATTGGGCATCAACTTAAACTTAGAGCCAAGAAAATTATTGATGAGCGTTCGGATAAGTAAAATAAATAAATATTTAAAAATATATTAGTACAAGGAAATGGCGTGGTAACAATGAATTCAAGTTTATATGATGCCTTACTGATCAGAAATCATGAAAAAGTCTATATACAAAATAAAATATTTTTTGATTTAGCAAGGAATACACTGTTCTCCACTAAAAATATAGTTTTTATATACGCTTATTACTGTTTAATCTGCTACTTGTTTAGATATTGCAAGTATGGTCAAGGTAGGTTTCTAACCAATGAAGACATAAAGGAGATATTGGGTTATCAAAGAAAATATGCTGGAGTTGATTATCTCATAAAGAGGGGAGGCGTTTTGGACCATATTGGGTATACAGAATGTATTAGAGATTTTCCCTTACAGTATAAACTTGAATCACAGTATGTTGAATTTAAAATGTATTCTGAGCTAGAACAGGAAACAAAGAAAGTGTTAGATATGCCGAGGAACTTTTATATTAAGAAGCCAATAATGGCGTTTTATAAAGACGAGAGCAGCTCACAGAATAAAATTTATGATGGGACATTTTATGAAATAGAAAATACTCATCTGTTTGATATATCCATCTTGGTGGAAATGATGGTGTCTGGATTGAGCTTAAATGAATTTTATATTTATCAATTTTTCAGGCATAAAACGGATTTATTCAAAAGCGGGTATAGTGCAAGTTATGAACGGATAGAGAAAGAAGTTAGAATTCCAGTTAGATCCTTGAAAAGAATAATCTTAAAACTGGAGGAGTTTGACTATTTGAATATTTCAAGGGATAGTGCAAAGGGAAAGGAGACAAGACCGAATATATACGAGATAAATAGATGACACTTTAGCGCACTAAAACCCTAGGTTTTGGCACACATTATAATAGATATATTATATATAATAATAAATAATAATATAAATAATAATATAATCTATTATAAGGGGTGCCAAAATCTAGGGTTTTAAATTTTCTAATATTTGATGAGTGAGTGTGAGATACAGTGACCAGTTATGGTCATTTTTTTATTCGATAAATGGTTATCGAGTAGATTTGGTATTTATATTGATGGGACAAGGGATCGAGCGTAAAATTGTGATGAAATATAGGAGAGAATATAGGCTGCATCGTGTAAATGTAGATGGGAGTAAGGAGGATGAGGGAATTATAGTGTAGTTGGTAGTAATTTTAGGGAAATTTATTGAAATTGAGGAGAAGGGAAAGCGTTGGGGGAGTAGGGATGGATCGATGCGGTATCGATGTGATTATCGATGGGGATTGGAGTGAAAATTGGATATTGGGGAGGGAGGGATAAAAATAGGTATAGTGTGTGGATAGACCTGCTGCGGCCCCAAAGTCCGATATAAATGGGCTGGGAAATGTAAATATACCCCCTACCTATGCTGAAATGTTGCGTATATGAATGGTTATACGCAATATGATGTTTCAGACATACCGAACCAATCAATGCTTTCCGATCCAATGAATGAGCAGACGATGAGCAATAAAAAAAAGATAGATACCACTAATAAAAATTTTGAAAATGTCATATTGAAAATATCGAATAGTAACATGCCGCCGATTTTCTAAGTCTTATCATCAACTATAACTATTAACTATCACATACACTAATCCAATAACTTTCACCTATCACCTTTACATTATAATCATTCCCTATCACTATTGTGCATATTATAAACTATTCCTATCATCACTCACCCCAATCTAATAAAATAAACATTTGCAATAACCTTATCATTATGGTATAATTTTCTTTGTAGGGGAAAGGAGGTGATTCCCTTGCGGTTCCTTGAATTAATCCCGTTGCTCGTACTTATTCGCCTAATCTTCTTAGACGCTATTGCATTCATCAAATGGTTGTACGAGAAACGGAAGAAAAGGAAAAAGCGCCGAAAAGGTTCGCACAAACCTAACCGACGCAAGCGCAAGTAAAGCCTTATACCTGATACATAAGCAATATGAGAGACAAGGGAAGCCGATTCCCTTGCTTTCCCTTACATCTTATCATACTAATAAAGGGGTGACAATATGAACAAAACGCGCCTTGTCTACGCCTTGCTATTCACTTTCTGTGCCATTATCTTTGACAATCCATTCATTCGGTACACTATGTTTGTAGCGGTTCTGTATTGCATTGTTACGGCTTATATAAAGCGTAATAAACACTAATCGGACCATCACTTGTTGCATCATTCTAATGCAAGCAATATCATACGTTGTTGTATCCATCATTTGCAGCTAAATACATTGAAGAACAGCGGAATATAAATATCGAATAGTCCAATGAGTATATCGGCTTTTCTTTTCGTTAATAAAATAAATATTTGAAATATAACATTAATCGTGATACAATGTATTTAAGAAATTAAACCATGGGAGGAATTACAGTGGAAAAGGTTGTTGTAATGGTAGATTTTAAAAAAGGATACTTTAATGCATCTGCCCAAGCTAACATACCGGGAAGATTTACTGCAGAAATTGTTACTGGTCCAGACGATATTTTTGAAGGTGGTCATCAATTTTATGGAGACGGTAGAACAGTGGAGGAAGCATTTTCTACAATTTCGAATCAGTTAAAGAAATTCGGGAATTATGAAGTTGTTAAAAGTAAAAGGAGCCTATAAAGGCTCTTTTTTTATATAAAATAAATATTTGCAATATAACTTAAAACTATGATATAATGAACTTAGTTAAATAAATCGTTTTATAAGGAGTGGTTACCATGAAATTCACTTTCAAACCGGATATCACAATCACAACTATCATTATCAAGCCTCATGACACGCTCAGAAACACCATTGATTTTTACGCACAAGGTAATATCGTTGATTGCATTGATGACGAAAGAACCGTCACGGATATCATCGACGATGCGCAAAAAGCATTCCCGAATGCATCAATCAAAATTGAAAGTGAAGATGATGGTATTTTAACTTTCATTGGTGTCAACTTCAGCAAAAACTTTAATATGGGTAACGGTGCAAATGTTTACAGATTCACCTATGAAGATGGTAACCATACGGAAATGGTATCTGAATATGTAAACGAGCTATTAAAATAAAAAAATACAATAAACTAAATATAAGGAGTGCGAATGATGAAAAATACTGAATTAAAACCGTTCATTATCAATTTTGCTGAAGGTTATCAAAACGTAATGGGAAATCGCGTATCATCCATCCATTCTGAAGGCAATACAATCTATATTCGCTTTTTAATCAATGCAAACAAAGCAGAATACTCACTCGATATGATTCGTGTATTTTGCAATGTCGCCTATAACATCGAAACGGCTAAAGTTTCCATTGTAACCGAAAATGGTAAAGGTTCGCGCAAGTTTAATTCCTACGTTAAACACGAATGCGAACTACTAACAAAATTGTTTGTCGAAGAGGCAACAAAGAAACTGAACCTTGAAATCAAACAACAAAATAGTGACTATTACGATTCTTGTCATGTTGAATTGTTATCTTTAATCAATAATGATTCATCAAAAAAGAATGTATGTTTCGAGTACATTAACAAAGTCCAAGAACTATACGTGAGCGGTGCAAATGTCGACGAAATGTCTGCATTGTTCGAAATGGTTAAAATCGAAATGTTAAATGATACTCGCCTTTTCCCTGTTGTTCTTGAATCTCCAACTAGAACCATAACAGAAACGGTACAGGATACCGGGCAAACTTTTACCGCTTTTAATCGTTCCTTCCCTTCTTACAATCAAGCGTATAACTTTTGTATCTCTTCGGACTTCGATCCAGCATACATAATTCCATCTGCTGTTGACTCAATAACAGAAACCGCCATAACAGACGGTCAAATATCGAACGGACTAAAACTCGACTTACAACTATTCGGCAATGCTCCTACCTCTGTATACATTCCTGAAGGCGTTCATAAATGGGGAATAGGTAAATATCTTCACCTACTTTACATTGTCGAGACTACGAAAACAAATAAAGAAGTCGAATCAATGAATTATTCAAATGCGCATCAATACGAGCATAGAAGCATTCAGTCAGCTATGAATCATATGCTCACTATGCAGCGGAATGGATGGCATAACATCAATTTGAATGTGCAGGTATACAACAGAGAACAAATTATAGTTGAGGATATTGCATACGATACCCAATTTGTAAGCACGACAGAACAGGATACTAAACAGGAAAATAGACAACTAATGGAACAAATCAGGTGTATGACAATCGAAAATGAAACATATAAAGGATTCATTTCTAAGTACAATGCGAAAAAGACGTTTGAAGCATATACAAATGAACAGCAGAGCATAAACAAAGATGATAACGGCTTGTACTGGTACGAAATGTTATACTGTCCATTGTCTCCATTTTGCCAACCAAAAGGACATATTGCCTATGACGACACAATAGGAAAACACGGCATAATTGCATATAACAGACCGTTAACAGATAGCGAATTAATTGAATATGAATTAATTAAATGGAAAATTGTATGATACGTTCTTTATATGTCCATATTCAAAAATTAATCAAGTGGTACATTGCCCTAGAGGAAACCGAAACTGTCTAATAAGCCTATAACAGCACTCGATTTTTATTACCAGCATTTTATATAATAACGCTCATGAAATGGATCTGAAAGGATCAATCTTATGTACCTACAAATTCATTACGGATGGTATTATAAAATAACTTCGACTTGGTGCTACTGGGTAGAATCAAAAGAAAAGGCTACAAAGTTTGATACAGCTGAAGCAGCCGATAAAGCACATAATTTTCATTTTAACTTTAATAAAGCAATTAAGGTTACCGAATAAACCTTTTTATTAAATGGGGGATTACATATGCTTTATATCGAAACGAAATATAAAACGATTCATGGGAAGCCGGTTTACGCTCACATGCAACATGAGGATGATTCGAATTATCGTTTTGTCACTCTGAAAACGAAACGTCAACTTGTGAAGGAACAAAAAGAATTAACATTAAGCGTTCGCCTTATTCCTCATAACTACATTGATCCAATTGAATGCCCTAAGCTGTTCGAAGAGTCACCATTACATTTTAGCTCCTTCATTTCCTCTATGCTTCGTATTTGCAAATGGTTAATGCCTTATTATGTCGGTTACATCAAAGACGGCCATGACAGCCGTAGAGCCTTTGATAAAGCGGTTATAAATTATGAGGAATGCCACAACGTAACATTAGACGGTTTATGGTATCATCATGCATTCGATATTGTTTCAGCAGCAGCGAAAGGATTGGAGGGAATCGCATGATTTGTCCAAAGTGCAATATAAAAATGAAACCTAAAACTGATAAAGAATTAAATGAAAAATATTATGATTGTGAGCAATGCGGATTTAATATTTTAAGATCCATTGCAAAAATGAAAATTCACAAGGAGACTGAAAGAATAATTAAATACAGTATTCAATAAAATGAAAGTTTGAATTCATAGGAGGGAAAATAAATGACTTATGAAGAAGCCAAAGCACACAAACTAATATTAGAGAAAAAGAATAATACTGATTCTAGCGCGCTGCAATTCTTCGAAAGAAACGCTATGGGATTAATACCGGATCATGTTAGAGAAACGCCAGAATGGAAAAGTGCTAAAAAGGCTTTTGATAGTTCTTTTGCCGAACTAAGAAACTTTAACGGATGGTTTGTTAAAATGTTTAAAAAAGAAATTTCTGCCGATAGAAATTATAAACGATACGTGAGCAAATAAAATTTTAATTTTATCATCCAAAATAAAGGAGTGTTTACCATTTCGCTATCATACAAAATCAAATTGTTGTCACAAGAAGAAAAAAGTAAATTTATTAGCATGTTAGATAAATGTTTAAAACTCCAATCTTTTTGGGTTAAATGTTTACTTGATACTAATAAAACAAATGAACAATGTGACTTTGCATTAAATAAATTATATTCAATAGAGCAAGAGTTCAGAAACCGATTTAATTATTTGGGTTTGGATAGTTTCAGATTAAACGATAATAAACTGTGCCTATAAAATGTTACTTTTATTCCTTAAAGGATCGGCAGCCATGCCGGTTTTTGTTTGTGTCTAAGCGTCTATATTCGCTTTATCATTGCTTATCCAGAATTTAAGTATATCCCTATGATTGAACCTAGAAACGTCTTACATTGGGTTTGTGGCGTTCTCAGCTCATATAAAATAAACATAAACAATAGTAAATAAAACATTTGTTTATCTATTCTTAGTATGATAATATTAATTTTAGGGATTCTATTCGCCCTAACATTAAATAAAATGGAGTGGTTTTTATTAAAAAGTGTTCTGATTGTAATAAAGAAAAACCTTTAAATGAGTATTATTTCAACTTTATTAAAAAGAAAAATGGGGAAGTTAAAATTTCGTATCATCCCAGATGTAGAGCGTGTTCGGTAATTCGTAATTCTGAATACCGAATAAAAAATGACAACAGAGAGAAAAGATTGGTGACACAAAAGCAATATAATAAACGTGAAGAAACTAAAGAATATCAAAATAAAATGAGGAGAGATGGATATAGAAAAGAATATTTAAGCGAGTATAGGAAAAGTAATCCTAATAAAATTAAAGAATATAATAAGAAGTACTCAAACAAAAAGCATAAAATCACTATGAAAGAATGGGATGCCTGTCGTTTATATTTTGACTATAGGTGTGCATATTGCGGCAAAACTTGGGAGCAGAATAAAAAAGAAACAAGAAAAGATTTACATCAAGAACATGCATATGATGACGGTGCGAATGATCTAAGTAATTGTATTCCATCATGTCAAAGTTGCAACAGTTCAAAACGTGAAAATGATTATATAGAGTGGTATTCGATTAATAACCCTTTGTTTAAGCAGGAAAGAATAGAGAAAATAGATAAATGGTTAATTGAGGAATATAAGAGATATATTGAATTCATCCAATAAATTACTGTTTTCATTCACCTATTTAAACTATAATCACAGTAAAGGAGTGAGTACATTATGAATCAAATCACGAGTTTTTTAATCTATACGCAATACGGATTAGTTAATATCGTACATTCTCTAGAGGAATTGCAGCAGATTGAAAAAATAAATTGGATAAAGGTCGAGATATGGAAATTTGGAACACGTCAAAATGTTATCGAAAAATGGAACGGCTACGATAAACTAATGGAATATGCAATCTTTTATTTCAAATTGATTCAGCCTAACAAATGAAAACTGGATTTTATCAATATGAATAAAATAAATGTTTGTAATAAAATAAATGTATGATATAATGTATTTAGACGAAAGAAGAAAGGGGCGATGTAAATGATTATCATACAAGGTGCATACACCATTATGGCAGCAAACATAGCAACGGGAGAAACTGTACAGCATGACATGATTCTTCCTCTAGACGTAACCACTATTCAACTTAAAAGGTTTTGTCGTCAAAAGTTTACCCGATTTATTGAGATAACAGATTTTGAACCAATACAAATGGAATTGAGCGGTGATAGATGATAAGTAGATTAACTCGTTCGAGCGAGTATAAAAAGGCCACTAGGCTCGAAGCGTTCCCCTGTAATGGGGAGGAGGCAAGATAAATAATACATAGTATGGAGGCGTTCCAAATGCACTATATTTACAAACGGGAAGCAAAGGTAATGATTGCTCATGCACTCGAAAAAAACGGATGGAAAGTTTACGGCTATCACGAAGACCAATCCGACAGCATGACCGACTATTATCACCCGGCCTCGTGGGATGGAATCGCTACAAAGAACGGTCATACACTCGTTATTGATAATTCCAATACATACTATTCCGGTTATGAAGTAAAGAAATATAACTATTCTGCACGTAAAGCTGTTGTAAATAACAATAACAAGATTGAAAAACTTCGTGCACTCGCTAATGATGAAGGAGCGACAGAAGGAGAAAAGGCGGCAGCACGTGAAGGAATCGAGCGCCTAACAGGTAAAGAAGCAAATGACGAACCTACATGGACAGTCATCGGCACTTACCCAACGTTTGCCCACGGTAATCCGGGTAAATGTTCATGGCACATAGAAAAAGACGGTCAAATATTGGCTAAAGGAACCGGCGTGTTTGCTTGCAATGAGTATGATTGGGAGGACAAGACAAAAACAGCAGCAGAACAGAAACAGGAAAAAGTTACAGATATTATTGCTCGATTTGAAAAGGTATTAGGGGATTCTGATGCACTGCAAGCCGAAGTAATTAAAGTTGAAAAGAAAATTATTAAACATGTAGAAATTGAAAAGACAAGTGTAACAGAAAGTGAAATTACCGAATGTTTTACTTTTATTATGAAGATTGATTACACGGGAGGTAATTGGAAGGGCAATAAATGGCAGATGGTTAGAAGATATGACAGCGAGAAAAGCGGAGCGAACTTTATATTTCAGCGCTTAGGTAAGCGCGGCAAGCCTGTTAATGGTGATTGGTGGTTAAGTGTTGAAAAACTTAATAAGATTCTTTCCAAAGGACACATTGCAATTGTAGAAATGCAAGAGGTTACAGAATACGAAGAAAAGACCGTATTTAAGAAAACTGGACGCAAGCAGCCTCAAGCAAACTTTGACAATGACGCTTTACCGGGAGATGTTGAGGAGGAAACAACAGAAGAAACTACACAGGAGTCCGCACAAGCAAAGAAACAAACTGTAAAGCATGAAACAGTATCCGACAACGATCAAGCGACTAAAAAGCAACTATGGGCGCTACACTGTGCAACAAAGTTAAACACGACTAACCTTTTTATTACAAAAACTAAAGCGTCCGAGTTAATCAGCAAATCGAAAGCCGGTACAGATATAACGGACGAAGTGAAAGCATTATTAGGTATTGTAGACGCTCCAGAAGTGAAAGAGGAGTCGATAAAAGTAAATGCACAAGAGAGTCAACAGAACGACGAAGATCCTGCAGATTGGATCTTAGACTATGCCACAAGTATTATAATGGATGATAATACGGATTCGGTTAAGAAACCGGAAACGGAGGAAGAAAAAGCAGATTTTAGAAACAAAATAATTGAGTATGTGAAGTACAAAGGAGATTCTGTTACCCAATCTCTTATCAATCATTTTATCTCATTAGGTTCTGGCGTAACCATCTTGTTAATTGTAGAGGCTTTGCAATCATTGAACGGTTCCCATAACAGCATAGACGAATTAAAGCAGGATGATTATACATTCAATATCGATTCGTCATATCTGTACCACGATATACATTTCAAAGCATGGAACATGGAAATAGAACAAATTGAGCCGTATTTGAATGTTCGGGAAATACCATTTTACATTGCTGGTGATAAGTTTATATGTAAAGGTTTGACTATTGAACAAGTACAATTTATCGAAGGTTTGAACGCATCCAATCAGGCGATATTGTTTTATGATGATAAATACAACGAAAAGCCCAATAACAGCACCAGAACAGAAGAGCTTGAGAATCAGAATGAAAACACAATTTTATCATCCGATAACATTATATATCATAACTTTACCAGCAACCAAACCAATAAAGAGGAGACTGAAAACGAATATATGATTGACGATGACTTTTTAAGCAAATTTGATAATGTCGAAGTAACAAATGAGTCAAAGATTGCCGCTGATGACTTGGAATTCTGTAAGGAACAAGAAGACATTTATAAAAAACTTATTTCAACGTATAACAGTTTTAGTAGTCAATTGCAGGACATTTCAAAATTAACTAAATCCATTAGTGAAAATTATACTTATACTAATAATGGATATACGCATAGACACGATACAGCATACTCTAGCAGCTTTTCACAAAGCGATATTAATGAAAAAATTAATAAAATGAAAGATCGCTTTATTAGCACAATCTGCTATTACTTTGAAAGAAAATACAATATAACAATTCAAGAAGAGAAAATACAGAAAAAATATAAAGAATCCGTAACACTAGAAAACATTTTAGATGAAATACATATACAGTTAGAAGGATTCAATTTCACTGAGAAAGCAGAAAAAGAAATCAAGGACAAATCAAAAGAAATTGTAAGAAATAGTGATAAAATTACAATTAAAAACAACAAATTAATAATTGATGCTTGGTTTTCTCGCCTTGATTCAATTTGGAAAGAGTATAGAACTAACGGAGAAAGACTTACCAATATTTTTAATGCTCTCCAGCACTTCGAAAATGGGCAAATAAAAGGCAATGAGGAACTAACTAAGAAATATATTGGCTATGATAACGAACGCAGCCAGTCAAACTATGAACGTTATGAACCGACAACATTAAGTAAAGTTGCTTCGATCAAAATTTTGAAAAATGGAAAACTTGAAATTGAATTTAAATCAAATCAACAGGCTACACAATTTGCAAAGGTTTATTGCGGATACAATCAAAAATCAGCATAACAGGAGCATAAAAAAGGAGCCAGCGTTTTTATAAGTTGGCTCCTAGAAAGAAGGTTAATCATGTATCAGATATCTAATACGGTCATACCACAAAATAAACGCGAGACGCTAAACAACAAAATTTTGCATCTGATCGAGAATAACCTAACTCAAAAATATAACGTGACTCCCAGTGATGTCTACAACGGCTATACGGGTTTCGGTGGTTTGCATGGTCTGAACTACAACGATTTCAATTCATATCATGCATTCAGTGAAGCGAAAAAACAAATCGAACTAGGGGCATTCTATACGCCTCATCATGTCTGCAAATTTCTTATAGAATGCTTGAAACCTTCTAGCCACGATCTAATAACAGACATGACATGTGGAATCGGAAACTTTTTTAACTGGCTTCCGAATCATTCTAATGTATATGGAAATGAAATTGACATTCGCGCTTACAAGGTGGCAAAATATCTTTACCCAAATATCAACATAACAGCGGATGACATTCGAAGCTGGTCACCTAGCGTTTCGCTCGATTTGGTTATCGGTAATCCCCCATATAATCTAAAATTTAAAGTAGGCAAAGACGAATACCTTTCACAACTATACTACTGTCTAAAGTCTTATGACGTTCTCAAGCCTTCTGGACTTCTCGCTTTAATCCTTCCAGCATCATTCCTAGCAGATGATTTTAGCGACTCAGGCATGATCAAAACAATCAACGATAAATTTAACTTTATATATCAGGCCGAATTACCTTCTAATGTGTTCAAGTCTGTATCTGTAGAAAATTATCGTACCAAAATTATGTTCTTTCAAAAGAAAAGCGAACAAATAGCAGCCGATAAACCATATTCCACAACTTTACCTATAACAGCCATTGATCAAAATAGCAGCGATTTTATTTATAATACATATATCAAGCCAGTTATCGAACAAAAAGAAAAAGTTAAGCATAAATTGTTTTTTGAGCAATTACATAGTAACAGTGGTGACGTAGAATTTCAGGAGAAAGTAAAAAAGTATCTCTTTGATATCAAGCGCAATAAATATGTTAAAAATTACTATGCCAAAGCTACTGAGTACGTGAATAGATATCACACGCAGAAACAACCTGAAGGAATGAAGTGGGATGAGTGGGAAAAGATCAGAATCAAAAAAGGAATGGTATTGTCATATCTTAAGAGAATCATCAAGAATCAACATAACAATGAACGAGATGAGATACGGCTAATTAAAACAAATTTTTCAATCAAACTCAAGGGATACTCTCAGAAAAATAAAATATATCTATCCAAGTTTACCGGAACAAAAGAAATATCATTCAATGATATGATCCTTAATGGCTCCTATCCATTTGAAGATGAAACATATAAATTTTTATATAACAGCAAACGTAAAAAGTTTCTAGTGCAATCAAAACCATTTAAGCAGATTAATGAAAATTCTAATATCAAATCATGGTTAGACAATTTCAGCCTGTACAATCAGGAAAAGAAAGAAACAATTCACCTAAAGGATTTTCAAAAAGAGGATTTACAGAAGATCCTCCAGAAAGACAAAGCACTATTGGCTTGGAATGTCGGCCTCGGTAAAACAGAAGCGGGAATCACATGGATGTCATACATCAACCAGCATAAACATGTTAAGAATACATTCATTGTTTCATCTAGTATTTCAATTAAAATGACATGGACTCAACGGCTATCGAACTATGGCATTAACTTTAAAAAAATAGAGTCACTAAAGGATATTAAAACTTTAACAAAAGGCGAGATTGTGCTAATCTCCTTTAGTATGCTTGTTAAGTACCAGAAGCACTTAAAACATTACATCAAGAAGCAAGGAAGAAAACTAGCATTGATTCTCGATGAAAGTCACCGCTGTATCTATCCAAACACAAAGACAACGAAAGCAGCCTTATCTGTATTTCAACGTGTACCGTATAAATTATTAGCTTCTGGAACGCCAACGAAAAACAATGCTAACGAATTGTATTTACAATTCATGATCTTGTATGGAAGTAGCATCAATTTCTTATGTGAGTGTGAATATATATCTGTAGAAGACAAGAAAACCGGAGAATGGAAAGAGGTTCAGAATAAGTACTACATGAAGCCATTCCCACAATATAATCAATCATTGTTTTCTGCTTGCTTCTCGCCAAAAAAAGCATCAGTTTTTGGAATTGAAAAAGGCAACCAAAATATTTTAAACTCGGATAAGCTGATTAAACTAATTGAAAAAACAATTATAGTGCGTAGTATGTTCGAAGTGTTAAACAGAGATATGGTCGAGTTTAAGACTCATCGTATAGAACAGAACGTGAACGAAAAAGAAGTGTATCGGCTAATCATGGAGGAGTTTCATTCTATGGTTAGGAATTACTATGGATCGACTGGAAACCACAGAAAAGATACTATGTTGCGGATCATCCAGCAAATTATGCTTCTTCAAAAAGCCGTAAGTATCCCACATAAACTAAAAGAGTACAACGGATACAAAGAGCCGAATAAATACAAGAAAATTGTAAATATAGTAAACACTGCTAAGAACGAAAAAGTAGCATTAGGTGTAACGTTTATTGATTCGGCTACTTACTACTATCACAAGTTAAGAAGCGAGTTTCCAGATAGAAGGCTGTTCCAAATCCTTGGTGAAACACCATTCAAAAAACGCCAAGAGACTATTCAAGAGTTCGAGTCAACTACAAATGGCATCCTTGTTTCGTCCCAACAATCACTCTCCGAGAGCGTCAATATCCCATCCTGTGACGTAGTAATATGCGAAGGTCTTCAATATAACATAGCCAACATTATGCAGTATGTGGGACGATTTACGCGCTTAAACAGCGAGAATAAGACGGTTATTCACTTTGTAACATATATAAACTCATTAGAACAGAATATTCTAGCTCTATTAATGGCAAAGCAACGCATAAATGAATTTATAAAACAATGTGAGTACAAAGAAGATGCTGTGATATTTGATGAATTTGGAATCAGTTTGGATATTTTCAACAACATCATCACAAAAGAAAAAGACGAAAACGGTCTGACAAAATTGAAATGGGGAGAGCAGTCAATTGTCTAAGGGAGAATCGAATATTCTCCCTAAAATAAAACTTGATTTTTATAAAGTAAAAGTATATAAATAAAATTAACAAGTAAACCAATTGCAGAAATTTTAAGGGAGGAATACAAAAATGTTCAAAAGCGGAAAAAGGATTAACGGCAAGTTGTATGTGCGAACCCATAAGGGAAATCTAATTGAATTATCGCTGCTAATTATATAAGTAAAAACATAATATAAAAGGGGTTTTGTTTATAATGACTGAACAATTGGTAATGGACATAACAAATGATCTGAAAGCAACTGGCAACTTTAAACAGTACAACATTTCCGACATAAACAAGCACTATCTTGATTCGTTTCAAAAAGGAAAATACCCGGATCTTTTGACTGATAAAAAGCAACGAATGAGTTTTAACCAATACCGATGCACCGTGAACAATTTTCTCGAATCGCTTTCTAAAGACGTTGCAATGGTTAAACGTGAGGATATTGATAACTTTCTTGCCCTGATCCCGAATGAGACGACAAGAGGCAACAAAGCAGCTCACATAAAAAGCTTCCTTGTATATCTCATATCTAACAATGTTAAGAATTGCACGAGCAAGATAAGTCGGGACTTGTTGATAAAACTTTTGGAGATGTAGTAACTAAACATGATCCAATGAAATCAGAATTTTATTTGGAGTAAAAAATAAAAAATGGAGTGATAACAATGAAAACAAAAGAAGAATTATTAAAGTATTATGAAAAGCAACTAGAAAAGGTAACTAACACCTACAAAGATGATCATAGAAAAGAAGAATACATCAAACAAGCAGAGGAAAATTTAGAGGCAGTAAAGAACGGGAGAGAGTGGTAATTAATTATGAAACTATACAAAGTTTACGAAGGTAGCATTGAAGCAATGAAAAATACGCCTTGCAAAGTTGTTATATTTGCAGATGGGAATAACATTAAAATTTTTCAAAAAGCTTTTTATAGAAATAAATTAAGCAGACCAAACTCGATAAGAAATATAATTTTAGAAAAAACAAAAAATATCAATTCAATTGAAAGTGTTCTATATTCTTCGGGCTTCGTACCAAAGGAAGTACATTAAATGTTAATACAATACGAAAAAATTAAAGTCGGCGATACATTGATTTGTAATGTATTAAGTAATAATGGAATTACACAAATCGAACATATTGTAACTAGAATAGAATTTTTGGATATGTATGGAATCAGATCAGATATTAATAAAGAAGTTGCTATTCTAGGCGCAAGTATCTTAGAACATAAAACGTCTAATAACACAACAAAATAATGCTTTCATCGTCACTTAGGAGCGAACCACTATGCTAGACTCAAAAATTATTATGTTAATCCATAACAGAAAAGCAGAAATAAAGCAGGGGCAGAGACAACAATTAATTAAGCATGGGTTCGGAAAAAATTCAAGGGATATTGATAAACAAGCAACGGATGCGTTTTTCAAAATGGCCGAAGAAAGCAAAGAAGACCTAAATGCTTATATTGAATTTGAAAAAGATTATGTCGAGTGTAATCAAAGACTTATTCAGTTAAGACTTAGCAGCCAATGAAAGAAGTTTTCGCAGCCCAATGGGACATGTTATAATTGTCATAATATACATAGGCTAACACTTAACAGTCAAGGGGAATGAAACCAGTCTTTCATAGGATAACAGAGAGGATTGATAAAAATGGAAGAGGTAAAAGTAGGTTTCCAGCATCCTGATTATGGTATTCCATGTATCGCAATATGGGATGAGGATGGGGAAACATTGATGTTTGATATTGAAGATTACGAAGAAGCAGAGAAATGGAATCCCGCCGAAGACGTTGAAGCGGTTCGTCAATGGTGCATGAGGAACGCAATTAACTGTGACAGTGCAAATCGAGCAAATAATCACTTGGCATTCCTAGGAATTAAAGAGTGCATAGCCGATTAATCACCCTAAATAGGTTATAAAACAAGTATTTTATCTCATGAACAGGGGGATTGCCTGTGCGCTGCAAAGTGTCAAATGGGTATGCAGAAATCGGAGATATTATTTCTGTTAGTGAGTATGGTAATGCGCAATATAAAGTCACTGAGTTTGGGGACTATGAAGGCGCGCCGCAAATTAGATATCGAAGGATTTTTCCTGAGACTGGTGAATTCTATCCAGATACAATTGGATCATGGATGAGCTTAGAAGATGCTTCAACGGAGTTAAGATTGGTTAGCCAAAAGAAAAAGTTTAGTCTTCGTAATTGGATTAGTGGCAGATGAAAACGGCATTTTATTTAGGATTTTTCTCTAATGAATTCTACATACACATTGTGGACTAGATTAAGATGCCAAAGGATATAAAATAAAACCAATGATGTAACTTCAAATAAATAATGGTTTTGGTCGAACTAAAAGTATAACATTTGTGGGTTTATGTTTATTCAATAATTCATACATTCTAAACCTTCCAAATGGGTTAGCAGAATGAATAACAATCTTTTTTGGATATGTTCTGTTCTGCACCATGTATCTAACGACTTCATAACCAGATGGTTTGCCAAAGCCTAGATCATGGTCTAATGACAATGTGTTTACCTTATACTTGGTTATAATCTTAATACATTCATCTACTGTCTGAACATATTTATATCCTTTTGGGCATGGACGAAGATCGTCCAAAAACACATTAATCATAAGTTAATCACCTACAATGGAAGGTAAGATATCCTGTTATTTTATGAAGTGAGCATAATGATTGATTGGACACATCGACAAAAAAGTAATTAAATAAAAAGTATAAATAAAAAGTGTATTTCATGTGGTGAACTAGGAGTTGAAATTGATGAATAATTTGTTATGTAAATTGTCTGGACATTCACTTGATTTCTCAAAAGTTGTTGGACGACTATCAAAAACAAATTTAGTGAAATACAGATGTGTGCGATGCAACAAAATAGTTGTGTGTAGATGAAACGTATCTTTCATTATGGAGGAGTGATGAAAAATGAATCATTATAAATGGTTAGAGGAAAATCTTCCGACATTTTTTGAAAAGATGGGAATAAATCCTGAATACTCTCACGGCGTCATAGCGGCTCATGGTGATAAATGTGAAATGGCAAGAACATTGTTTAAAAGAAATGGATTAAAATACTGTCATGGGGTAGCCATCTATCTTTTACTAAGTTTTGAGCCATATGCTAATCAAGTACGACAAACAGTAAATGGTTGGATTGATCCATTTGAGTGGATTGTTAATAACAAAGATAAATTCGAGCCTTACTTGTCTTAACCCAAATAACATTAATAAATAAAAAAATCTACATTTTATTCGATAACAGAGGAGGAGCAAACAACATGAAATCTTTGGTTGGGTATAATGTTAAAGTTGAAACATCCAGACAGAATTATAGCGGAGTTGTAGTTGGTCATTTATTCCAGTCCAGTAAAGTAGATGTGAAGATTACAGAAGTAATCAAAGGAAATAAGAAAGTAGGAAAAGTCGCTCGGTTCTCAATGGATCAAATTACAACGGTTTCGGCATAAAATTTGCATTTTAACGGGAGGGAAGGGGTTAAAATGATTAATCTGTATGTTGACGATCTTCGTGATTGTCCTGAAGGCTTCGTTGTTGCTCGTACATATGAAGAAGCAATTAACCTTGTGGAAAATAACGAAATTGAAATCCTTACACTTGATCATGACCTTGGAGAAGACGCCAATGGCAAGGAACTTCCCAATGGATATGACTTCGTTAAATGGTTCTGTGAAAACGGTAAACGAGCAAACAAAATTTATCTTCATACCGACAACCCTGTGGGTCGCAATAATATGTATGAAACGCTTCTCGCTGCTCAAAGAAGAGGTTTTATTGATGAAGATATTGAAATTTATCATTATCCGATTACGGCAAACAAATATTCTGGGCAATGAAATATCTATTTCATTAGGAGGACTAACGAATGGTTGAAAAGAAAGATTTCGAATTATTCACTAAAACATATCTTGCAGCAGGAGAAATGTTTGATTATGACGGGGATTCTTATGTTACGATTTCTATTCTGGAAGTAAGAAGCAATTGGGAAGGAAAATGCATCATCACAGCACTTGTTGTTAAGCAATAAAATGTCCATTTTAATTGGAGGAGTAAACGAAGATGAGATATCCTACTTTATACGATAAGGATCAGATTGAATCAATTGTGTATCGACTTGTGGGCTACTGGAACAACGATAACTATGTACAATTTGTTAAACAATCAAATGAACTTTATGAGAAATACGGAGAGTTTCAAGCAGATGAGTTGATGAAAAAGATTAAGCAACAAATAAAATAATTGTTTTATTAACTAAAAGGAGTGAAAATAAATGAATATATGTAATGTGTATATAAATGTGTCTACTTCATTGATTGGAACATGTGATGTGGAAGTATTTTATCATGATCCAGTATGTGATGAATGGGATATAGATGAGGATTTAACAAAGAAAAATTTGAATTCGAGAACTGAAGCTGATTTATACATCAATGAACTTTGGCAGCAAGACGACATAACTATCCGAATTCAGGATGTTAGATATTTTTAAAAGGAGGAGCAAGAAATGAGCCAACTTTACCTATCTAAACCAAGAGGCGATAACAAACATCGTCTGTGGTTCAAATCCGAAGATCCTAAGAAGGTGAGCGAGTTTAAAGTGGCATGCTTCATGAAAATGGATATTGTTAAAGTCCAACCAATTCACCATACGGATTCGAAGGATTTTCAAGTATTCGAATTTTGGAATGGAACATTCGATGAAATCGTTACAGAGTGTCAGAAGGTTGCTCGTATTCTAAATATAGAATTAATATAGGTATATCTTTGACCTTTAATTATGCTTATGCTGATTTTAATATAAATGCATCGGAAGTATCTGAGTCATAAAAGGAGAAGTTACTTTCTGGGCGGATAAAATCCAAACAGGAGGCTTGGTTTGTATGTGGTTCAAGAAGAAAGAGGAGAGTTATCTTATTGATTTAGTCAAAGAACGAGATGGGTATGTTGTGCGTAATCCATCGAACGGAGTAACAGTAAGATGCACAGAGAAATTTCTAGAATCATGGAAAGCAAGAGGTTTTGAAGTGATTTACGCAGGGAAAATAAAGCTTATAGAATGACGGTGGAGGCGAAAGCCTCTTTTTTGTTGTAATATTCTCAATGTGCGATTTTAAGAAATAAAAGAGCCGTTTTATTTACCGGCTCCTAGAAGTGTGTCCATATATTTATACCGCTCTCTTGACGTCATTGTTAACAATCTCTTCAATATTGAAAATCAAAACTTTACTATACTCTTTTTGATAATACTCGAGTTGCTTCATCATTTTTTCTTCTGAGGTGTGTACTTCTCCAAACACGTATCCAATTGTATTACCGGCTCTAGCAATTAACCAGTTTTCTACTTGAACATGATCCCCGTATACTATTCCCCATAGATCTAAAATTCTTTCGAAACCAATTGCAAACTTTTTACTTGTCACTATCTTTGCCTCCAATTTGTATTGCATATTGTTAGTATACATTAAGAACAAGTGTTCTGGTTGAATGTAAATAATGTCCGAAATGTCGTATGTGTACGATGAAAAATGTGGTTTCATAAATCAATTTAATAAATAAATATACATAATAATAATGTTGTTATTGCGGTGTAATAGGTGTATAATATTAGTAAGTGGAAATAAGGAGGATTGAACAGAATGGCTTGGGAGTTTGTGAAAACAAACATTGTAGGGTATGGTCGGCTGCTTGATCCAAAGGGAAAGGAATATAATGTTCAATACAATAATGAAGGAAATATAGAAGTTACAACGATTAAGCGTAATACAATAGTAAAAATTCCTCAGAAGGTACATAGAATGATTACCGAAAAAGTCTATAATACATGAGTGGATAAAAGGGTTATTTCAATTGGTTAATAAAGTTGGTTTGAATAAATTATTGGAGGCGTTTATTGTAATATGATAACTAACAATCGTAACGAGATAGTGCAAAAATCCTTTCAATTGCAAGTTAGACTTTCTAAAATGGCTAAAGAGGATAATCAGAATGAATTATTAAAAGCTTTACATAGCAATCATAACCAATTAAGACTTGATTATCGAATGAAAAGAATTTCATTTGAACAATTTCACGATGGATTTTTGTTAGTTAGCAATACTCTTGGTGAGATAGACAGGATTAGCACGGAGATACTAATGGATGCAGTTGAAAAGTTAGGACAGATGTCTTTATTGCATGGACGTCAAAATGTGGGGATAAAATGACTGTTTCATCATCTTCAATGCTTCAGGAGGATTACATATGGCAAAAGCAAAAATACCAAAGCGGACAACTCGAGATGAATTTGTAATGGAAGAATTAGGGGACCAAATATCTGAAGCATTTAACGAAAAATCGGAAGTTCTTTTGACCATATGGGGATGGGAGCAACAATTGCGCGGAACGATAGTGCATTTAGATTCTCGAACAGGTAAGGTTCACGTTCAGAAACAGAATGAAACTGTTAAAGTTCCTTTCATGGATATTATGCAATTGGATTATCCGAGAGATTAGAATCGAACAGTTTTTTCGGGATCAATGAGGGGAGTTACAATGAAATACATAATGCCAACATCCGACTGGATAAACTCGCTTAATATTGGTGATACAGTACTTGAAGTAACGACACCAAGAATCGGAGAAGATGCGTTAATAAAAGAAGTTAGAGTTAAATCTATATCGAAAACCGGAATAATTTCAGTTGAAGGAAGCAGCAACACTTTCAAAGATGGATATCGGAGAGGGTTTCAACACTCTGGAAACTGTTGGCTTCAACCGATATCATAAAGGAGAAGAAGAAATGAAAGTTCCAGCACATATTAAGGAATGTATAAGAAAAAATGCAAAAGCCAATGATATTGCGAGAAAAACAGATGATGTGATACGTGATTGGTGACTGAAGAAGAATATTTGCAATGACTCAATCATAGACCAACTAATCGATTGTTGTGACAATACAAATAATCCTGAAAGTTTCATATTGTTTTTAGAGAATGAAGCTTCTTTTTTTGAAGGAAACGATGATGAGTATTTAGAGAATTGAAATTAATTGATTTCTTAACGAAATAGAGAAGGAGAGTATTATGAAAGAGTTTTTGATTTGATTCAAAAGGCAAAAGGGGATTAGTATGAACTTTCTTGAACAGTTGGCGAATGAGTGGTACTCGTATACGGATCATTTTGTTCGCAATAATATTAAGTTTGATAAGCGTCCAAATGGAGGCTACAATGGAGAAATTGATGTAATAGCATTTAATTATAAGGAAAATCAACTAATTCACATTGAAGCTTCTATGGATGCTAATCAAAATGAAAAACGAGTTATTGGCTTCAATAAGAAATTCCGTTTAACACTAGGGGAATACAACGAACTGTTGAAAACCGAGGCTACGAATATAAAGAAAATTGCAATAGTAGGCATATCGAAAACAGCAATTGATTTTGGAAACGGAATTCAGCATATTACTGTACCTGATTTTGTAAACAATATAACGAATAGAATTAAGAACATTGATCCAATGAAAGCAGCAATTCCAGAAGGCTTCCCGTTGATGAGAGCAATCCAATTTTCAAATTATTATATAAATAAAACAAAGGATGAAATTATCGTTAGGCAATGAAATGGTTCTTTTAATGGGAGGTTGAATTGAATAATGATGAAACAAGATTTCATTAAGCAAGTTTTCACTAAGATCGAATCCAAAGGATTTACGGTATTTGAAGGGGAACAAAAATCTGAGGCAGTGCATGTAAAGGTTCTACATAATCAAACGGCTCACTCGTATGATTTAAAACTCCAATTTAAGAATGATAACTACGATGGTTTTGAATTGGGTGGAGATCAGGAGGTTGAGCATGTAACTCGAAAAAATTACGAAACCTTTGATATAATGAATCAGATCGAATCGTCTATAAGGGAAGTTTTGTTTCGACGATAATAGGCATGTTATTTCTTAAAAATTTGGACGTGATTCAGTGAGTAAATGCAATTATATATCTTTAAAAGATTTAATTAAAAAACTCATTCTCGATTCTCACGATGATGGTTATGTGCTTCTGTACGATGGTGTTGAATGTATTGTACGTAGTTTTGATCGATTTATTTTAGATTATTGTGTAGACAAAGACTATTTCGCTCCATACTTCAGTTATTATATTGCCGAAGACACAAAATACTTTGATGATTTTAAATGGAGATATGTATAAATAAAAAACCATGCTGCTTAAACGGCATGGTTTTGGTTTGTTCCATCGAGAATCCCAAGTTTACGGGCATTTTCAATTATTTTGAGCATGTTTTTAAAATCTTCATTTATCTTGATTTCCGGCTTATTTTCTAATTTTATCGTTAGTTCTTCATTTTCTTTTCTCAATTTATCGATTACATGCTCCATCAATTGTAAGGCTTCAAGAATGTCTGAGATGGGGATGAAATTGTTTTCAGTTACTGTTGGAATAGGATCTGCTTTAATTTTCGGTTTAACCGCAACAGTATTTTTTCGTTCCATTTTTGCCTCTTTAATCTCTTTCTCATAACGTTTTCTTACTTCGCTATTCCATCTGAACCCAGCTGCTGCCGAAGTCCTTTCGAGGCGTTCTGCGACCTCCAAAAATGCCTTTAATTGTGTACTGCCATCTCTTATATGTTGAAGTACAGTTTCAGCTAAAAGTAAGTCGTCCTCTAAAGTCCATTGATCTTTTCTTTCCAATTGTTCCACCTCAACTTTTAAGTTATTGTTATCCAGTATATTCATTTATGTGAACTATATTCATTGGGACAAAATGTAGTTGACAAAATTTAAAATAGAACAAATGTTCTATTGTGTTATAATCATTTACACTATATAATAGGTACATGGATATAAATAAATGATAATAATACTATTATACAAGGAGTCGATATTATGGCGGTTGCAATGATGGAAAGAGCATCAATTAATATTCATCAAACTAACTTTACTGCACCAAAAACAATCCATAGAGGCGATATCTATTTTGCGGATTTAGGCGATGGAAGAGGATCAATTCAAGGAGGAGTTCGGCCAGTACTTATTATTCAAAATGATATTGGAAATCGATTCAGCCCTACCGTTATCATCGCGCCTATTACAGCTCAAATTCAAAAAGCGAAGCTGCCGACTCATGTAGTGCTATCGGCAATAAAGTATGGACTCGAAAGAGATTCTGTTGTACTGTTTGAGCAAATACAGACAATAAATAAGTCCGAACTTGGTGATAAGATTGCGCATATCAGTAGCCGAGACATGAAGGAGATCATTCAAAGTGCAATGCAGATTAGTATTGGTTTGGTCCACTAATAAAAAGGGATTGATCTGATATGTCGAGGATAACTTAGCCTGATTGGTGTATGACACTGGTCAGGCTAAAATTATAAAACAGGAAATTTATAGTTGACTTAAATAAAATAAAAGTATATAATAAAATTAATCAAAATCATATTACATAAGATCAAATGAAACTATTATTTTTATTGGGTGGTGAAGAAGATGAACACAATAATTGAACTTAAGAATGTGTGGATCAATAAGTCATCAACTAAAGAAGATTTTTATTTCTGGAGTGCTCGGTATTTAAGTGGAAAGTACGGTGAGGATTATCAGAAAGCAGCGAGAGAAATTGGTGAAATGATTGTAGAACTTCAACTTACTCGAATCCAATCAAACAAGATTTGGGCAAAAGCGAAGGCGATGCATTCAAGATGAAATAATCCTTTCAATTGGGAGATGATGAAACATGGCAAAGAAACCGAAATGCAAAGTGTGTGATCGTGAAATTGACACTAGAAAATACTCGCATTATAAATTCGGCCATGACTTCGTGTGTTATGTTGAAGCCACAGAGGATTGCGTTGTTCAATACACTGGACAACATTTCAGAGAAAAGGGCGATGGATCTGGTCGTTTGAGTGGTGATGATTATGAGTAGGATAACAATCAAGGAATATAGAGCGTCCAAAGGCGGAGATTACGATTGTTATAAGTTATCTAACGGTCAAAAGTATTGGTTATGGCTAAAGGCTCCCTTTAGAGGTGGGGATGCGGCACTTGTACATATAGTTACGGACGACGACAAAGAGGTTGGGACTGTGTTCCTAGAGAAAAACATCAGCAGCGTGAGGATGGGCTTTGAGGGAACAGGTAAATTAATTGAGGTTCCGATAACAGTAATGCAAGATGTTAGGCCGAATAAGAAGTATTACTTTGATAAGATTGTAAGAAACCTATTAATAAAGGAGATGAATCATTGAGCACACTTGAACAAGCAATAATCGTCGCTGCCGATGGGCATCAAGGTCAATATGATAAAGCCGGACTACCGTACATATTCCATCCATTACGAGTAATGATGGCTTTAACCACCGAAGAAGAACAGATCGTTGGGGTATTGCACGATGTTCTAGAAGATACGGTTATTACAGAAGATAGGTTAAGGTACTTCGGATTTTCTGAATTGATTATCGAGGCTGTGAAAAGCGTGACAAGACGTGAAGGAGAAAGTTATTCAGTATTTATTCGTCGGTGTAAGGAAAATGAAATCGGTGTAAAAGTTAAGATCGTGGATCTGAAGGATAATATGAACATCTCTAGGATTCCCAATCCGTCTCAAGAAGACTTCAGACGGATTGAAAAATACAAAAAGGCACTAGCAATATTGCTTGACGAAGAATGAAACGAATCTTTTATTGAGAGAGGATGAATAAAAAAAAATGAAACTGAAATTCGTGCAAACTCCACATAATTCCATTCGGGTATGGATGCTATTCGATGAGGATCATAAAGATGTAATGATAAAATCGAGAGAATTTAACTTTTTCCAATTCATCTGAATATGGGGTGGATTTGACAAAGTGGAAAGAGACATGTTTTCGTGGGAATTACCATTGTCGATAAAAGATTATATCAAGAAAAAATTCGCCCATTACCCAGATTGCCAAATCAATATATTGTGATTAATATAAAAATGTGAGTTCAATTGAGAATGGGTGAGCTGGACGAATGAACGCTAAGGGGTATCGTCATACGTTGGATGATTTAATTAAGGCAGAAGTTAAAAAAAGAAAACAAAACAACGTTAGCAATGCTTCTGTGCAAGGAGTTATGCAGGATTTGGCTGATTACTGCAAAATAACAACTGATGCAATTTATAATTATAGAAAATATAAAGCCATTCCTCTATTAGCTATAGCTTACAGAATGGCTGAGTATTTAGGAGTAACTGTTTTGGAATTGTACCAAATCGAAAATTACGAATCAGCTTTAGGTAAAAGAAATGAACATGGAATAGGTAGAGGGAGGAAAAAAGAAGATTATAATAAGAATTGCAAAGAATGTGGTGAAATTGGTTATGCGAAAGGTTTTTGTTTGAAGCACTATCAACAGCACAGGAGATTCAAATTAAATAAATTATGATTCAAGTTGCGTCTATTATCAAAATATTTTATGGGGAGATGGGCTTACAATGACAACACTAAAATCGAGCCGTGGAAAAGCAACTTTGAACAACGAAGAAATGGAAGAAGTATAGGAACAGATTAATGGTGAAGTCTGGAAGTTGATTTCCGCCACTAACCTCAAAGATATTGGAAGGCTGACAGACAATAATGGTTTCTACAAGTATGTCGAACAATTTAAAAATACACAAAAACAATTCTAATAGAAAAAATAGAAAGGTGTGGTTATTTTGCTTCTAAAAACCTATGTGAAAGTAAATGATAAATACTATGCAGGAGAATTATCAGATACATATAAATCAAGTTTTTCAGGAGTTGGTTTTCACGACTATAAAAACTGCGAATTGTCTGTTTTGAAATTTGTTGACAATGAAAACAATGCTTACGTTTGTGAAGGTTTACGTAATCTAAATAGTATTATTGAAAGAATTATGCAAAGAGTGAAAGACAATGCGATACAGTTACAAAGAATCGAAATCATCAATGTCGGAAGTAATGTGTCATGATGGATAATAAATTTAAAATTGTCTGTTGTAAATGTGGAAGTGAAAGTCGTTGGTGGTATATCGAAAATGACTACACTTTGAGTCTTAAATGTAATAATGAAGATTGTGGAAACCAGAAAAATTATGAGGAAGATTAAAAGCAAATGAAAGGATTCTTGTATTGGATAAAATAAGAAAGGGCGGTTAAATGACAATAAGTTCTAAGCCTGTAAGTGCAAATATTTTATATAAAGTGGTTGATGAAAAAATATATAAGTTATGCTCAATATGTGAAGAATATAAGCCAATGAATGAGGAGAATTATAGTAAAAATAAAACCAATAAACGTGATGGCTTTCATCCTTACTGTAAACCTTGCAACAGTAGAAAATCTAGGCAATGGGAAATTGATAATCCTGAAAAATATAAAGCGTTAAATAAAACAAAATTGCCTAGTAAGAATCCAGTTAGATTGGAACGCTTACGAACATATAGAAAGACTGAAAAATCTAAAGATTATATGACTGATTGGCGCAATAACAATAAAGATAAAATAAAAACATACAATGCATATAGATTGCAACACAAGACTCATGAGATAAGTCATAAAGAGTGGGAATATTGCAAAACTTATTTCAATAACAGATGTGCTTATTGTGGTCTACACTACAATGATCATTACCGAATGTACGCAGGTGAACCCCAAAAAATTGATTTACACAAAGAACACGTTGACCACTTTGGTAGTAATAAAATTGATAATTGCGTCCCATCTTGTTTGTCTTGTAATTCAAAGAAACACAATAAAGAATTAGTTAGTTGGTATAATGAAAAAAATGTAAATTTTACGCAATATCGAATCCAAAGAATATATTTATGGCTTGCGGAAGACTATAAGAAAATCCAATAAAAGAAGTATTTTAAGGGGTGATGAAACGAAAAATGAAAAACGCAAAAGAAATGAATCCCGCTGAACTTATTGATGAATTAGAGACACTTACATTGAAACGATGGAATGCAAACTACACAGAAGGCTATAGACTTGATAATCGGTTAAGAGAACTTCGAATTGAAATGATGGAGAGAATGAAATAAGTCATTTATTTGGAAAGGTGAGTTATAAATATGAATGTTTACAAAAGCCTTGGAGAAATTGTGAGTGATTATAATGCGGGTGTCTACAAGAGTACGCTGCCTTATCCTACCGGCAGATTTAGAGAGGATCATGTCTTTGATGAAGACCAATCAATAAAATGGAATAAAGATGAGGTTGTAAGAAGAAATAGCGAATACGACCAGAAAAGAAATGAGTACCGTGCTGATAACAATAGATTAGATAAGTTACTCAAAGATGATGTAACTTACAACTTGATTTATGATTTTGACTTGAATCAAGAACAGGCCGAATATACTTATGACATTGCATATACTGAAAAGCATTCTAGTATGACTGACGTATTCTATTATGCGGTTGAATTAGCAGAGTATTTTGTGAAAATGAAAGTACTTGAAAGATGATAAAAGAGCGATTTTAATGGGAGGTGTGTTAGAGGATATGGATTGCCCGATTGATTTTGATTATAACAGATGCTCTTCAAAGGACTTCGGTTTGCAGTGTGATACATGTGTTCATGCTCCAGAGTTTCAAATTTATCAGCACGGTCTAATGTGGGTTGTATCAGACGATAAATACATTGCAACCGGCAAGACAAGAGATGGAGCAATTGACAACTTCATTGAACTATTAAATAAAGAGTATGCTCGGTTGAAGCAAAAGGTCGATCAGGATATTCAAGAATCAAGAACGAAGCATCGGAAACTATGGAATTACTGAGCAAATGAAAAAGCAATTTTATTTAATAAAACTATTCAATATAAATTAATGAATAAAGAGGTGCGCTGCATGACAATTATTCGTAAACGATTTATTGAACGAGACTATCTTTTTAAAAAGATCATGCTGAATAGCGAAGCAATTACGGAATCCATGGCCAATGAATTGTTGGACGACATGAAATGCCCATTTGCTGATTATACTTTTTATTTCATTCCCATTGGAGCAGGATGGAGAACGGAAATCAAAGATAACGATTCGGGAATGCTTGTGCCGGTATCAGATATAACAGGATTTGCAAATGATTTTTATATTAAACAACTAATCGAACTTACAAAGAACAAACTCCAACAACAAATTGCGTGAGGTGGATGTGTATGAGTATAGTTGACTTCGCAAAGAACATTTTAAAGGTTCCTCTGAATTTCTACCAAGTAGAACTTCTTGAATTGCTGCAGATCAGCGGAGATAGTGCCTTTTACTCTTCACGTCCACGCACACACGGCATGCTACTGATCCATGAGATTTACCAAAAATACAAGAACGCAGATTCAATGTAATCTTCTGATAAGGAGAGGTTGGAGTCAGTGAGATGTAATGTATTCAGAAGATTAATGGATAGAATCAAGAGACAGAAGATACATGCTTCGGTAAATCGTATATGTGAAATTCAATCAGAGGAAATAAACTTGCTGAGGGCTGAGAACCAATTGCTAAAGAGAATGATAGCAATGTTGGAGGAGGAAAATAAAAAAAAGAATAAAGACTAAGGTTACGGTTCATGTGCCAATAGTCCATAAGAGGCTCAGGTATACAAAAAGTATACGAGTATACAGTAGAATACCATTGATTTTATAAGGAGTGAAAGTATACCTTTATGTCAGATATCCAGAAGCATACGACAATTAAAGTAAACGATGACATTAAAGATCGAATCAATACTTTGGTCGAAGAGTTGGGTGCCAGTAGTCAAAAAGATGCGATGGATTATTTGTTAGGTTTACATGCAGTCAAAAGAGAAATTGAGAGCGGTAAAGAAATTCCTCGGATCACTGACATGAAGTATCACTTTGCTCGTATCGAAGGTATTTTCACTGAGTTTGTACTAACATCAAGAGACCGTGAGGTTTTTGATGCTGAGACCATTAGTATACTGAAACAAACTATAGAAGATCAAAAGATCCAACTGTATGACAAGTCGATTGAGAATAGTAGTCTGAGAGAAAATTATGATCAATCTATGCAAGAGTTGACTACTAGGCACGAAAATGAAATATCTGTTTACTCTGCTGAATTTGACAGAGTAAAAGGTGTAAGTGCTCTTGTTAAAGAAAATACAGCCAAAGAACTTAAACAGATGGAGCAGCTGGTCGAGCAGTATAAGGAGTCAAAAGAGCAAGCTGAGAAGTTAGTCAAGTTAGCACAAGAAGCAAGCGAAAATGCTCAAAATAAACTTAATGAATATTCAAATAAGGTGAAGGAATATGACTTGCTTCAACAAGTGAATGAGGATCTGAAAAGCAAATTATCAGAAATTAAGAATTTGCTTAAAGGAAAAGAGTATGAATGCAAAGAAGCGATATTGACTACCGAGAGAAAGCGTCTCGAACAGGTTGGTAAATTGCGTGAAGAGTTAGCGTCTCAAAGAGAAATATATGCTGAACTCAAGATCGAATCATCTCGGTTAAGAGGAGCACACGATAAATAAAATAAATAACAGAATAGGAGTTACTATAAATGAAACTTGAAAAGTACCTTGAGGAAAACCATCCTGATGTGCTTGGTCAATATCGTGCATTTATTAGAAAAGATACACTTCCCAAAATCGGGGTTACTGTAAAGACCATTCGAGGTGGATTTGGTGACTGGAAGGGTGGACGGCATCTTAGAGTAGTAGGTTATGGATATAAGGGAGAGAAAAGTGGTGGCGCGACATGGGGCGATAACTTCATCGTCTTAAGAGGGGATAGTCGGAAGGATGAGTACCTTTCAAGAATGGACGAATGGTGGAACGACTTTGTTATTGTGAATGAATGAATTCACTATTTCATCGGAGGAATATGATGGAACAAATTAGCAAATACCACTATAAAACTTACGTAGGTTTCAAAGAGGATAATGGATATAGAATGAGTTGGAATTCAAGTCATCCAGATCTTGAGCCAACAGAAACATTCAGTTTAGGTTATACAGATGTTTATTGTGTCTATTGTTGTGGTCAAGCGTATCCAATTCAAGCAGGACTAAAAGGAGTTGTATACGGCTACACCAAAAACTATGATGTGACCGGTTATACATGTATCTGTGAAGCAGCCGAGAATGAAAAGTTACAAAGAAAAGAATTGAAGGAGTTACAAGAAAGACATAAAAAAGAAGAATTAGAACTGATGAGAAAGTTTCAACCACTTCTAAAGCAGGATAAACGGAAACGTCTTGAATTGAAGCATAAACGAGAATTGTATGAGCTTGAAAATGATGAGAAATACGAAAGACAGATGTCGTTGAGAAGTAATGAAGTAGTTAGGAAATAAAATCGGTAATTCGTTGGGAGTTGAAAATAAAAATATGCAGGATATAAATATAGTGATTCAATGGTTAAAAGAAGGAAAAAAGATTCGACCAAAGCAGCGCAATATGATGATACAAACATCTGCCCCATGTATAAAATTGACTTTTAAAGATGGAACATCAAAATTAAGTGGTTTTTCACCAACAAGTGATTATTATGGCGCTGGCTGGATTGAAGTACAAGCAAATGATAAGGATATTGCCAAAGTTGAGATTGTTGGTTATGGATCTGACAGAGTATATAAAGTGGAGTACATTTATTTCAATCCTCAATGTAATAGAACTCTGTGCAGATTGACAACAGGAGAAACTGCAGATTATCCATTCGATTTGACAGATTTTATCTATGATGAGTTTGAAATTGTCACTGATGTTGAACCACTTTTATTGACACTAAAAGAAGTTGAGTTAAAGTTTGGAAGACCAGTTCGGATTATTGGATAAGCAATAAAATTTGTGTTTCATCTTATAAAACCAAAATTAAACTAAAGGGAGAACTAGTAAATGGAATTTAAACAATTCAAGGATATGCTGCAAGCAAATTTTCAACAAATGTCTAAAGAAGTAACGCACTTATTTGAAGTGAACTTGGATAAGGATGAACTCTGGAACTTATACTTAGACAGTTTCCCAGATGGAACTAATTTGATTTTCAGAGAACGTAGAGAATACGACTGCTCTTGCTGTAGACAATTTGTTAAAAATATTGGCAATGCAGTTGTGATTAAAAACAATACATTAACTACCATTTGGGATTTTCAAACTAATGACGAGAAATTCCAACCTGTTCTCGATGTGCTATCTTCGTTTGTTAAATCTAAAGCCGTTTCTGACGTATACATTAGCAAATTTAAGAAGATGGGAACAGATAAGAATTTCGAAGAGGCTAACGGTAGTGCGAAGGAATGGCAGCACCTTTACCTTGAACTCCCTGATAAATATGTAGATAAGAGTTCTCGCTCTGAAGGTGATATTAAGGGAACTTATCGTGACACCAGAAATGTCTTCAAGAGATCCTTAGATGAAATTACTGAAGATAGTCTTCTAACTGTTCTGGAACTCATTTCACAAAACTCGCTCTATAAAGGCGAAGAGTGGAAATCGGCATTGACTGAATTCCATAAGCACAAGAAAGAATACAACAAGTTACCAACTCAACAAGAAAAATCAAATTATGCTTGGGAACAATCTGTAAAAGTTGGTGGTGCTATCGGTAGAATACGAAACCATAGCATGGGTACATTGCTGATTAACCTGAGCGAAGGAATGGATCTTGATACAGCCATTAGAAAGTACGAAGTAATTGTTGCTCCGTCTAATTACAAAAGGCCGAAAGCAATCTTTACTAAGAAGATGTTAGATGATGCAAAAGAAACGTTGCAGCAACTTGGATATATGGATTCACTAAATCGGCGTTTCGCTACATTGGACGATATTACAGTCAATAATATTTTGTTCTCCAATAAAGATTCTGCGAAACGAATTAACGGTTCGGATGTATTCGATGAAATGTTGGGCGAAGTTGCTATTAATCCAAAGAAATTTTCTAAAGTTGAAGAAATTCCGGTTGAAGCATTTATCAAAGAAGTGCTGCCGACATCTAAGGAAGTCGAAGTGCTCCTTGAAAACAAACATTCCAACAACATGGTTTCCTTGATTGCTCCAGAAAATAAGGACGCCAAGACTATGTTTAAATGGAGAAACGGATTTAGTTGGGCATACTCTGGAAACATTACCGACAGTGAAATGAAAGATCGAGTGAAGTCAGCAGGTGGCAATGTAGAAGGGGTATTGCGATTCTCGATTCAATGGAATGACGGCAATTTCAACGGTAATGATTTCGACGCTCACTGTATCGAGCCAAATGGCAATCAAATTTATTACGGTAGCAAGAAAAACTGGGCCACTACTGGTGAATTGGATGTAGATATCATTCGTCCCGAAAGAAGCAAGCCAGCAGTTGAAAATATTACATGGACAAATAGAGATAAGATGGTAAAAGGAACTTATAAATTCTTTGTTCACTGCTACTCTAACAATGGCGGTCGGGATGGATTTAAGGCAGAGATCGAGTTCGGTGGACAAATTTATTCCTTTGAATACAACAAAGAACTTCGTCAAGGCGAGAAGGTGCATGTTGCAGAAGTTACTTTCGATCAAGATGGATTTACAGTTAATGAAAAACTGCCTTCCAATGTATCCTCTCGCGACATTTGGAATGTAAAATCGAATCAATTTGTTCCGGTTTCGGTCGTCATGTATTCGCCTAACTATTGGGATGAGCAGCATGGCATTGGACATAAGCATTATTTCTTCATGTTGAAAGATTGCGTTAATCCTGAAAATCCAAATGGATTTTACAATGAATTCTTGAAGGAGGAGTTAGTTCAACACAAACGAGTATTTGAAGCATTGGGCGGCAAGATGGCAGTTAAAGATGTAGATGATCAATTGTCGGGTGTTGGATTCTCTTCGACAAAACGAAATGAGCTGTTGGTAAAAGTAAAAGGGCAAACCGAACGAGTATTGCAAATTAAATTCTAAATTAAACTAAGGAGATGTTTTAGATTATGACAAATGCAAATATGTTTGAGGTAGCAGTTCGGACTAAGATGCGGTTTCCGTTTAAAGGCGTAATTTCTGTAGAGGATTTGTGGGATTTGTCGGTTGAGAATTTGGATACAATTTTCAAAACACTCAATTCGCAACTGAAGCAAGTAAATGAAGAAAGTTTATTGAGCACAAAAACGAAAGAAGACAGAGAACTGGACGTAAAAATCGAAATCGTAAAATACATTGTTAATGTGAAATTGGAAGAGCGAGATAAGCAGCAAAAAGCGAAAGAGCAAAAGGAAAAGAAGCAGAAGATTCTTGAGCTAATCTCTAACAAACAAGATGAAGCCTTGCAAAATAAATCCATTGAAGAACTTCAAGCAATGCTTAACGAATTGGAAACTAAGTGAGGGAAAGTGGGGTGGTGGTTTCTTACCACTGCCCCATGAAACTCGTCTTACATTTGAAAGGAAATAGAAAATTGCATAAAAGATTAGCAGATAGATTTGTTAAAGCGAGACTTGTACGTCCGACAAATAAGTATTTCACACATGATCAAGGTAGTTATGTAAATGGTAACTCACACAATACACTAGTGGAAGCAGAGATGTATCAACAAAAATATCCAAGCAGACGTATTGTGTTGATAACATGGCGTGGAGAATGGATTACAATCAAGAAAGGCAAATATGAAAGTTAATAAAATTCGTATTTTATTGGAGGGTTAGTATGGAACTGAGTGGAAAGTTTGAATTTCTGCGTAATATTGATAAATTGATTCAGCGATCAGAGAGATGGATTAAAGACGCTACTGAACGTAAGGACTGGAGTGATGTGGACCATTACAGCGGCCAAAAGAAAGCTTTTGAAGAAGTCAGGGATATGATTTTCGATCAATAAAATCCGCATTTTATAAAATAAAAATATAGAGTACTCATTTAATTTAATTAAGAATACCTCTTATACATAACATATCAGTCACCTTAGAGAATGACAAAAAAATCAAAGAGGTGATTTTTATTGGACGGTATTTATTGGAGAAAATGATTGGCTACGATCCGAACACTAAAGTTGAAACTTGGCAAAAGGTAATGGAGAGCGATGATTTGGATACTCTAAAAGAATTTCTTGGTAATAATTATCGAATCATTGATCGTGCAACTTCGACAATTAAAACTTCGAAAGAGTAAATGAGAAGAATTGAACGATTTTAGAATTTTACAATAGAAGAATAAATCAGAAGAAATATAAAAAACCTGCCAAATCAGCAGGTCGATATGGAACTCCTTTTTCTTCTTGTTGTTATTATTTTTTGTGCTATTGATCGAGAACTACTTTGACAATATTTTACTTGCATTCGCAACAATATCTTTTTTTAGCTTCGCGTAGCCTTCGTTGTGTTTCTCTACTTCAGTTTCTCTTGCGTCCCTGTTGTCAAGATTATATTTTCCGTAGTGTGCACCAGCTACATGATATTTTTGCTCTTGTGCATTCCAACTCAAGAGGAACATATACTTAAGGCCGCTTTGGGCTTTTCTATAGTCTTCTAGTGGGGTTTCGATTTTACCCAGTTTTTCATCTTGTATAAATGCAGTTGTCTCAATAATCGGAATTACTTGATTGGCTTGAACATCTCCTTTGACATTTTTTAAAATTCGTTCTACTCTAATGTCAGTTAAAGTTCTATTTACAACTACGTTAGCCGGTCCTTCATACGAGATTTTGTACGGTGCGCTATTCGGCGTTACAGTTGCCTCAACCACTAAATGAACATTACTATCGTTTAAAAGTTCTTCTGCACTGCTATAAGGATAAATCCAAGCAGCACTCGATCTCACTATTATTTCGTCATTCTTTTTATTATTTATGAAAATTAGGTAAACGACAGAAATTAGAATAATTAGAACTATAACAGTTATTAATGTTGCTTTTTTTGTTTGAACAGACATTAGACACGATCACTCCCTTTGTATGAACTAAAACTAACTGGTCATTTCAAATCCTAATAATCATTAAGAAATTTATATTGTGCGTGTTGAATATCAGTTGTTGTAAGTGTATAAGTTGAAGCACCAGCATTCATTACATTTGATCCCGTATGTGCAGGGGAATTAGTAAGGTGACTCACTCCTAAAGTATGACCGGTTTCATGCGTAACAATTGTATGTCTAAGTGATGGTCCGAATCCTGACAAGGTTTTAAGATAATCATGATGAATCACAACAATTGCATGTTTGTATCCTATGTCAGTACCTTCAACACTGTTTGAAATATCTAGATCTACTGAATTATAAAAGAATACTTGCCCACCTACTAATGGATCAAGTGTACCTATGTAGTATTTAATCTGAGCGTTTGATTCTGAACTGCTGTTGAAAGATGGTATATAAGCTTGTGGTCCCCACTGAGACACAGCTTCTGTCACAGAGTCACTGTAGCCATATTGTGTTATTGAGAGGTCGCTCCAGTAACCTAATGAACTAGGAGCCGATGAGTAACCTTCAAATTTACCTCCATACAAGTGGCACCCATTGCACTGAGTGTAATCTGCTGATGCAGGAACCGATGAAAAAGATGCAAGCAGTATAATAAACATAATCGTGTAAATCTTATATTTTTTTCTCTTTGGGGACATTACTATACCTCCATATTATAAGTCTTTTTGAATACCTTGTGTCTTCATAAAAAATTACCAATTATTAAAGAACAATGTTCAACAAACAAACACTTAACAAGACTGAATCATTTTATTCCCTCCTATACTTTTTATTTTTCTAGGAACACCAACGATGATTTGCGTCCTTTCCGTTGAAACCATTCACCACCTTTTGTAATATATGGTACTATCAATTTCCAATATAAGTAAATGGTCGCCAAATACTATTTTTGACGCAAAAAAACCAATAAATTGTCGAATATGTAATTAAAAGGGCATGGTATTATAATACAGTTTTGTGAAAAGAAATCAACGTAAGTGGATGAATTATAATAAATAAATATATATAATAAATTATAATTGTTATACAATGTTATTGTAAATATATGGGGCGATTCGTGGTATAATTAAGGAATAAAAGTCTGATTTTAAGGGGAGATTGGTGATGGTTCGTGCTTCTAGAAGTGATAGTTTGTTTTACAGTATTAAAGAACTTCATGGGAAATATATAGTTGCATTGTATCGGCAAAACGGAGAAGAGATAAGGACATATGACCAACCTTTTAGTACAGAAGTAGATGCGATAAATGCGGCAAGAGTGGCAGTTAAAGTCTTTGAGGAGTCCAAGTGAGACATACAACGAAACACGGATTTCATGGGAAAGGAAGAGAATACAAAATGAATGGTGCAGAAGTCCAAATCAGAGACAAAACATCCAGATTTGATGGGATGGTTGGAAGGATTGTGAAAGTCCAGAAGACACTGCAAGGAAACGATCTTTATATAGTAGCAATGAATCCATTCATCTCTGAGTCATTCTTTCCTGATGAAGTGTTTGTTTTAGATGATCCAATAAAAAACTGATTTTATAGGGGAGGAAATTATTAAAAATGAGTAAACATGTAATTTTGGAAGAATGTAATAATGGGGAACTCAAATATTTTAAAGAATTTGATGAAGTCAATGGGAATCCAATATTTGTGAATTCTAGAGATGAAGCTAAAATCTATTTTGGTTCTGACGAGGAATTAGAATTATATTCAGAGCATTACACGAGTCTGAGAGTTAAAGGATTCAATGTAAAGGTAGTTGAAATTGTTAAAGGATTACCCAAATAGTATGAAGAAGTCAATTGCTGAGAATATGGCAGATGTCTTAATTGAAAGTAATCGTGATTCGGTTTGGTATGGTGATTTAGATGAGATTCATGCATGTGCACGGCGGTCAGGAATGTATGACCGCCCAGGTAATACTCATCCTCTAGCAATCAATAAAAGGGTATTGAGTGCATTGGACAAGAGCGACTTATTTGATAAAGGATATATAAAGCATTTGGGAAGACCGGCAAGACACTTTAAATTAAAAAAGTAAAGCACAAGAAAATTAGACGATAAAACGGAGGTTTTATAAGGAGGAGGTTAAACAATGACTTTTAAAAGTTGCGAGAGTTGCAGATGGGTTGCCTGCAAACATTATGGCTGGAAACGACCTACTTGCATAAATTATATTCCAGACCATACTGTTAAGAGTGAAAGCGCTAAAGGCAAATAAAAGATTGGTTTCATGGGGAGTGGATGATTTGGAGGAATTATTGGCTGTAATCGAGCGATACAAAGAAACATTTAGGCGAAAAGAAAGATTGCTTAAACCATATCGTGATAAAAAAGAACGACAGAAGATTTACTTATAAATGAATCAATCTCAATGTTAATTTTGGAGGCCGAAATACGTCAATTGAAAGAAATCATCGAGGATCTTGAACATGTTGTTAGCAGATAAAAGACTCGTTTCATTGATATTTGGAGGATGGATATATGAATATTAGTTTAAACGAGACCAATGAAGGCTATGTAGTTGAAGTTAAATATTTTGAAAATAATGTTCAAATTAATCGAATTACTCAATTAATAATAGGTCATGAGTACATCGTTGTTCCTCCTCTTTATGCAAAACAGAAATTTCTAGAAGGTAGAAAGTGTGTCCTAGAAGAATACATTAATGGGAAAAGTGGTTGGGTTGAAAAGTTGAAAGTAAGATATCCCGATAATAACAGAGTAGGTAGAGTTTCAATCGAGAACGTCATGAAATACTAGTTTCATTTTGAAATAATTTATAGGAGATGATGGCATGGCACTTATGGAAGGGGAAAATATTTCACCAAAAACGGCTGCTGAAGCCAAGAAATTAATTGGTAAGCATGTTCGCTATTTAAGGAGTCAAGACATTGATAAGTCGGGAAGAGGTTATTTCTTTCCAAGATTCGGGATAATTTCTGAAGTTCATGGAAGAAATATATTTATGGAAAATGGAACAGACATTCAATTGAGCGAGTTGGTTGAGATGGTTGAGATTCAAGTGACTGAATGAAAGAAAGAACTGTTTTATCTGGGAGGATGAAATGGAATCGTTGAATGGACTGTTCCTAGAAAAAATGAAAATGTTAGTTCATTGCCATACTGGTCTGCCTCTAATAGAATTTGATAATGACTACTACGAAAAAACCACAATGTTTATGGGTTATAACTTTGATGAAAAACTTATAGCATATAATCTACCAATGTACGAACTTAATAAGAGTCAAATTCCTGAATTAGCACATCTTTCATTAGAGAAGTTTTTTGAAATAGCAGTTTATCACGAAATAGGACACCATCTTGATTACATTGCAAACCCGAATAGGAAGATATACAGAGAAATGCATGTTAACGATGCGACCAATGAGTTTATTCTTGAAGGTGAACTCAATGCTTATAAATATGGTAGGGATCTTGTGCCCGACTCCCTAATAAGTTATTACGATATTTTGAACCAATTCAACATAGAGAAGTACAATGAAATGGCAAATGAAACCTGAATTTCATGGGGTGTCAAAATGAGAAAATGGAAATTGGAACATAATGATTACTGGCAAAACTATAACTTATATGAAGATGCACCACTGGGTAAGCAGTTATTAACCCACATAACTGACTCTGAGCTTGAAAGAATTAAGCAGTTAGTTGACCACCATAACACTCAGGTTGAAGAAACTGAGAAAAATACCAGAGTAGAAGAAGCAATAAAGGCACTAGAAGGAGTTATGGAAGAGTTATTCCCACATCTAAAGGATCGAGAGAAACTCCGTAAGGGAAGCACTAATGATGCAATATACCGTGCTTATTGGAGTATTTCTAGCGTAATACGAGAAATCCAATGAAAACTGACTTTCATTGATTGAGGGAGTGACCACTAGGTCGATATTTTTTAACAAAACAGGTTGGGGGTTCTTATGTTAACCGAAGAAGAGAGACGCAGAATTATTGAGGAAGAATTATTAAGAGAAGAAATACGAAGAAGGCCGTATTGGGGACCGCTTATCGGTAAAACGATAGTTTATTTCTTTTTATGGGCAGTAATGTTTTGGGTATCAATGGCAATTATTTACTTTGGCCTTTTTGCAGTTCCGAGTACTGGATTTCGTATGTTTGTTGCATTAACTACGGCCCCAATCATTTCGTTAATACTTACAATCATGGTTGGCCGGAAACTGGGCAAAAAGCTATAATAAAGAAACTTGGCAAGGAGGGCATTTTTAAAGTGGTTGAAGTAAAAGAAGCGTTATGTATTAAAGATGTGATCAACATAGGTAATTCAAGGATTTCAGTAGCATTCTATAATGGAAGAACATACCCCGTTTATATAGAAGACGATGGCCGAAGTATTTGGGCATTTAACGAAAAGGGATCGACCAAATGTTACGTGATTTTGAAACGCCTGATTTCTTCTTTGACGATCATTTTAGTATCATTGACTGAAATTGTAACAGATGAAAAACAGATTCGAGTCAATCAATCACAACATAGTTGAAAGGTTGATTTGTTTGAACAAACTATTCATATTTGCATTCTCCTCTGCTATAGGTTCAATCGTAATGATAATACTAAATCTAATTTTTTACGGAAACACACTGGCAACCGGTATATTAGCAGCATCAACAGCGTTAAATTGTGCAATGCTTTGGACTTTTCATAGAGAAGAAACTGTCGATGCGCTGAAGAGAATATTTTGGAGAAAATAAAACTTGCTCTTATACAAATTCTAAGATAAAGGGGATGTTCTTAAAGTGAATAGTTATCTCGAAAGATACATTGAAAATCTTACGGGTAGAACTTTTATCAAAAGCGTAGTGCAAATGGAAGATAAGCTTTTTATTTTCTTTTATAACTCATACCAAGAGTTTCGGGAAGACAAAAACACTACTCAGATTACCGAGGAAGATTATCAGGAGTATTTTACACAGAACTCCATTGAAAAAATCTTAGTTGGTGAACCAGCGAGGATCTTGAGGGAGTTTCCCTTTATTGATTCAGTAGAGATTAAAATACCAAACTATGCCATCAATATCAAAAGAGACCTCCTGAATGAGTTTCTTGGTTTCCGAATTGAACAAACAAGTGTTTTTGATGGTACTTGGAGAAGTCAATTTTCAGATGTGTACATTTATAATAAAACCAAGCGGAAGCAATTTATTACCGAGTTCGTTGATATCGAAAAAGAAGGTCAATGAAAGTTCACTTTTATCGAGTAATTGAAAGGAAGAAATGCCTATGGATGGACTTCCAAAATACATTATTGAGGCGATAAAAAAGTCTGCAAAGTATCATGAAAAAGCAAGAGAGCACCAAAAAGTTTTTGAAACTTGGATTCAAGAGAATTTTGGTGAAGATGCAATTAATGATGATGGTATTAGAGACGCAATTATCGATAGAATCGAACAATCAAATGATCCCGAGGGAGCTATCGAGAGTATTGTAAATGTGCTCGATGAGTACAAGATCAAATAAAAGGTCAATTTCATATAAGGTGTGACATAACAGATGCCCTTACATTCTGTTGAATTTATAAACTGGCTCAAATCATTAATAACTGACCTAGAAGGACAGGAGATTGCTGTCGCTGAGAATAAAAGCTATGTAGCAGCCGAAGCCTTTTATAACCAGAGGAAGACGGTAGAGATGATTCTTGAGGTTATTGAAACAGGATGTTTTGATATAGAAAAGTGATTTCAGAAAGAAGGCTCTAGATGTTAACCGATGAAGAAAGACGTAAAATAATAGAAGAAGAGCAACTTCGAATACAACTTAGAATGGAGCACTATAATCGACCGGTTGTGCGTCCATTCTTAGGAAAAGTTTTAGTAATGGTCTTTGCATTTGCCTTCATTTGTGCAGCGATGTTCTTAGGATCAGCTATTATATTGTTCATCATTTTAAATCTACTTCAAAATAAAGACAATATGAATATTGTTGTACTGGGATCTTTCATATTTTCAATTGTTACTACACCAATTATTTGGATACTCCTGATGAAAAATTTGTTTAAGAGAAAATAATAGAAGACGATGAAATGTGAGTTTTATGTGAAAGGAGTAAAGTTATGAAAGTTGGAGAACTGATCGACAATATTAAAGTTGGACAAGTTGCACTTGGAGTATACGAGAATGAGCAATGGTTTATTACGAAGACACCTGAAGAGCAAATCCGTATTTGTGATAATAGAGGCGTTTCAATCGGAGAGATGATGCCACTTCGGATTCAAACTTTGAAAGCAAAGTGGAAAATAATTAAATAAAAATCCATTTTATAAAGGAGATGAATAAATGAAAAGTGAAAAAGTTACAAAGACATTTAGTGAAATGAGTCAAGCAGAATATAGACTCGGAAACGCAATCGATGATCTGAAATATGCTCAAATGGCATATAAAAATGAATTGATTGACGAGTGCATTGGACACATTATGCGGCTGCAAGATGAGGCTGGGAAGTTAACAGAACGAGATCTCGCAATCTTTTTGCGGGACTTGGTAAGTAAAGTTTCAGATATTAAATCACGATAAAAAGTAATGAGATTGAACAAAAGTGGATTTTTTGGTGTGATGAAGAAACAGGGATCGGACGATTTAGATGTATACTACGCATACAGTAGAAGTTTCTATTCAATCATACTGAGGTGCTATTATGACAACTTTGAAAAGTATGTACGAAGATATTCTACTAGGCAGAAGACAGAAATTTACTCAAGGTACTTGGGAGTTGCATTATGGTGGAAAAGAAAATTTTAAAGGGCTGCTTCGTTACTTGGTCTTTGAAAGACTAACTTTAACAAGAGAGCAGTTCCTTGAAGAAATATCATTTCAGTTTTTAAAAAAGTGGAAGCTTGCAAGTCCAGCACAAATGCTATATCAGTCTAAAACCTTAGACATTGTGAATGATATTTTTCCTGAATGGAATATCAAAGGATGGGAATTGAGGATGGTTCCCCCTTTTTTTTGGAATGAGGAAACCATTAAAGAAGCTATTAGGCATTATTATTTGTGTGAATTGAAATGGGATCGGAATGATTTAGTCACCAAGTTTTCAAGTGGCATGCTGAAATCTACAAGGTATTATGAAGCAATGGTTAGATTTAGAGATATGAAACTATATGAGAATTTAGGTAGAAGTAAATCAAGTGCCTACGCTTTATTGTTGTATTGTTTTCCAGAATATAACCTTAAAATCTATGAATTTTCGGGTACGATGGAAAACTGGGATGACATTGATATTAGAAATACGTTGTATGAATTGTTCTATGACAAACTAGGTTGGGGCGAGGATGAGTTAAAGGCAAAGATTAATATAAGAGTATTTATTGACAATGGTTTCGAGCAGTTCTTTAATTACTTCTTCAAGGGGAGTACATATAGAGTGATGACTTATTTATTCCCGAAGGATGATTGGGAACATCTGAAGAGGAATAAAGATAAGAATTTTAAAAATAAACCAAATTACTCGATGATTGTATATAGGAGATGAAAAGTTCATTTTACTTGAGAAGGAGACAATAAATATGTGGTACGAAAATAAAATTATCACAACAGAAGATCCACAACTTGATGGTTTGAACGTTCGTTTGAAAATAGAGTCCTACGAACAGGCAATTGAGTTGGTAAAGTTATTTATGGATCAAGGCTATAAAGTGCAAATTGTAGAAACGGATGAAGATTGACTTGATAAAGTTTCTTTTATGAGGTATGAAAATGGCAATAATCATTTGTGTAAAATGTAAAAAGGTTAATGTTGATGACTCGGATAAGAGTCAGAGATGTGGGAGATGTAAAGCTAGAAGTGGGCAGCATCATAAAAACTTTAGAGCAAACGCACTGAAACATTATGGTGCAAAATGCATGAACATTGAATGCCCAGTTATTCCGGGACGCTTAGATGAAAATGATCTGGATGTTCATCATAAACGAGAGGTAAGTGATTTTCCAGATAATGCAACGGTTCAGGAAATTAACTCTGTTAGCAACGCGGAGATATACTGCAAGATATGCCATAGTAGGAAGCATAGGAGTAAATGAAAATACTAATTCATTGGGAGAGGAATGATAAGTTGACTACTGATAAGTTAATTGAAAAGGGATTTTCCATAGTAAAATATGAAGATGAGGATTTTTATTCTAGAACAATTAGTGATATGCACACTGTTCAAAAACTTCTTAAATTAACCGGCGAAGATGGTGGTCAGTTTGACTTTGACTATGTTGGCGTACATTGTGTACTTGAAATAAAACCCGATTTTTCTTTTGCTCAATATTTGTTTAGAGATATTGATACTGATGGATCGTGGTTCACACATGACCAACTGACGGTTGAAGAATTCGAAAAAATAATTGATGAAATCTAATGAATGAAAGAAAATCTTTCATGGGGAAGTAGGAGGTGCATAAATGAGACTTACAGATAAAACGGGTGCTTGGGATAGATTAAAAAGATGGGAAGGAAAGTATAAAAAGTTTGAAGTATCAATTAATCAGGGCAGTAGTGATCCACATAGAGGCATTGTAGACTACTATTACTTCGTGGTAATTTGCAACGAACCTGATTTAAGACACAATTCTTTGTGGACTAAGGATAAATACAGTTCAAAAGAAGAGGCTGAACAAGCAGCAATTAATTGGATTGATGAAAAACTGAAGGCGATAAAATAACGGTGTTGTAGAAAGGGAGAGGGGAAAATGTATAAGGTTGGAGATTGGGTTAAAACATCTCAGACATCGAGCGACTATATAAGAATAATTGAACTCAACGAATCAGACTCTAAAGGTGTGGGATACCTGTATGGGTATCATAGCAAATACTCTAAGAGAAGGAAACCAGCGGGGTTCAATACAAATATAAATGAGAACAAGTCAGAAATGTACAAAGGGAAGAAGCGAATAATAAAATAACTTTCATAGGGAAATAGGAGGCATTAAATTTGAGCAAAGCTAAAAAGAAAATCGATGTAAACTCAGAAGAATTTAAAGTGCAGCAACACAGGGATAATCTTATACGTATTGAGGAACGATTGATTCACATTCCAGAGCCAACTGTTACTTTTGAGATTGGAGAAAGTGTAAGGGTGGGTAGTCTTGAAGATGAGATTGTTTTTTCAATTCTTCATGGTGGCAAAATTCTTGAAATCGATTATACCTCTGTTAAGTCAAATTACGGAAATCCAATTCGCGAGGAGCATCAAAAGGGGTATTGGACATGGACAGACACAAGAAAGAAAAATGACAATGTTAATTCTCTAATTGAGAACGACGATATCCGTTTGAACTACTCTCAAACCCATCTACGTGGATTGCTAACTAAAGTCTATCATTTTGGCGTAGATTTTAATCCTGATTATCAGCGTGATTACGTTTGGGATAAGAGCGACAAAGTTAAGTTAATTGATGCAATATACAAAAATGTAGACATTGGGAAGTTCGCCTTTGTTCGGGTATCCGATAGAAAGTGGGAAGATAACGGGCATATCTACAGTTATGAAATTCTAGACGGTAAGCAGCGACTCAGAGCAATTCTCGATTATTATGAAAATCGTTTCCCGTACAAAGGATTTTATTTCAATGACTTATCACGCAGGGATCAAAATCATATGATGGAATACAGTGTTAATGTGGCCGAAGTATCCGAGCTAACTTACGAGCAAACGTTACGATACTTCCTGATGCTCAACACTAGTGGACGGATTATGAGTGAAGAACATCTAGACAAGGTTCGTCAATTGCTTGATCAAGAGACGATGAAATAACGGTTTCATTGGGAATGGAGGTTAATGTTTTGAACAAAGAATTATTTATTAAAAGGATCGTATCCTCAAGAGAAAACCTTAACTTGACACAAATTGAAGTTGGACAGCGAATAGGAATCAATAACAAAACTTTAAGCGGTTATGAAAGAGGTGTTTCTGAACCTGATCTTCAGACATTAGTTCAAATTGCAAATCTTTATCAGGTTTCCATCGACTGGCTTTTAGGGAACGAGCAACTTGATAAATTGCTTTATCAGAGGTCAGAAGCTGCAAATAAATTGATAAATGCCCAAAAGAAGCACATTGAATCCCTAGAGGCAATGGTTCAATCTTTATCAGTATTCAAGGAATTATGCGACAATTACAGTAAGATTTAGTTAACACACAGAGAATGAGACATAAATCGAAGTCTGATAAAATGAATTCAAAGGGTGGTTATTATGAATCAATGGGCCACAGATAACTCTGCTTTAATAAGCATGATAAATACATTTGGAATGATCGTTTTAACAGGGATATATGTTTTGTTTACGATATTAATTCAAAGAGCGAATAATAAGGTAGTGGAACAAAATGAAGCAATTAGAAAAGAAAACAATATGCCTAATGTCATTGTCTACTTCGATATGAAGATATTAAATCTCTTAGATTTAAAAATAAAAAATATAGGCAAGTCTCCAGCATGCAATATTGTTGTATTTTTAGAAGCCGAGAATGAAATAGTAAATGTGAAACATTTGGATCGCTCTTCAATATTAAAAGGTATCGCTTTCTTGGCTCCAGAACAAGATATAAAAACGTTTGTTGGCTCTACAATGGAAATAAGAAATTCAAACGATGAATTTCCAATATATAAAGTTAAAATTAAATTTTCAGATATAGCAGGACATGAATACTGTAATGAATACATGATAGATGCCAACATGTATAAAGGAAATGTTCAAGCAGTCGATAAGTCAATTCATCATCTTACGAAGGAAATGGAAAAAGTAAATACAACTTTAATTAAAATGACAAGAAATATAGCCGAATTGAAGTAAGAGAACAGCAAATAAAACGATGATTTTACAAGGAGCTGTGGTTGGATGGTTTGGATGTATACAATTGTAAAAAGAGCTGAAGATAGAGTGGGAAATAAGTGGACAATTGATGGAGAAATTTATAACCCCTTCACAGATAAGAGTCTGAACTATGTCTTGAACCAGTATGGCGCAGAAGGATGGGAACTAGTGACTAAAGAGGATGCAAATACTTATATCTTTAAGAAGTTGCATCAAGAAAACGAGTGATAAGGGGGAGGCTATCGGAGGCTATGAGCAGACTGAAGGAAGCACAGTTGCTTCTAAGTAGATACATCCTGTTAACAGATCAACTCGAAGATTTGCTCGGCAAGTTGCGCGACGAGGAAGACATTGTTAAACCTAAATTGAATAAGTTATTAAGCCAAATGAATGTTGAAGAAAAGAATTCCTTATTCGAACAATTAAAGCATGATTCAGTTATAAAATTCCACGTCTTTAAGACAATAAAATGACGATTTCGTGGGGGTTCCGATGTCTGTAGAGTGGAAAGGGAAATATACTTGTAAAGAATGTGGCAACAGTAGGTTTTTCTATAATGAAGTTTCTGTTCAAGCAAAGAGAAGAATTGATCTTAAGAATGGCCCTAAAAACGATGTAGTGTATGATATAGAAAAAGATATAGATGATGGTTTTTTCGAAATCATTTATTGTGGAAAATGCGATGAGCCTGTTGATAATGAAGAATGGGAAGAAAAAATTGCTTTTAAAGAACTTTAAGTAAATAGATGTCAAGAGGTGTAGTGAGGATGGTTGAGAAGAATAGAATTGATATGACACTTCTGGAATTGTTAGATGAATATAAGAGGAGAAAAGCGAATTTAAATAATTATAGAGATACTGTTTTCATGAAGGATGTAGATGAAAAAGACGAGGTAACTAAGAAAAGACATATTAAAGAATATGATGAGATTAGACAAGAGACTTTAGAAGTGGCGTGTTTTATTGCAGAGAAACTGCTAAAGTAAACAACACAATAAAAACATGCTTTTATAGGTTAAAAAGTTAGGAAGGTGTGGCGAAAAGTGAAAACCAAAGATTACATTAAGATGTTACAAGTAGGAAAAAATCCAGTTGTTCGCTTTACTAAAATGATTGATACATTTGAGTGCGAAGTGGACGAAGGAATGCTGGCTAGAGCGGTATCTGTTAGGGACGAGGGAGACGGAACAGCGAAAGTTGTATTCGAAGTAAAAGAGTTTGAAGAAATTAATATCCCTTTTATGAAACCTAACTATTATGATAAAGATGGAAATCCGACCTTGAGATGGATCGACACAAACTTTTATCCTAAAGACGGCATTGAAAAATTTTACATTGAGACTGATGGTGAAACACCCTTTGAAGTTATTGAAGACAACGTTGCATTGAATGATTATAGGAACAGCGGATCTAATCTTAGCTATATTCAGTGGCTAGAGGAGCAGTATTTGAAATTATCAAAGAAGCATATCTAAACCTTTTACCAAGGATGAGAGCGGTATGACTATAGATAAATGTACAATTGAAGGCTGCACTGATCCTGTTAAAGCCAAAGGCTTGTGTAGCATGCACCATCAAAGGTTAAGACGTACCGGAAGTGTAGAAGCAAAAAAACCAAAAGAAACACAAAGGATCGCTAGTAAAACTTCAAGGTCGTTCCAGTTTAAAAAATGTAATGCTTATGGATGCGATGAAAACGCCTCAAGCATGGGACTCTGTAAGAAGCACTTGGAAGAATGGGATTGTAGGATTAAAATACGATAGCTGATTTGTAAATGATTGTTGATCATTTTATGAGTGTTTCTGAAGTGTGACAATGAAAAGGTAATTTCATGGGGTCTAATTAACGATGACGCTATACTGGACACTGCAAAAAGAGGAAATATGGGACCAAAGCAAGCAACAAGGATACTTAGAAGGGAAACAGCAATATGCTATGTATCCAACGGAATATCTCTGGATGATGGAACAAATGAAAAATAGAATTCCTAATTATAGTGGAGAGTATCCAATTTGGCTATGGATCAAGAAACCCGATATGCGGTCAACTAGTCACTTTGGAAGTTATACTAAATGCGTAAGAATAACCGTCGAGCTAGAACCAGCAGATGTCCTTGTTTCAGATTTTCTTGATTGGCACTGTGTTCTAAATGACGGATTCAACGCACACAATGAACAAGAATATGATGATTTTTATGAAGGAAAACTTGTTATTACAAAAGAGCAAAGTTGGGAACGAATGTTTGATTATAATCGTCCAAGAGATCCTGTTTGGGGTGGTTCAGGGGATTGGCTTCAGGGAGTAACCGGAAGAATTTACTTGGGTCAGATTAGAAAAGTTGAACATTTTATAAGCCGAAAGCAAGCCGTTTTATAGATCAAAATAAGCGAGGGTGTTACAATGCCAGTCAATATTATACAAGGTGATTTACTCAGTGCTTCAGAGAACATTATTGGGCATCAGGTTAATTGTCAGGCCGTAATGGGATCAGGTGTAGCTAGAGCTTTGAGGGACAAGTATTCCGGTTTATACTCAGCATACACTGAGTTTTGTACGGGAAACTCACCAAAAGAATTATTAGGACAGTTGCAAATTGTACCAGTCGCAAAAGACAAGTATGTGGCTAATCTATTAGGTCAGTTGAATTTTGGACGATCTAACATTACATACACTAATTATAACGCACTAAAGGCTGCGTTACTTACCTTAAAAGAATTTGCCAAAGAAAATGGATATACTGTTGCTCTTCCCTATAATATTGGTTGTGGATTGGCCAACGGTAAGTGGTCCATTGTCGAACCGATGATTCAAGAAGTGTTTGCAGACTATGAAGTTACTCTTTATAAAATCTGAATAAAACAACAATTTCATGAGGAGATGAGGCAAGTCTTTGGAGATTAATAAAAAGTACAAATATTGGGAGTTTTACTATGATGAATCTAATGGCAAGTCTGTGTGCCCTACAAAAGTGAGTCGTCAATGTGTTGCTTCTATTTGGGATGAGGAATGGAGAGGTGTGGAGTTGCTAAAATATAGTGATGAAGAATTGAGAACCAATCTACTTCAGGACATAGAAGATAAGAGGAAATATGAAGGTGTGAGAATTAATAAAGGATTGATTCGTCATGCAATTGCTGAATTGAGGAAAATAAAAGAAGAACTTGGAGTCAGATAAAACAAATAATTCATGGGGAGTTGGCGTACATGCAAGAGTTTAAATTTAAAGGGAAAGTTGTTACCGATCCTATTGACGAAAATAATGTAGCATGGTTAATAGAAGATTCTTTTGGAGTACGACACAATGCAGCAGACCTTCTAACTGGAATTGATCTCCTGAGTAATAGTTTCCGCACTGAAGATGGAGATGAAGTAGAGATTATAGTTCATAAGAAGGTCATAAAATAATACTTTCATGGGGGATGGGAGAGACATGCAAAAAGAAATCATCGGATGGTTGGGTGGCTATTATGATCGGTTGTCTATTCATGACAATAAAAAAGATGCAGAACGAGGGCAGTACGGCGGAGAAACGTTAGATGAACTAACAAGAGAATTTCAAGACAAAAAAGTAAGGATAGTCATCGAAGTAATTGAAGAGTAAATAAAACAATTCTTTCATTTGGAGATGATCTAATATAAAAAAGGAAGAAGCGATATTTACAGTCCAAAGAATGTTTCGTGAGATACAGTTTGAATCCGATCATAAAGGTGGTTTCAGTGAGATGGATCAAACACAAACTGAATTTACGCTGTCTGATGAGTTTTTAAATGAAGTTAGTTTAAAAGGGCTAAAAATGTTGATGAGTTTAGTTGAAAGTAATTCGAGTTCTGGCGTTAGTCGAAGAAAGGCACTATCGCAAGAGGAAATTGAAAAAAGATTGTCTAACGGATAAGGTCATAAAACAGCGATTTCATTAATGAATACTCTCTGTAAAATAATTCTCTAGCAATATGCGAACGTATGTTCTATAATGGCGATATAGCCATTATGCTGATTAAGTGGAACTCAGTGATGTCAGTTTCGTACTATTAGAATCAATTAGGACAATAATATATCGTTTTAATGGAAAGGTGAGAATCATATGGCGGATGAAAAACTAAAAAGTCTTTATGAGGAACTTCTTAAGTTAAGCGATGATGAGAGACTTGAACTATTCAATAAATTCTGCAAAAAATGCGGAGATATTGACCCACGTTGTAAATGCTGGAACGATGACTGATGAACGAATGAAATTGGCATTGGCATTTCAATTGATCATTGGGGAGAGTTCCAAGTTTTGAAGAGTATGATGAATATATAAATCGGCACCTGTAAAACGGGACTATTTTCCTATTATAAATAAACAAGAAGTAATTTGAAAAATAAAACTAATACATATATCCTCAATAATATGAAAATAAAAATTGAGGTGTTTATGTGTTTGTTTTATTTTTTAATATTTGTGATATAATATATACCAAAGGGTAAAAAATGAGGAGTTGAGGTAATGATTAGAGATCGTTCTGAACTTGAGCTACATCTGCAAGAGGCTATCGAACGAATAAAATATAAAAGAAAAAATGTCGAAGAAGTAAATAAATCTTTGTTAGAATATGACGTTCCACCGGGATTTTTCAATGAAGTTTGTAAGAAATACTCGATTCTTCAAGAAATCGATGCAGCATTGTTATGCTTAATAGCTAAAGCAGTATTTATGATTGATGGTAGTGATTCCATTAGAGTGGAAAATTACTTCACACAGGGCGAAATTGAGAGTGCTTCAAAATATAAACTAGAAAGAGATCAAGATATAAAACTGCCCATTATCCTTAATGAAGTTATTAAAATAGACAATGACCGGTACTTTACAAAGATCAAGATGACGGATTTAGTACAATGGTATCACTCAAAGTTAATTGTATATGACGCAGAAACACAGAGAGGTTTAAAATTTATTCGCTCCAGAGATGGGGTTGTGCCGGTTCCAATTGTCAATAAAGATAGCGTTGACAATATTGCAAATCATATGGAAGACGAGACATTCTTCACAGACACTATCCGATTAAATGTATACTCTGAGGAGTTTGAACCAGTTATATACAATCCTAAGACACGCATGTTAACGATTAAAGAAGGAGTCACAATTTCTATTCTTGATGGTTTCCATCGGCTTCAAGGTGGTGTCAGAGCCGTCATGAAAAACCCCGAACTGCCACTTATAGAAGAACTGTCTATTTGTATCTATGACACAGAAACAGCTAAGAAGTTTTTTGGACAAATTAACAAATACAACCCCATTGATCCTCAACGTCTTGAAGAATTAGATGAGGAAAAAGTATCATTTGCAGCAGTTAAACAGTTAAAAATACACTCAGTCTTAAAAGGCAGAATTGCATCTGGATCTAAGATTAGTGGATTAGTCGGACATCTTACAACGGAAAGTATACTTGCAACGGCTATTGAGGAAGTTTTCGAACCCAGAAACACCCCACAAGCAAACTCTGTTGGAGTATATCTTGTAGAGTTTTTTAATTATTTATTTGAGACGTTTAAAGATCAAATTAACAACAAAGATTCGCTACTTGGACATCAGAGAATGTTTATTGGGTACATTGTGATAGCAAAACAATTTAAAGATTATGACATTCCTTTAGAAGAGATCAAAGTGGTTGTTAATTATTTTAACTCTGATTATAATGAAGAATTGAGACAATTACTCACCAACAATAGAGGAACACAAGCGAGATTACAGAAACTTGTTAAAGAATACTTTGAAAAGACAGATGTGAAATCAATTTTGAAATCAGGAGAGTAAAACATGTCCAATAAGATTTATCAAGGTGGTTTTTATAACGAATATCAAAAATTTCGTTATCTAAAAACACTGCCTGAAAAATCGGTCGCACAAGCATCCCGAATTTTGAGTCGAGCAAGGCCAATAGAAGAACAATATGACATTGATTTATACAATTTCAGTCTACATCAAGTTGAAAACCTATTTAATTATCTCGAACCTTCAACTTTAAATGCGAGTCGTTCAAATTTCTATATTGTGCAAAACTATATCAGGTGGGGCATTGAGCAAAACTTAAGAGATGACAACCTCAATCCTATTGAATTGTTTTCAGATGTTGCATACTTCAACAGATTCATCGATCAATCAAAAAAGGCACTTTACACAAAAGATGAGATTGATGACATTGTTGATACATGTAAGAATGCTCAAGATTCGTTAGTGATCCAATTGATTTTTGAAGGCGTATTTGGAGTATCTGGCTATACAGAACTTCTAAATTTAACAACAAATGATGTACTGGAAAACAACACATTGCGGCTCAAAGATGGAGATAGCGAAAGACTTATTCGAGTGTCTGATAAATGTATCAGATTAATTGAAAAAGCCATTAATGAAGAAGTTTATTATAAAAAGAATGGTAATGCCAGTGTAAACCTCAAATCAGCAGATCATGCCGAGTTAGTTAAAAATAATTATGTTTTAAGAAATGTTAACACGAGAAGTAAAGATGACGGGATCGCAGACGCTCACCTTGTATTAAGAAGAATTAAAGCTATAAAAGAATATGCTGAATTAAAAGTTTTAACTCCTTATATTGTAAGGAATTCAGGAATGTTGTACTTAGCGAAAAAGATATACGAAGAAGAAAACAAATTAGAAAAAGATCAAATAATATCAGTGTGTAGACAGTTTGGTATTCGAAAGATAAATAACAATGGTTATGAAGTTTATAATACTCATAGATACACTGAAGACTTTTTAAATGTTAGGACTATCGATGAGGTATATGCAGACAGTTAACTCTCTGTCTGCATTTTTTGTTGTTTTCTGACTGTGAAACTACTTTAAACATTTATTTATAAAATGTGTTGACGGACTTAGGAAGAATGTGGTACATTTATATCAAGAAAACAAACAGTAGATGTTTTAAAGATTTATGTTATAAAACATAATGGGGAAGAGTGATATCGATGGATGCAGTTAGATTTTTCATGTTATCTATCTTAGAAGTTTCAACTTTGTTTGTTCTCATGTTCTCGATATTTAGATTCAAAGTTAGGTTCTATATAAAAGAAATAATTTTTATAAGCGTGTTGATTTCGTTGGCATCTTATTATCTTAGATTTTTTGAGAATCTATATAGTTTAGTTCCGATAATACTCCTTGTTCTTATAATAATAAATTTATGGATTGTGTTTAAAATATCACCTTTCTACGCAGCTATTATGGGGATTGCTTCCTACGTCGGTTATAGTGTTGTACAGGCACTGATACTTTGGATCATGCAAGAGGCCAACTTTGTTACATTCAATCAGATAAAAGAAAACAATCTACAAACTGGTCAGTTACTTCAGATAATATCGGTTGCCATTACTCTACTGATATCTGTTGTTTTAGTAAGGTTTAGACTATGGTTTACGTTTGTTCCTGTATCAAATTCTGTACTCATAAAGATCAACTCGAAGAATCTTATTACACTAATTGCAATTACAATATCTATCATCATAGTAGGATCGATTTTTAATATAAATAATATCGCTCTTATACTCATTGGATTAGTATTTGTCGCTGGATTTATTTATTACCTTCTATATAAAAGGGAGACAACATGATTGATAAATTAACTCATACAATTGGTATGAAAATCAAAAAGAATTATCCAGAAGCAAACATTGAAATCCTTAAATACTCATTGAACGTAATAATAAACCCACTAGCAACAATTATTCTCTCAATGGTAATATCACACTTTACTAATGATACTTATGATGTTGTAATCGCTATGGTTTCGTTCGCTGTACTTAGGGCATTCTCTGGCGGAATACATATTAAATCATCGGAGCTATGCATAATTATCTCAACGACATTATTTATTGGAATCTCTTTTTTGCACGATTACCTCGTTGACTATACACTAATACTCACTATCGTATCATCATTATTAACCTTGACTTTTGCACCATCTAGAATTTATGGTCAAACAAGAATTCCGGAGCAGTTCTATCCGATTCTAAAAGTTGTTTCATTGGGTATTATTTCAATTAATTATATATTTAACAGCAGTGTACTTGCTTTAACTTTTTTCATACAAAGTATGCTGCTGATTAACATCGGGAAAGGAGGTGAAAACAAATGAAAAAAATCATCGCAAAATATGCTACCTTGGCTTTGTCTGCAGTTGCTGTTGCTACCGTTAGTGGTACTGCAAGTTTGGTTTTCGTACACAATCCTAAAGTACCTCAAGATCTCTTGAAGTAATTTTAGGTTGAAATTGTTGGACTCGGAGAGTGATCGCTGTACTTTCCAGTCCAACAATTATAGTTTCTAGAACTGGAGGATATCTTTGCTATGGAGTTTTTCGCAAAAAAGAAAGATGGGAAGAATATTTCAGAAAAAGTTGAAAAAATTCATAGCAAGGATATCTGCTATGTAACCACCGAAGGAAGAAAAGCTCATACAATTGCAAAAATGAAAGATGGCTCTGTATATTATATTTCTATGCCAATATCAGAAATTGTTCAAGGATTGGAGGAATATGAAAATTTCAAAACAACGGATCGCAGTGTAACAGTCAATATGGATAACGTTACATATTACGAAACGCTGTACGATAGGTTATTTTTTGAACATAACAATGAAATGAGGGAGTTTACGTTTATTACTGTAGCTAGATCATATGCTAAGGAAATCAAAGTCCTAATGAGGGAATTACGTGTAGAATTTAGGGAATAAAGGTTTTTCAAATATAAAGTAAAACATTAGAATATATTAAACAATTTTATGTGACATATTGCGACAAAATTTTCAATATAATTACATTACATGAAAATGTCAACTACATTTTGTCAAGACGAACTGTAATTGAAATGAGTGTATTTATATATTAATATTTACCTTAATAAAGTATGTAAGGGGGATACATCAAAGTTATATATTAAGTGCAATACCGTGATGAACAAATCCTGCACTCATCAAATAAAAACTCAGCAAGGGGATGATTTTTTGAATAGTAAAAATTATTCAATTGGATTTAAACGCATAGATTTGCGATGGGTTATTGTCTATGGTAATGCTGCATTGGTTGAAAAGTGGATATCAAAGAATGTAACTGGTGGCAGGTTATATGGTGAGGTACATAAGTCGGAAGAAAAGATGAATAAACAGTTAGAGTATTATAAGAATGAATACGATGATGTATCCATACATAGAGTTGAAGATGCGATAAAGGAAATTGCGTAAGAGCTGAGAAATCAGCTTTTACATATCATATTAAATAAAAGAATAAAATAACTTGCAAAATATATATTAATGTGTTATTCTAATTGAGGGGATAATCCACTAATCAATAGATCGGCTGTGACATTTGTGAAGAAATTGGACGTAACAACTATTTTGCAACAAATGGGGATCGATTGGGAAAAAGTGAAGAGGATTCTGAATAAGATCAGTTGATCGAAGGAGTCTTATCAATAAGACTCTTACATACTAAGATTATTCTGAAAAGTTTTTCTTGTCGAGGAAGACCTAGCGTTAAAAAATAGCGCTGCAAAGCGATTATATAGATAAGATTATACTTAGGTGGTGATAAAATATCCCAATAAAAGATGAATTTCATCGGACGATTTGAGGTTAAACTAAATGACATTAGAACCTACTTACGGAAGCTTTGACACCATTGGAATGGTGACCGGCCTTTCAAACGAAAGGTCATTTACCGAAGGACAGAAGGATGGGAATAACCCTTGGGTCAAAATCAATTTTGGGGTCAAGGTAAGTGATCGAGCGTTTGTATATGTTGAACTTATGGGTTCAAAAACACCAAATGTAAAAATCGCTTACCGAGATCCAATGACAAAGAAATTCAACAAGGAAGATTCGTTATTGATACCATGGGAATCAAGATATAATCCTAGTCGAATTAATTATGAAATACATATGCCAGTCAGGTTAAATCTTAATGAAAGTTCATCTGATGAGTCAATTTTAACTTCCTACGATGCTGCATGTGCTCTAAAAGAAAATTTGAATGACAGTGACATAGTTTATGTTCATGGAAATCTTCAGTTTTCGGAGTATGAAGGGAAATCAAAAGAAACGTATTGTGTAACGAGTCTTTCAAAAATAAAAGAAATGAATAAAGTAAATTACAAGCCGGTCGCTTCTTTTACTCAAGATTGTGTATTTTTGAACTGCAATAAAGATGATGAAAAGTTATTAATCGATACATACATAATTTGCAGGAAAAATGGAGATTTAACATGTATTCCTTATACGTTTGTTGCAAGATGTATTGATTTAATCGAGCATTTTGAGAACAACATTACATATGGATCATTGATTAAAGTTCATGGTAACATACATAATCGTGCCGATATTGTTAAGATTGATGGGCAACTTGTAGTAAAAGGAATTGTTAAAGAACTAGAAATTAAAGGCGGCAATTTACTCGAAAAGGATAAGTACACCGAGGCAGATTTAACTTCAATTAGTAAAGAGAGCATTTTTGCGACACAGGGAACAGGATTTGGATCAATTGAGGAAGATCCGTTCGGTTAACTTGAAAGGATGTGAGTATATAGTTAACGGTACTATAAGAAGTCCTCCATATTGATTTAGTATATTATAAAAATAAAACATAAAAATAATAAAAAATTAAGGGAGATGTCCATACGTAATGTCCGAGAAAAAAGAATTGCGTCAAGCCGAAAACGTAGCAAAAATTGAAGGTATTGTTGCAGATATTCGTATTGAAACAAAAGAAGTAAATGGTAAACCGGCTATCAGTGGAGAAATTGATATTCTAGTCGGTGAAGATACTCATACAGTGAATGTATTTTCTTATAAGAAGAATGGAGAAGGGAAAGAGAGCGGACTATACAAGGGGTTTGTAACGGTCATGAACGATTACAAGTCCATTAAAGCACATGGAAAAGATGCTGCCGATAAAGTACGCATTACTCAAGGTCAAATCGATCTGAATGATTACTATGGGGCAGACGGACTATTGCGATCCTTCCCACAACTCAAAACAAACTTTGTCAATCGTCTTCAGTCCGGGGATACATTTGAACCAAAGGCAGAGTTTACCCTTGAGATGGTAATTGCAGTGGTTAAGGAAGAAATGAAAGATAATGAAGCAACAGGTCGAGCGATTATTAAAGGATATGTCCCCGTTTATGGGAATAAAGTAATTCCATTCGATGTAGTAGTTGCTGAGAAAAAAGCCGTAGACTATGTTACCTCTAATTATGAAAAAGGAACAACAGTTACTGTCCACGGTGAAATTGTAAATAAGAAAGTTCTTACTACAAAAGAAGTTGAAGTTGAATTCGGTGATCCGAAAGTGGATACTTCTGAGCGAACTGTTCGAGAGTATTCTGTTAAGGGCGGGACAGCACCAAAAGACCAAGAAGATGTAAAAGCTTATAAAGTTGCTGATATCAAAAAGGGACTCGAAGAGCGAGAAAAGATGCTTGCCGAAAAGAAAGAGAAAGCAGCGAAGAAGGATAGCAACAATTCTTCATCCAACAAGAGCAAAGATCCATTTGGCGATAGTGAAGCCTTTGGAAAACCGATTGACATTAGCGATGATGACCTTCCTTTTTTACTATAAATGTAAAATAAATAAAGCAAAGCAATGGGGTAGTTAAATAAACAACTGCCCCTTAATAAAAAATAGGAGGAAAATAATTTAAATGTCATTAGATATCTTTAATCCGCAAATTTCCGTTATTTCGAGTGGTCTTGAAGGAAAGGTAATATTGATTTATGGTAGCAACTCCTTAGGTAAAACGTTTCAAACCACAAGAATGAAAAAGCCTTACTATTTAGGTTTTGAAAAAGGGCTTGGAGCAATCTCAGGGATTCCATTTGCACCGATCAATAAATGGAGCGACTTCAAAAAGGTTAATCGTCAGTTAACTTCTCCTTCGACACTAGAAAAAGCAAAGGAACTTTATCAAACGATTATTTTTGATGAGGTAGAAGCTTCTGCACGGTATTGCCAAAAATATATTTGTGATTTGTACGAAGCAGATAGTATTAAAAGCGGTAACGAAGGGTACGGTTTGTGGAAGGAATATGAACTTGAATATTGGACTGAGATTGATAAATTGTTAGGTGCTGGTTATACAATTGCTTTTATTGCACATCAAGACTTCAGTAAGGAATTAGATAAAATTTATCCTAAAGGTGACAAACGTGCTTTAGCACCGATTGTTGATAATAGCGATGTAATTGTTTACTTGCGCTCAAATGGTATTGATGAGAAAAACAATGTCATTAAATCAAGTGCATATTTTAATGAGACTAAAGAATTTTTCGCTCGTAGTCGATTTAATTATATTCAAAATCATCTTCCTGAATTTACGGCAGAAAATTTGGAGCAAGCACTAATTCAAGCAATTAAAAAGCAGGAAGAAGTTGAAGGAATTAAGTCGGTTACATATGAACAAAAGAAAGAAGTATACGATTCTGGCGAACTAGACTTCGATAAAATTGTAGCAGAGATCAATGAGTTGGGTAAAAAATTCCAAGCAGCTAAACGACTTGTAGAATGCACTGAGATTATTGAAAGACACATTGGAAAAAATAAAAAGATTAAAGAATGTACGAAATCACAGGTTGAAGCATTATCGCTTATCCTAGACGAGATTAAAGAGTTGCCACAACCTCAAGTAGAAGCATAAGATAGCCATTTAAATAATCATTTCATTCGGAGGCATTACAGTTGAGTCGAGGACTGTAGGGTGGTTGGGGATGCTCAAATGGCGTGGGAAGCCATTAAAATAAATGAATATAATATATAAAAAGTCTAAGTTTATTGGAGGCATGATGAGGAAGGCAGAGGTTAGCCTATCTGTTGGATTGATTGGGTTCAGTTTATTTGGACTTTTTTTGATACTAACCAACACAACAGAAATTAAAAACACGACTTCAATAGATGTTGTCGCTAAACAGACCGAGGTTGAGCAAGAATTTTTGAATGCTAATACATCATCTCCAGAATCAATACTGTTGAGTGCCGAACCAAGAGTAGAAATAGAACTATCCAAAGAAACAAAAGAAGAACTCGCTATATTCGCTGTTACGGCGTACACATCGGGCTACGAGTCAACTCAAAAGAAAAAAGGTGATCCGTTATATGGAATTACAGCCAGTGGAGAACGTGCTGTAGAAGGTCTAACAGTCTCTGCAGATTGGAGAGTGTTGCCAAAAGGGACTCGAGTTTATATAGAGGGAATTGGTGAAAGAGTCGTGCAAGATAAAGGTGGCGCAATAAAAGGAAATAAACTGGACGTATATTTTGAAAGTTTAAAAGACGCCAAGGCATTCGGTAAACAAAAATTAGCAGTAACAATATTGGAAAGAGGTGATTGAAATTAGTTTTTCTGCATCTGAACGAGAGACTGTAATTCAGACTGATGATGAGAGTGGTAAATATAAAATCTACACATTACAACAAAAAGTGCAAACCAAACTAAAGAGAGCAAACATATTACCATATAAAACTGATACTGACGGTGCAATGTACTTCGAATTAGATTTTAATCAAATAAGTTTTCGTGCTAAGAGTGATAAGCCTAAGCGAGTAATGAGTGATGAACACAAGGACAAGTTGAGGAAAGGGAGGGAAGCAAAATCAAGATTATAGCAATCGAGGGCTTAGATAAATCAGGGAAAGCAACCCAATCTAATATGTTGTATAAAAAAATTGAACAATATGGCTATAAAGTTGCCAAAAGTGAATTCCACCGATACGACACGAATACTGGAAAACTCATTATGGATTGGTTAACTCGAAAATGGGATGTGAGTCAAAAGTCTATTGAATTGATTATGGCTGCCGACAAGCAAGCACAGCAGGAATGGTTTTCTCAACTCGATAAAGAAGGTTACGACTACCTTATTCTAGACAGGTACACGCTAAGTCAAGCTGCATATGGTGTAGCCAATGGGATTCAAGGATCATGGATAATTGAGTTGCAAAAGTATATGCGCAAACCTGATTTAGACATAGTAATCGACATTCCTGCTGAAATCAGTATGAGTCGAAAGGGTAAACACAACAACGGTCAAAACGATAAGTATGAATCCGACTTAGAAATGTTGAAGCGTGTTCGGGAGAACTATAAATCTTTTTCTACATACTACTCAGCACCCGTAAAGAAAATAGTTGATGGTACAAAATCGATTGAGGAAATACATAATGAAATCTTTAATATTGTTCTGGGGGTAGGAAGTTGAGCACAAAAGTAGTTTACATTTCAGGGCCAATGACTGGCGTAAAGGCCAATAATTTTCATGAATTTAATCGTGTAGCAGCCATTTTAAGGAATAGCGGATATGAAGTTATCAATCCTGCAGATCATGGGTGTTCGGAAAGTTTATCATGGTCAGATTATATGAGGATGGATATTGCGGATCTCATTGAGTGCGATCTAATTGCTACTCTTGATGGGTGGGAACTCTCAAAAGGAGCAAGATTAGAGGTACATATAGCAAAAGAATTAGGAATGGATGTTTTGGATTATCGTGAGCTGATCAACAAATAAAATATATTTTTTATTGGATAGAGAAAAGGAGAATTTGAAAATGGAAAACATTAAATTGGTGGCAGAAAAACTTAAAGAAATTGAGGAGTTCGTAAAGAAAAATCTAAGTACTCATTATGATGATGTGCTTGAACATGTTGAATACAAACTAGATGCCGTGAAACAGATTGCTCAAGCCAACCATATTCCTTTGATCGTTACTGCGGAGGATATTATCAACAAGTACCGTGAAGAAGAAGAATCATCTGAATATGAGGAAGAGAGTAGTAGTTATTATTATGAAGAAGAATCATCTTATTATGAAGAATAGGAGATTAACAAATGATCGTTATAGGATCTAAGGCACTAACTTTTCGGTTAGAACAAACAGAAGAAGTTGTTGAACGGTGGTATAAAACGGACTATGACGTTTTGATGAGTATCGATGAATTCAAATCGTGGTGTAGCAGGTATAAAGAAGAGATAATTAAACTCTACCCAACGCAGGAGAATAAGTATAAAGCCATTCTTTCTAAATATGGTAGGAAGAAACAATACGAAATCGAGATTGGATATGAAGGAACATCTGCAGAATTCTTATTGAAACACGAACAGAATGTTACCGACTGTGCTGTATTTGGTTACTTTGGCGAATTGTTCAATGCACTCAGCCTTCAATATCAGTTTTTAACCAAACGCTCTCATTTGATTTATCCGGTACATTTCGAGAAAAATATGAACGACTACCATCTTATAAAGTCGCTCATTGGAGATTTCAAAAGAGATGAGCTAATGCAGGAGTATTATAAATTGCGCGCTGCCGAGGCAAAGGAACGGTACAGTCGATTTAAGACGCCAAAATTGAATGTTACAAACGAAGACTTCTTTAGTTCAAAGTTGGCAGTTGAAAATTACTTTGTACATGACGACATTCATGAGGTAATGAAGCATCACGATGTCCCTGTTTATGAAATGATGAAGCGAGATTTTGGATTGGCCAAATGTGAAAAAGATATGTTCTTTGCATTGCCTTATGATTATCAAATTCAAGCTGTTCAAGAAGAAGCGTACACTATAGCCTTAGAAAGATACATAGTACCCCAAGCAGGAGAGGATTGGCAGAATTACTTAAATTGCTATAAGAAAGCACTAATGCGAATCTGCACAACCCTTTGTTCTGGATGGTTCAGGAGCTTTGCTATCGAAAACTATAATGTTATAGTCGAAAGGTACAATCCTGATTTTGTGAAGAGGTTTAAGGCAGCTTTTGATACAGGAGAAATTAAGGCACTCGAAGACAAAGTTGTTCCAGAAATGATTGCTTAATTAATTTTATATTAAATAAAATGTTTTAATATACGGAGGAGTGATATGAAATAAAGATAGTAGGATTATTTAGTGGGGCCGGTGGTTTAGAATTAGGGTTTAAAAAACAAGGATTCGAATTTGAGTATGCTCTTGACTACATGCCAGCAGCCTGTGAAACAAATAAACGAAATCTTGGAAATCATATCGTTTGTAAAGACATAAGGCATGTTAGTGCAAGAGAAATTCCAAAAGGCAGTGGATACATTTACCTGATCGGGGCATCTTGCAGAGGATTTAGTAACTCGAATATGAAGACGTCATTTTTGGAGAATCCAGATAATGAACTTACATATGATTGGATAAATAAAGTAAAACATAACAAACCGGATATTATTATATCTGAAAACGTACCACAAATCCTTACAAAATTTAATGGAGCTTTCGCACAAGAGATAATTGACAATTTATCAGATGTTTATCATATAGAGGTGAAAGTTCTAAACGCTGCTGACTACGGAGTCGCCCAAGACAGAAAACGTTGCATTATGATTGGCAGCCGTATTGGTGCAATTAAACATCCTGAGCCGACACATAAAACTTGGAAGACTGTTGGGGAAGCGCTTGAGGGATTACATGATGGAGTTCCTAATCAGACGAATATCCGTAAGTCTTCTAGTGAGGTGATACAGCGATTTAAGCAAGTTCCGCAGGGTGGAAATTGGAGAAACATTGGAGAGTTCGCAGGAAAGGATAAACATTCGATTCTGTACCGTCGATTAACTTTTGATGAGACTAGTCCTACGTTCCCTCATGCTGGAAAGAATCTCGTGCTGCATCCTTCAAATGATCGAATTCTTTCAGTTCGTGAGTGTGCAAGAATCATGAGTTTTCCCGATGATTTTGTTTTCTATGGTGGACTTACCGACATGTATCAGCAAGTTGCAAATGCAGTTCCTCCATTGATGGCGGAGGCAATTGCAAAAGAAGTCAGAAAATTAATAAATATAAGCAATACATATAAGAACAAGTTTAGTATTCAAAGAATAAATGAAGATTCAATGCAGGACGCTAATTAATCGGGGAATAAAATAATGTTTTTATTAGGAGAAGGTAATGAGAGAGGAAAAACAGACGATTTATATCACAGATGATGGTAAGGCATTTACTGATAAAAAAGAAGCAACGATTCATGAAACTAAGTTAAATAATGTTAAAAATTACTTAGTCAGATACTCTCCTGATTTAACCGAAGGAAGAGGATTTCAGGCAGCAGGGATCGTTATGGTTCATGCTAAGGGTTCGCATAAGGAGTTTGTTGAACATTGGTGTTATAAAAAGTTTGGAAACAGAATCGATTTTTGCATGGGAGCGTATGGCTCAAACGCAATCACTGACTCTTGGGATATCAAAGAAGCAAGTGAAGACGATTTAAGAAAGTACGATATCCTATATAGGATTGAAGAAAACTTTGTAACAAAAATATGGAATTAGACAATATAATCGGCTTTTCGTTGGGAGGGGTATATGGCACATTATTATGATCGCGAATATGACTTGAAAGAAATGAAAGAGAGAGCGCATAAGAAGATAGACTTTTACAAAGTTGAAACTACAAAAATTAATCAATTCCTAAAAGAAACTAACTTGCACAGCATTGATATACCTGAACCAATAAGTAGGCATATTGATAATATTTTATCAAATTTCGGACATTATGTCGCTAATGAAAATACGTGGATCGGTAAGGCAAATCTAATGCTCAGTCTAGGAAAGAGATATCTTGATTTTGATGATTATCATGAGCACTTTAAGTGAATGAAATTGGACATTTATTTGGAATAAGAGGGTAGATAACGTGATCGAAAAGAGACTAGATAATGAGGGTTGCATTCTAACTATACATAGTGCTGTCAGAAACGATACGATGAAAGTCTATTGGAACGCAGACACACCAGAGAGAAGTAAGGAAATATCAAACGGCGAAGAAATATTTATTTTTGTACAATCTTTTCATTCGAAAAGAATGGAATCAAATTCAATTTCATTGTCTATGGATGAGGCTGAGTGTCTGAGAGACGTATTAGATCATATGATAAGTGAACTTAAGAAGATGCAAAACTAAGACCAATGAAACTGGAGTTTCATTGGATGATAAATCGGAGGATCATTTGAGACTAGATATAATGACTGATATTGAAACACTAGGGACTAAACAAGACGCAACAATCTTTCAAATCTCTGCTGTAGCGTTCGATATCATGACTGGAGAACACATTTCAACATTCAATCAGATCGCTGATATTGAGAAGAATGCTATTGTACGTGTAGACGGCTCAACAATTAAATGGTGGCTGAATACTAACAACTCACATTCCGCACCCCTATGACTCTAAAAATGGCGAATTTTGGTGTATGCTAGAGTCATAGAAATGAGAGTCGGGAGCGAAGTGTGGGCATGCAAATCGAAAATTTTTATGAAGTCGGCTATCTTCCTTTACTAAGCGGAATCATGAACGATTTGGGACTCCGCAAGAAGATCGATCAATTTGTACCTGTCGATTCGCAGTGTTGGACTACTGCAGGCGAAGCCGTCCAGTTGTTGTTGCTCGACATGCTGAGCGGTCGAAATGCCCTGATGAATGTAGACAAATGGGCAGCGGAGCAGGACTTGGATCAACTGCTCCGCCCCGGTCTGCAAGCGTCCTGGTTCAACGATGACGCACTCGGCCGCCATTTGGACCGGCTGTATGAGGCGGATATCCATCAAATCTACTCCGCTTTCCAACTGCACGTGTACCAGCACGAGCGCATCCCGATGGGCGTCTTCCACGGCGATACGACGAGCATGTCTGTCTATGGCGATTATAGGTCAGGTTATTGTTAAGACACTTATGCAGGGAGCCGGTAGTCTTGTAATTGGTAAACTAAACAAGCAATAAAAGGGTCATTTCATTGCGATAGGAGATAGAAAATGATTTATTTAGTAATCAAGAGAAAAATATATAATGATACATACACTGTACGTTACGCACTAGTAAATAAAGAATTAGCAGAGAGTTTTGTAAAGTGGGCAAACCACGACAACCAAGACGAGGATACGGTTTATGAATTATTAGAACAATACGTTATAAAATGATGATGAAATTAAGATTGCATTGGAATAGTAGGAGGAGAAATGAGTAAAGTTACATTCGGAAATAATATCGGAGCAAAGCAATGGAGTTTCATGCTCGATAAAGAGAATAAGATTCTACATACGGCATGGTTTCCTCTGATCGAAGTCAATGGAAAGATGGCGACAATTAAGGACGACAATTATCCAGTTGGCATCAAGGAGGCTGAGAGCAGATATAAAGCTAGAAAGATGGCGCAAGAGTTTTTGAATCGAGTAAAAGAAGAAACATGAAGAAATATGATTTCGTGGGAAGAGGTGTAAGGTGATTAATAATAAGCCAACAAATGAGGAATTGATAAAGTGGAAACAACATCTTCAAGAACTGGACGATGAAAAGTACCCAATTGCAATAGCTGCGGTAATGGAGTCCAAAGAGAAATATACAGAAGGTGAAGCATATACTTCTGTATATTTCTTGCAAAGAAAAGTAAGAGTAGGATACTCGCAAGGTCAACGACTCATCGAGCGTATGGTACAAGATAATATTCTTCAACCAGAAATAAAAGAGAATTATATAAGGTACAAGATCCGATAAAAGGTAGATTGCATAAGAAAAGGAACTGCCAAGTACGACAGCTCCAATCAGATATTACTTAAAGAAGAATCCTATGATACTCGCAAGACTCAGTTTGAATCGGAATTTCTTGGTTTCTGTGGTCTTATTCGGTTCTTTTACGGTTGTTCTCTCGTAAACATATTCCATATCTTTATCCCCCCTCGCAAACTAATTATCGTTGTCTCACTCTATATAGTTGCAACGAGAGGGTAAATTATTCAATTTGGCAGACCTAATATTGTTCAAGGTTGTTCAGGTACTTTTATTATAGATGATAAGCGATTTTCCGTACACTATTAAAATTCAATACAAGTTAGTTGCATATAAGAGATTTGATCAGTATTTGTATTGCGTTTCCGAAGAAGGTTTGAAACTTCTTGAGAGGATTTTTGAAGTGAGGATTACTGAGCTAGAATAGCCCATTAAAATACGGGCTTCATGGGGTGAGAAAAATGAAGTTGGGATATGCAGTAGTAGGTAAGTTATATGGAGAACCGTGGGAGAGCATGATTTACGAGGATGCTGAAGAATGTGATAGTGCTTATCGCGATCTAGTTAACGACAGTGATTATAGTGACTTAAAGAGATGTAATGTTTATATCCATTACGAAGAATGGCGATGAAAGACGGATTTTATTTACTAGCGAAATAGGAAAAAATCACTGGAGGGAGTCTATGATAGGCAAGATTTCAGTAAGAGGCTGTATCGTTGCATTATCTGATGGTAACCTATCTGGACCTAGTGTACGTGTCTATTCATCAGACAATAGAATTATTCTTGATAGATATTATACACAAATGTCCACCGCAATCGAACAGTACGGATACATCTTACTATCTCTATATGAGGGAATCGATTCATTCAGGTTAACGTCTAAAGTGTTGCCAAGTGACAACATCAAATGGGCTAGCATTTAGAAAACAAATGAAAATTCATTTTCATTTGCCGGGAAGGATGATGCAATGACGTACAACAATGTAAAGTATTGTAGTTTTGACTGTGAGGAAATAGGTGGAGTCTGCGATAACTGCATCCATTACGACTTCAATGGTGACGAGGAAGGCATATATGTTGGAGATGGCTATTGTAACTATCACGAAGATCACTCAGAACCGCACAATGGGTGCGAAGATTTTGTTTGTCTTGGGGTGAGAAATAATGAATAAAATTATAAAATACATAAATGAAACCGAAATATCGGCAGTGGTCGATTCTATTGTCAAAAACAACAAAGATATCTGGAGTGTAATCGAACAGATTAAGGAGTCTAGGATAGAGTATCAGAAAAAGTCGCAGGAGCTGCAGAATGAACTCGTTAAGTTGTTACCCGACTACAAAGTGGGTATGATCCTCGAGGCTAAAGAAGACTGTCTGAACAATTGGCGTAAGGGTGATCGTGTAGAAATAACACTCGTCAAAGGAAATGATTGTGTTTTAGATGGTGCGGCTGCTATCGATGAGAAATGGATTCGTAAGTATTTTATGATCATTGGGAGCAAATGAAGTGCAGTGTGTATTTTTAGAAAGGAGATAGTGATTGTTAGAAATAAACAAAATATATAATGAGGATTGCATTGGATTAAACGGAATGCGTTTGATCCAAGATAAATCAATTAACTTAATTCTCGCTGACCTACCCTACGAGGAAACGCAAAATGTTTGGGATTCTGTTATTACACCTGAAATAATGTGGAATGAGTATAAAAGAATCATTAAAGATAACGGGGTTATTGCACTTACTGCATCGTTTCAATTTGCTTCAAAGATATATGAGTCTAGAAAGGTTCCGTTTCGATATGATATAGTTTGGCGCAAAAATAAGAGCACAGGATTCTTAAATGCTAAGAAAATGCCACTACGTCAACACGAACTAATTCTCATTTTTTACCGCAAACTGCCAGTTTATAATCCGCAAAAAACTACAGGTCATAAACCAGCGAATTCATATACTAAACATACTGGTGATGGTAGCAATTATGGAAAAACTAAAATCGGGGTATCTGGTGGAGGACAGACAGATAGATATCCAACAAGTGTATGGGATATACCTGTGATGAATAATGACTCGAAAGATAAATGGCATCCCACACAAAAACCTGTAGAGCTATTCGAAAGAATTATTAAAACATACTCCAATCAAGGCGATTTGGTATTGGATAACGCTAGTGGGTCAGGAACTACTGCTGAAGCTTGCATGAATACTCAGAGGGATTATATCTGCTTCGAAAAAGATAGAACATACTGGGAAAAATCGATTGCACGTATTCATCGATTGAATAATAATACATAATTTATGCAAATAAAATGTTAGTTTAATTGGAGGAAGTATGGGAGAGAACAATTTGACTTTGATTATTGGGGATGATTGGGAAGGCATTTATCACGATGGACTACTGATTTATGAGGGACATGAAGTGCAAAGAAGAGAGTTAGTAAACTTAATGAAAAGCCATGAAACATTTAATGTGGAATTTAAAGCGCTCAATGATATGGGGATTGATTGGTTGCATGAGGAAGGAAGTTTACCTGAATACATATCTGGAATCCCATATCAGTGTATCGAGCAATAAAACCTGTATTTCATAGGGAGGAAAAATGGAACAAATACAAAATCACGAAATTAAAGACATCTGGAGAATTAGAGACGGCTTACTGGTTGAGGTGTTTAAGTACAAATCTATTGGTCATCACAGTTATACTAAGAAGCAAGAAAAACGTGTTATGGGTTGCAAAGGATTGACAGTACTAACGTCTAGTTATACAGACTCATATAGCAAGAAAACTTATTCCAAAGGAACACTTCTTTACAATAGTTGTCCAGTTGAACCGTTGGATGATAAGAGTCAATTTAAATTTGAAATTAAGTCGAGCGGCGGATCAATCTTTGGTTCGGTTAATGAAATTGAAAAAGTGTTAAAAGACATTGAAAACTTGATGAGAAAATATCAATAAAAATTGGATTAATACTGGAGTCGATTTGTTGATTAGAAGATTTAAAACAACTGTTATCCGAGAAGACGAATACATAATTGAGATCGATGATGAAGTTATTGACGAAGAATGGATGAAAAAGTATAGTGAGGACTTTAGAAACATTCCTTCGCTCAAAGGACATATTGAAAATCTAGCTTGGAATCGAATGGTCAATGGCGAGGACTTTTATGAAGGATATGGAAACGTGTTGCATGACGGAGCAATAGCTTGGCAAGCAACCGGATATGTTGAGAAAGGTATTAACATTAAAGTTGTAAATAAGGATGATATTGAAGTATTTGCCGAAGAGATGTTAAGGATTTAATATTGGATTCAAAAGTTGATTATAGTAACGAAATCTTACTTAATGATTATCAAAATTATTAATAAAAAATAAAAGGAGTGTATTGAAAATGATTTTACATCCTGATGGACGAGTAGAGGGTACAGCCGAAGAGTTGATTATGTGGAAAGAAATGCTGTCAAAAAAAGTAGAACAGGAATATTACAAGAAGTTCACCTCGAGTGGAAAAGGTTATACACCATGGATTACTGGAACAACTAGTGTTAGCACTGGAAACTGTCCAAATGAAGGTGGACCATGTTATTGTACAGGCGCATGCAGAGGTGGGACTATTACGTATGGCGGAAAGGAGGCGAATCATTGAATAAAGAAACACAATTAAGGGCGGAGAACCAAAAGTATAAAATTATTGCAGCGTTGCGCGAGGCTGGTGCAAGTGGCTTAACGAATGCACAGCTCTCCAAAATTGCACTTCGATACAATGCTCGAATTCAAGAAATGTATGTTCTCGGCTTTGGCATAAGCACAGTCCCAATGTCAGGCGGACTAACTAGATATGTATTAAACTCAGAACCTAAATCGATACATAGCAAGCCCGATCACGCTTTGAATATCCTCATTAAAGAGATAGATAAGTGCGGAGGCAATGTTGATAAGGAACAGTTGCTAGGCTTATTGGAAGCTAATAATTTCACAGTGAGACGTAAAGTTGGTTCATTCAGTTAAAATAAATGAATAGAAAAAGAATTTAATGGACGAGGAGTGGTCTAATGAGTAAATTCTTTACTGATTTGAAGGAAGTTTTAATCAATGCAGGTAGTCAAAACAATATTAATGCTTGCGGGTATTATAATGCACTCCTTCAAAATAGTAATATGCTGGATGAAATCATTGAATCATATAAAATAAACAATATGTATATAACATGGCATCCTGATGATACCGGTGATTACACTGACGGTTTGATTCTAATTTCGTTTAGAGATTATCGCGATGGAAATTTCAAGTATAAAATACAACTTACATCGGAGCAGTCATGGGACGGATATTGTGAGTGTACTCCTGAAACACCGCACTACAACCCAAAATATGATTGTTCGGGATACTGTGACTGGTATATCCCAACATTTTCAATTGAAAAACACACAGATATTGGACATGAGAAATTTAAAGGTTATGCAAAAGATATGTGGGAATTAGACGCTCAATGGCAAGAAGAACTTGGAATCCACGAAGATGATAAAACAGCTGAACAAATTGCAAATATTAATCTTCAAATTGAACAACTTCTGAAGCGTAAAGAGGCGCTTAGAAATAAATAAATTCGTGATTTCATTGAGGAGAGAAAATGAAAAAGATATTTTTTGACATTGATAATGGAGAAGTAGTGAAACCGAGAAATATCACAGCGCCAGCATATTTAGCTGTGATAGAAGATGAAAGTTTAAAAATTACCGAACTGTACTCATGTTTTAGCAAATTTAAGCTTGAAGCATACGGTTATAAGTGGGAGAATGCTATGCTTCATCAGGATTGTTTTGAGTGGGTTAACTATTCATGGTTGATGAAGAGTTTACGAAAATATATATTGTTGATTGCGAAGCGCAGTGATAAAGATGACTATGAAGATGAGTATAGAGAGCATTATAGGTATTTGAGATTCTGGAAGAGGCATTGAAATTGTAATTTTATAAAGAGGTGTATTTGAATGATGGGAAAAGTTAAATGGTTCATCCAAGAACTTGGATACGGCTACTTTACTTCGGATGACGGAATAGATATTTTTGTATCAGTTAAAAACCCTTTCGAACAGTCGTTTATACAAGGAGACAGAGTAAAGTTTGATCTAATTGAGTGCCAATATGGTGGTCTGACAGCTATAAACACTGAGAAGATAAAAATATAATTTATCTACAAATTGAAGGAGAGATAGATTTGTTAAAGATTGAGGATAAAAATATTACAGGTTTTACAGTTAAAGTTTTAAATAAAAAAGTAGTTATTGAAATGCCAATTGCCAATCTGGTTAGAGGTTTTAATCTGAGTCCTAATAATTATGGCGAATGTAAGATTAAACGAGGTAAAAGACAAGAATTTGCGAAATGGTTGGTTGAAAATCTTTTAGATGAAGCAAACGTGGATACAGGTGATAATTTTATTGTAACTATGCTAGACAGTGTCTATGAAAGAGCATATGAAGGCGCAGAAGACGAGTTTGTTAAGTACGGATATGACGTTGAAGAGTAAATAAAATAGGAAATTTATCTGCCGAGCAAGGAGGGAGTAATCATTATTGACCCGACTCAAGATGGTATATCTCACATAAATATCTATAGCCAAGGCAAGACAGAGCTTGGACGGATGTTAAGCAACTTCTATGGGTATGGATGGAGGTAAAATTATTACAAAATATATTGATATAACAGGTGAAAAATTTGGTAGGTGGACAGTTATTGAAAGAGGAAAAAATGACAAAAACGGCAAAGCGATGTGGTTATGTCAATGTGAATGCGGAAGTCAACCAAGAGAAGTAAACAGTTCGAGTTTAAGAAATGGCGTATCAAATAGTTGTGGTTGTCTAAATCTGGAGAAAATTAGTAGTAGGTTTAAACTACACGGAAAATCAAAGACCAGATTGAATAATATTTGGTTTAACATGAAACAGCGTTGTTATAATTCAAAAAATCCAAATTACGCTGATTATGGTGGTAGAGGCATTAAGATTTGCGATGAATGGCTTAATGATTTTTTAAATTTCTATAATTGGTCAATTGAGAATGGACATTCGGATGAATTAAGTATTGAAAGAATAAATGTAAATGGAGATTATGATAAACATAATTGTAAATGGGCAACTGATTTAGAACAGGCAAACAATAAAAGAAATAATGTTTACATTACAATTAACAATGTGACTAGAACTGCGGCTCAATGGGAGAAAGATAGCGGAATAAATAAATCGACTTTTAGAAATAGAATTCGAAGAGGACTTCAAGGCGAAGAATTGTTGAGTATTAATAGAAGTAAAAATATAAAGTTATAGTTAATTGAAGCCATTAGAAATGGTATTTGATTCAGGAACACACTTAGTGAATACTAAAAATATCAATAAAGTTTTGCTCGAATGAATGAGCAAATAAAAGGAGACAATTTTGGATAAGGTTAAATTAAAATATATAAAAATACGGCTTGAATTAGAAAAACAACAATTGACAGATATGCTTCCTGAAGAATTCAGAGAAAGGTTTCAAAAACTTGCATATATAGCCGGTGGATGTATTTACTCAATTTATAATAACACAGAACCAAAAGATTATGATTTCTTTTTACGTGATAGTAAATTAGCCAATGATTTGAGAAAATATTTTATTTCACTATCAGGTTATCACGGGAAAACAGTGTCAGGTGGTATGTATAAAGATAGTTCCTTAGTAGTAACTGAAAATGCCGTTACACTCGGAAAGCATCAGATAATCACTCGTTGGGTAGGTGAACCGATGGAAGTTTGTGGAGAATTCGATTTTTGCCATCTTCAGTACTACTACGATGGCAACGAAATTGAAACAATCAGTGATTTTGAATTTCTAGAAAGTAAGACATTGCGATACAACGAGAGTCGTGCGCGGGACATCGTTGGTTCGGTAATGAGGCTGAATAAATTCGTTGAACGGGGGATGAAAGCCCCGCAAAAAGAAGTGAGTAAAATGTTGCTCAAATTAAAAGAAGTCGGGTTCAATGAGCGCGAAGTTGAAATTTTAGAAGAAGCAAAAGAAAGGTCTGATACAGATCATTTTGGTTCGTGAGGTGCATAATGGTTAATCATTTTGTTTTAACAGATGAAGAGTTAGTTGACGAATTAATTGATCTTATCGAGTGCTCGGTCGAAGTCGACTACGATCTTGTTGATAATGACTTTGACATCAATACTGACTGCAGTTTTCATTACAAGAGAAACAGAGAGTATCACGAAATTCGTAAAGAACTGTTATATAGATTGAGCAAATAAAATAAAAGAGTATTTTCATTGACCTAAGAATAGGGAGGAAACGAGTTGAAAGCAAGTACAAATGAAGATTTCAAATTGATTGCAATTAAAACAAAAGATAGAGTATACATTTCTGACAATATTACTAATTCGAGTTATTTCAATTCACAAATTAAATATTTCCTATTCGATGAAACGGAAGCAAAAAGTACATATAAGAGCGACTGGTACGAGGTTTCCGCGATTCCCAATAAAATAGAAAAGAGAATTCCTAAGCAAGTTATTAAATCTTGGTATGAGTTGAAGGAGGCACATTATAATACTAGTTTACCAAGAGTACTTTATAGCAAAGATTTCGCGGAAGATGGAGAATACGAATCAGTTTATGGACTTTATCAGATTAAAAATGAATATGATGAAGGTGGATTAGAATCTATTAAATTTCAACTAAACGTTATTGAAGAACTCGATGATTTTGTTATTACAAGAAGTGACTACGAACTACAACATCCAATTCTTGATAAGATTCAAACACATCCGATTTTACTCACAACTAAACACTGTAGCCTAAGCAGAGAAGATAGTTATAAAATTGTACGTAAATATATTAAAGAAAATATTAATCATAAATATGCAACCATTACAAGTGACTATGATTTTTGCTTTACAGTTGCAAAGAAAATTGACCATGATCCTGAACCTTATCAAGTTAATGTAGGCAAAAGAAAACCGAAGTATGAAACAAGATATCAGAGAACACGAACAGTAAAGACTTACGAAATTGCCCCAAAAGCATATCAAAACTATCCTGTAATTGAGCCATTTCAAGGTAAAAATGAACAGGACCTAAAAAATAATATTCAATCATATTTGGATGAAGTTATGGCAGTTATTAATAAACCACTTGTTGAATGTGAGCATTGCAAAGGATTGGGGGTTGTAAAGACAAATGAAATTTAAGACAAGTTTTCTGAGAAAAGAACTTGATTTGCCTGATGCCGCGATTAAAGACGAGATTACTGATACTTCCCGATGGAGTATCCATCATAGAATTGTTTTTGAACATAATGGCATATTTTATCAAACCTACTATTCTGTCGGAGCAACAGAGATGCAAGATGAAGGTCCATGGGAGCATGAGTCAGAAGTTGATTGTGTTGAGGTTGAATTAAAACCGACAACCGTTATGAAGTGGGTTCCTGTTAAAAATAATAAATAAAACTATGCAATAATAAATATATGTGATAATATTAAAATGAAGGTGAATGCCCCTTTCATATTAATATAAATATTAGGGAGATGAAACAAGTGAATATTGAGTCAATGCAAGTAGTGTCCGAACGTAACGGTTTTGTCATACGTGAAGACAAGGATAATCGTTTCAAGTATGTTGTTTATCATCCTAATTTCGATGGTGTATATATCGATGCATTTAAGTACCTAGAAGAAGCTGAAGAGTTTTGCGATGAAGAAGACCCAGTTGTTTGTGCCGAAGATATTCAAAATGGCTTCCTATGTACATAATTTACGATTGCTTTAAAAAAGAAAACATTCGGATTTATAAGGTTTTTGAAGATTTTCCCTTCATTGAGTATTTATCTCGAGACGACATAAATACTGGCGGATTTTACATGATTACAACTGAAGAGAGGGGAATAAAGAATTAAACTTGATATCACAGGACAAAAATTTGGGAAACTCACTGCAATTAAATATGTTGGCAAAGATAATCGACGTGGATCATTGTGGTTATGCGAATGTAATTGCGAACAAAAGACTCAAAAAATCTGCAAACTAGGCAAATTAAAAAGTGGAGGAGTTAAAAGTTGCGGTTGTTTAGGAACTAATAACACCCACAGCCTTTCTAATCATAGGCTATACAAGATTTGGAGCGGTATGAAGATTCGCTGTTATGACCGCAATGAACCTAATTATCCTAATTACGGAGGCAGGGGCATTAAAGTTTGTGATGAATGGTTTAATAAAGAAAATGGTTTCATTAATTTTTATAATTGGGCAATAGAAAATGAATACCGAGGTGATCTATCAATTGATCGAATCGATGTTAACGGGAACTATGAACCTTCGAATTGCAGATGGGCCACAAGGAAGGTCCAAGGAAATAATAAAAGAAACAATAGAGTAATAGAAATAAACGGAGAAGAAAAGACAATAACTGAGTGGGCTGATGAATATAAGTTAAATCCTTCCACATTTATCCACAGAATAAAGCTAGGTATATCCGGAGACCTGTTGTTATCCCCTGCTGGCTCGGTTCCTAAAATACCTTCTCATACTCGCAAAATAGTTCAGTTAACATTAGATGGCAAATTCATAAGAGAATATAATTCTTCTATGGAGGCGGAGAGGGTGAATGAAGGCGTGAGGGCAAATTGTATAACAAGAGCCTGTCAAGGAAAAATAAGACATCATAAAGGATATAGGTGGATTTATAAAGAAAACTATAATGCAAAGAATGAAAACGATGAGAATTAATGAATTTTAAAAGTCCAGTTATGTATCTTGGAATCCAAGAGAGCCTTGAAAGATAAAGCTGATATATGGTCGAAAATACATATATAACCGGTTGATATACGAACGTTTGTTCGATTATAATAAAGAAAAACCAGCAGGTGATACATATGACCAAACCGGTACAATCTGAGGAAGAACTCAGCCTTATAAAAGAATATGTCCTTTACTCTGTTATCATGGATACTATAGAGAAAGACATTGTAACAATGAAGGAAGTTAAACTGAAGATGGCAGAAGTATACACTCGTTCGCTTCGAAAAGTACAGAATGCTGCAACCGAAAAACATTCTCGGGTTAGAAAAGAACTGAGGAATCGTGGAATCAAGGTTTATGAAGAAATTCGAGACAGGGAACATCTTAAATCAAAATTTATTTGCCGAGGCTATCATGGCGAGTTGCTGATTTTGTGGAACGTAATAAAAGTTGAAGTTGAGGAGCGACTATATACGTATATGGATATCGATCCAAATGAAGATACATTGATACCATGAATTTATTTTCATGAAATATAATGGATAGATTTTTTATCCAAACGAGGTGAAAATCATGATAAGCAAAAAACTTAGCGGTAATGGTTTATGGGAGTCCTCAAGAATGGTGCTTCCAGAACATAGGATCAGGATGTTTAAACATAATGAAGAAAGAGGGTACAAGGAAAAGCCAAGTTTGCATGAAGATGAGTTGGAGATGTTATTTCAGAATATAAATTACTCCATCAATCAAAGAGAAATAGTAAGCATGACAGTATTCGGAGTAGGACAAGACCGGGTTATTAATGGTGTTGTTACGTACATCAATTATGACAAAAAGAAGCTGAGAATTGAATTTGATGATGGTTATGAGTTTGTAGATTTTGATGAGATTATAAATGTGCGTATGTAATGCTCAATAATGGTCAATAAAAGAGACATTTTATTAGATGAAAGCGAGGTGAAAGATGAAGTTAACATCTGATTTGATTTCACGAAGAAACAGTTACTCACTCTGGAAGTACGAAGATGCAGTTAAAGCAATTCATCATTGGGAGACGGATAAATATCAGAGCGGTAGGTTATCTGTAAGTGAATGTAAGACATGCTACTATTTAAAGAATGGAGCAAGTTTACAAGCATTCACTAACTACATATGCAAGAACTGCAATCAAGAAAAAAATCACCATGATTCTTCTACGCCAGATTATTGTCCTGATTGCTGTAAAGAACATAATGTTTGTCGAAGATGTGGAGCGGACGTTTGACTTGTCGTTTTACACGATTACCCAAGAAATAAGCGAGGTGATACTATGTATCAACAATATGATGAGGAATATGATAAGCGTTATGAACTCGAAGCATATTTGGCTGTAGATGTTGCCGAAAATGGGGATCGTGCCAGAATTGCAAAGAATTACTTTAGCAAAAGCGAACTACCGGCGCTTGATAAAATTGCGACTAAACTAAAAGAAAATGGGTTTGACACCTTCGAGATTCGAGAGATTACTGAATTGAAACGAAGATACTCCATTATGTAAAAGTATATAATAAATGATAATCCATTGGTGAGAGGCGAAGGGTTTTTGACCAAAAACAAGGAATTGATTAACCGTAGGGCGTTTAAAGGGGAATTTTATGATGAGATTAACGATGGCATCAGTGAGAAATATCAAGCAATATATCCTAATAGTAAAATAAGAGTTGAATACATCTTAGATAGAGAATTGTTCCTTTGGCAAGTGTATATTGACGGTCATACATATTCAGAAGACGGAAAAATTATCGAAGCATTAATTCATGTTGACACATTCAAGAATCTAACTGCAATTAAACTGTTCTCTTCAATAAGTTTGTCAGAGTATGAAGCAGAATACAATGATTATAGTGAAGATAATTATAAATTGTTGAGACAAGGTATCAATGATTTGGTGATGGAGTTTTCGGCCAAGGGAGTTATTTTTGAAGAGAACGAAGTAAGCACTGGAGGCTATCGAGTTGTTTTCTACCATCCTGAATTCAGCTCAAGAAATTCATACATGAGTTCTTGGGATAGGGAACGGATGAAGGAGAGTTTACACTATGATCTATACCGTAGTTCAAGTTATGGACATTTTAATGTGCAGCCAATTTCAAAAGCAACTGTAAAAAGTAAACTTAGCGATGTTAGGAGAAGTATTAAACGGTTACTTGAAAAGAAACAATAGACGATCCTTTCATTAACTTTGAGGTGAGGTATGGATAGATTCATTCGTGTTATTTTTTTAAGTTTTCTTATGGTGCTATTTGAGGAACTTAGTGATCAAGCATATGAAAAAGGTCAAACTTGGTCTGGAATTTCTTTGTTTGCAATTGTATTATTTTTTGGTTATTTGTTGCTATCAAGAGCATATCAAGATGGAAAGAAAGATGCTGAAAAGAAATCGAGGTGGTAAGATGGCATCTGTTTTTTGCCAGTATTGTAAGGTAAAAGACGAGAAGAATTTGATGAAAAGAGGAATCACAAAAACCGGCTATATACATAACACTTGTATTCCTCGATGGGAGAAAGATCAGGAATATAAGAAAATAGAAAATGAACAATGGAGTTCACTTTATGAGTATCTTCGCTCCCTACATAATGCCCTAGATATTCCTCCACGAAATATTAAACGACTTAGAGAAATTAAAGAAAATAAAAATATTTCATATAAATTAATGATTGATGCATATAAAGTTGCAGAAGATAAAATTAAGTGGTTTATTCGCGAAGTACTTCAGGACGGGAACAATGCAGAAGATATAAATAAGGTAATAACGGTTATGATGAATTCAGGGTTGAATCAAGCGGCAAGAGAAGAACAAATGAGAAAAAGGCAGCAACAAGAAAAAGAAAAACTGATGGCACAGGAGACAAGTAACGATATGTCTCATGATAATTTAATAAATAAAAAAAATACAAAAGATATACTGGATATATCGGAGTTTCTTTAATGCTCAGGAGGGGTAAGTTATCGCAGAATATATCAAAGAGTTTGTTGACCCGTCTGGAGTTCATGAATCCTTATTCGTAGGGTATTTATGGAAAACTCCAAGTCTATACTCTAAATATAAAGTCCATAAAACAGAGAAGGACACATTTACAAAACCAGTATGGTATTTTTACTATTATATAGGAAAAGAAATGTATGAGAATGGTATGCGTACTTTTGACGACGCTTCTGTTTATTCATATCTTACTTCGAAGCCGAAAGAAAATGGAAAAAAATCATACTTTGAATATTACAACGAACACGGTGGATGGTCCACTATTGAAGAGATCTTAAATGAATGTGATCCAGATAAAGGGAATGTAGACTATCATTTTAGTGAAGTTCAAAAATATGAAAGTTTGCGTATGTTTCAAAAGGAAGGCTTTATCAATGTACTGAGTTCGGATTTGATCAGCAAATTAACAAACATGAATCTGATCCAACTACAGCAATTCATGCAACTCAAGGTTAAGTCTGGATTCTCACAAGTGAATTCTGGGGAAATAGTTATCTCGTATTTGGGCGATGATCTAAGTGAGACCATTAAAGAATTAAAAAATGGAGAACAGGCAGGAATTCCTTTATTTGAATCACCAAGACTCAATAGAAAAATAAACGGACAAAAACTAGGGAATTTAAATTACTTGATATTGCCTTCAGGTGTAGGTAAATCAAGTATATTGACAGAGAAAGCGGTAATGAGTCTATATGAAAATGACGAAAAAGGAATCATTTTTGCTAACGAGGAGGGGATAAAACGTTGGAGATCCAGACTGCTTGTTACTGTGGCAGCAAGGGTATTAAAAAAGCCGGTCGCAAGAGACGTTGTTAATCGAGGATTTGGTGACGAGGTTGAGGCGATTCTGCATGAAGCAAGAGAATGGATTGAATCGCATCGAAAAGAGAACATACTCTTTATCAATCTAAAGAAATATAGAATCCAAGACGTAATAAGTAATATTGAATTGTATAGGCCAAAGGGATACAAACACATATATTTTGATACTTTTAAACCTGATTTAACGCAGCAGATTGAAAGATGGTTGGCATTTTCTAATTCAGCGCAATATTTGTATGACACTATAAAAGACGATGCCTACAATTGTCATTGTCTAGCTACTGTACAATTAAAAATTGGTAAAGAATTTAGATACATTGATCTTGATTGTATCGGAAAATCGGTCGAAATCTCAGAGGTCGGTGCTGTAATAATGGCCGGACGCTTAATGTTTGATGATGAATATAAAGTAGAAGGACACAAAAACAGGCTTAATCCGTACAATTGGGAGAAGGATGAACTCAACGGAAAGTGGTTTAAGAAAGAGTATAGACTTGATCCAGAGAAAAAATATCTAATTCTCTTCCTGCCAAAAAATCGTGAAGGGAGTGAAGATGAGCAGATCATCTTTGAAGTGAATTATGATTTTAACATATGGAGAGAAGTATCTCTAGTCCAAGTACCAAACAATGGAAGGTAATCCTCTAAGGGAGGAGCATGATGAGTGATGTTCTAACAGAAATAAGAAAAAAATTGTTACAAGATGACAATATACATACATTGCTTGAAAAGGCAGAGTGTGAAAATATAAAACGTCGAAGCAACAGGTATGAAGCAACGTTGCCAAGCAGGTTTAATTCAGATAACGATAGAGCCGTGCAAGTGTATTTAAATGAATCAATAACCTGTAAAATAAGAAGTCGAACCTTTTTAGGAAAAGGTATTTATGACTTAATTTCATATATTGTATTTGGATGTATAGAAATAAAAGAAATAAATAAATGCCTTCCGAAATCAAAAAGATGGATTTGTGAGCAATTGGGTTTTTTTGAGTATCTAAATAACTCATGGTATCATGAAAAGCCAAAGGAAGACCCGTTAAAATGGTTAAAAGATTTAAAGAGGAAACGAAACAAGGAAATTAAGATAATTGAAAATACCGTGCTAGATGATACTGTATTTAATCAGTACATTATGTATCCTTACATTAATTATTTGAAAGAAGGCATCGACTATAACACGCAGCTCGAGTTTCAAATCGGTCTTGACCTAGTTAGTGAACGCGTAATCTTTCCTATACATAATAAATACGGAGACTTGATTGGAATAAAGGGTAGAACTCTAGATCCAGATTACAAAACTAAAAAAATCCCGAAGTTTATGCATTTATATAATGTAAATATGATTTCCGAGCTGTACAACTGGCATCGCGCGCTTTACTACATAATGGAGCAGAAAGAAATCATATTTTACGAAGCTGAAAAAACTTGCTGGCTAAGTACTCAATGGGGATATAGAAATTGCGTTGCTTTGGGGAGCAGTGAGATAACCGAGTGGCATGTCCAGATGGTCAAGGAACTTGGCTTAGATATCCGAATCGTGTTGGGTTACGACAAAGATAAGGAAGCAAAGGAAATAAAGGAAGCAGCTAAGATGTTTGGATTCACTCACTCAATCAACGTTATGTGGGATGGGAGGAATGCATTTTCTGCAGAGAAGAAGCACTCTCCAACGGATTTAGGCAAAGATGCATTTGACCAACTATACAATGACAGGTATAAATACAAAATAACATGACAAATAAAATCGATATTTCATTCAATGGTAGCAAGCACAACTTGGAAAATAGTGCTTGCTATTCTTTGTATCTTGATATAAAATAAAAGTATGAAATAAACTAATTGATGAGGAGGCGGACTAAATATTCGATGTTTGTCTGGTGGATCATTGGAATATGTATTTACTTCTGTTTAGTAGTACTTATCGCAAAATGCTGTGGAGGAAATACAACTTTCGATTATAAAATAAAACATAATAATACATATGGGGAGAATGAGCGATGAAGTTGTATCAATTGGGCAAAGGGGTATATAAAACTTACCGGGAAACAGTTAAAGGGAATCAAAATATCACTCCACAACAAGCACAAAAGAAATTGACTCGAAACATTATACTGGCTTTTAAAGTTTCAAAAAGCAATAATGAAAATTTAAAGCAACGGTACTTCTATGGTAACTTGCACATACTCGTAGTTGGAAATAAAATCGTCTGGATCAAAAATATTAAGCAGAATGGCAACTGGTTTTATAAGGATCAGAAAAAGTATGATGAATTGAATGTGCTGCTTGGTATTGAAAATGATTCTGAAACTATTAATCAAAGAGTCAGTTAATAAGAGGGAGAAAACATGAGTGAGGCACTAAAAAATGCCCTATACGATGTAGTAGAAAAAGCAAAGAAATACGATGCGATTATACATCTTAGAAAAAATGGAGAAATCCATTGTGATTTTTGCGGTAAGTGTCAATGCGATGTTAAGAAGTTAGTAGCTGGACCAAGAGTTTTTATTTGCGACGAATGCATAGAACTATGTGTTGAAGTTATTAAAGAAGAGAAAGTGAATGAGGAAGACAAATAAAATTATGCTTTCATTGAAGAAAGGGGCGCCTATTGGAAAAATATGAGGGATACAAGGGAAATTAAATTCCGGGGACGCCGAATTTGCAATGGTGAGTGGGTATACGGTTGGTTGTATTCAATCGTTCCATATGGAAATCCTCATGAGCGTGGTTTTATGATCAAAGAGGATATAGGAGACGATTATGAGGTCGATCCCGAATCAGTAGGTCAATATAGCGGCGTTAACGATGACGACAAGGATGAAGAGTTATTTTCTGGAGACATCATACAGGTGGGATACGACGGCGAAACGATTGTCTGTGAAGTGATGAGAGAAGGTCCGGGATTCTTGCTGGCATCAGGCGAATTTGATGACGGATATATCTGGATCAGTGAAATAGTAGAATCGCTTGATGGCAAGTTTTATATACCTGATTCGGAATTGTTGGGAAATCGCTGGGAGCATCCTCATCTATTAGGAGGGAACCAAGCATGAGGATAGACGATATGAAGCCGGGACCGGAATTGAATGCGGAATTTGCGAAAGCACTCGGAAAGCCGAATTTGCGCAAATATAACCACTGCTATGTTTGGGACAATGTGGGGTACGTCAACGGAAAACCAGTTGGATCAGTAATGGGAACGATCGATGTTCCAGAATACTCCACAACATGGGACGGAATGAGCGAAGTTGTTGGGGAGATGCAACGACGGGGATACAGATATTTGCTCCATGACACTCATAACGGCATATCGCTTGCGCAGTTTCAAAAATATAATGCAGAATACGAACTGACTGGGTTCGGCAGGAGTGAAGGAAAAACGGCCCCTCACGCTGTAACGTTGGCAGCTATTAGGGCTCTACAAGGGGAGCAATAAACGTATGAAGACGCTATGTACACGTTGTAAAAAGCCGGTTTATAAAAATCGAAACCACTGGACAGATGTACACGGAAATCGCAAGCATATTCGCTGCCAAAAAGAAGAAGAACAGGAGCGCCGTGAACGAGATAAAAGAACATCTCGCATGGAGGCTCTACAAGGGGAGGATACCCAATGAGTAAAAAAGGCGGAGATATACTTTGTGATCTCTGGAGCCGAGTCGATCAAGCGGATTTTGACACCATGATTACGGAAGCATTCAAGAAGATTCCTACGAAAATCCAAAAGAAATTCATTGCAGAAATTCTTGAAAATAATATTTGGGATTTGAACGGAAAGCCTGATGATAGAACTTTATCCGAGTGCTGGGAATTTGTTGATGCAGGGGAGGATACCCGATGAATAACTGTGGAGTATGCAATCATCACTTAGACATCAACCATGCCCAATTAAGACGATTCGAATTGGATGGGACTCTTACGCCGTACCATATGGGTTGTGAGGGTGAGGCGCGGAAACTTAAGCCTTGTGTAGACTGCGGCCAACATCGACTATTATGCAGCGATTGTGCAGAGGTAGGGGAGGATACCCAATGAATATTATACCAATCATCAGAAATGAAAGAGGTAGCCTGACGCTTAATAGGGCTGATTTGGATATCATCATTGGTCAGATTATTGATATATGCAGAACAGAAAAGGAACTGGAATGGGTTCAAGATCAATTAATAGGCTGCATTGAATCCATGGTGGAAGGAAAATTGGAAGAGTTGGAGGATACCCAACCATGAAATACGCGATAAAGTTCCAAGGCGAATATATGCGCCAAAGATACGGATCAGATTGCTTTACCGACGATCTTGGTTTCGCTGTCCTATTCGATTCTCGGGAAGAAGCTGTATCCGAACTTTTCGGTGATGAGCATGTCGTTGAAATACAAGAAGACGAAGAAGGCGGAATCTGGGAGGATACAGCAAATGGAATGGATTAATTGCAGCGACAGAATGCCGGAACCGGCTCAACGTGTACTTGCAGTATTCCCAACAGGGTATAAGGGTGTCAGGCATATTTCCTTAGTCATTTACGTTCCGGCCAAATCAGTAAAGGCGGAAGATTTGTGGGACGACGACAGTGATTGTGTTGAATACGACGAAGAGAAGGATTGCTTCTACGTCGAAGAAGGTTGGTATGAATCGTCTTACGAGTCGGAAAAGGATTGGCGTTTGAATTACGAGGTAACTCACTGGATGCCATTACCTCATGTTCCAGTGGCACAAGGGGAGGATAAAGGGTGAAACAGCCAAACATAAAAATATTCGGAAAAACTCATAAAGTCGTTCAAATCGAATTTAACGACGATGGCTTAATCCAAAAGATCATATATAAGGCAAATCAACACAATAACAGAATAGTATTCCGACGAGACGATATGGTGGATGAATCGCTCGTACGGAAATACAAAATCCACGAGCCAACAAATCATCCATACCACAACTATGCTCATGCGCCTGATCTGGAGTCTTTATTGGTACAAGGGGAGGATACCCAATGAAGCGTGAACTGATTATATCCGGTTCGGTAGAAAAATGTTGGGCTTGCAAGGGTCGAGGATATTCGGGATCTGAAAACCATCCCGAATGCGTAGTTTGTAGTGGATATGGTTGGTTGCCGAAGGGAGAAGAAGATGCCGAGACGCCATCCAGATGAAGTTAAGCAAAAATGCGGACGATGCAGCCGAGAGAGATACGAACTCGTTAAATGTGGCGGAATATATGTATGTTGGAACTGCTGCAACTACCTAAAAAAGTCGGGGGATGATACCCATGGAACCAGTAAGTAATGCTGATAAGTTGAGAGATAAAGCACCGGAAGATATAGACGATGTCCTATCCGAACTCGAAGACTTGAGCAAATTTTGGAAAGAGGCAATGAGGGAGCAAGCCGAGGAATATATTGAATCTCTCCAATCCATACAGCAGGAAAGGGATAAACTGCTTCGCAAACTGAACTATAAAGACTTGATTATCTCAAATGCGGTGGAATTAGTTGAGGATCGAGAAAAAGTGCTTTCGGAATTGCGACCATTCGTTTCACCAGAGCATCAAAAATTAATAGATTCAGTGGTGGACAACGGGAGTTTCAATGTCGGAGTAGGGGAGGAAAGGACATGACCGAATTGACGGAACAGCGAAAACGGGAGATCGCTGAGATGGCCCGGAGGGATTTAAACGCTCATGCATGGTTATGCGAACAAGAGCAGGAAGAATATGCCACTGAGGTTCTTTCCCTCCAACAACAGGTAAACACGCTGACGAAACAGATTGAGGCAGCGTTAACCGATTTGGAAGCATATAAACCTTTAACGGCTATAGTCGTCCTTAAAAGTGCCATACAGTCTATAAAGGAATCCCCGAGGGAGGAGCAAGGGAAATGATTAAATTGACATATTTTGAAGGTGACGCGCTGTATATTGCGCCAGATCGAATTATCGCCGTTTATGATGATATTTCCGCGACAACGATAAGTTGCGGTGGAGAACTTTTCAGCGTGGAAGAAAAGCCAGAAGAAGTAGTACGCAAGATCATGGATTACAAACTGGCTATGATTGAATACCGTTCGAAATTCCAAAACAATAAATCTGTTGCTGACATATTGTGGGTAATGAATAAACTGGCCGGATTGGAGCAGACCCCATGATAGTACGAATCACATTTGGCGACCGAGTAATGATGTTTGGAGATAGCTATAAGCCGTGGCACATGCAGATGGACGAATATATGCGGCGATGTGCAGAAGGATTGCCAAGACCGGAAAGGGTTGAAGTATCAAAATCAAAGTGGATCGGGTGGGGTGGCTTAAAGTGGTGTTCATCGGATAACTTTCAGCATGAGTTGAACCGTGAAGGGTGCCAAGAAAGCGATCCAGACAATTCTCGGCCACGTAAATACGCTGATATGGAGTTTGCTCCGGCAAAAGGAAAGGTGTTGGGGAAAGTATACGATGCATGGGAGTCTGGTCAGCGATTGATGAAAATCGGGAAATTAAATGATGAAGAATATAGGTTGTATCAGCGCGGAGAATTGAAAATAACTGTCTAGGCCCAATAGGGGATAAAGGGAGAGAAAATGAATGGCTAAATATGTGTTTTTTGCATCGACTGGGTATGTTGGATCAAGCCGTGAAGAAACTGTAGAAATTCCGGACGAGGAACTTGAGGGCATGTCT